TTAAATTCGATAACTTACAGCAATTCTTCGGGGTAAATAGCTAAACAATTTCTTTGTCCATATAGAAGAGCTGAGTATCCTAGTAAATAATGGTTTGAATAACTTGTTTTTCACATATACATCAAAAATTATAATACTAAGAGAAGTAGTTAAAAATATAACAGAATAAAGTATAAATTCTGATTTAATATTTAGGCCATATACAACGAGAAGTATCAATGGAAAGTGCATAAGATAGAGTGGATAAGATAAATCGCCGAGGTAATTTAATATATTTTTTGCAGAATCACCGATTTTAATATAGTGTGAAAATAATAATATTAAGTAAGTGCCACCCAGCGTCACTATGTTTAATTTATGAGTGAAATTACTGCTTAACACTAGTAAGGTTATACACAGTATACCACCAATAAAATCTAGCTTTGGTTCTCTCTTGTATAGGCAGAAGCCCAATAACCAAATCCACAAGTATTTAAGTGCATTAAATTTAAGTAGCATAATATAAAATATACTTGCTTCAGGTTTGTTCGGTAGAATATATACAATACCTGAAATAGCAATCAGTATATATAAATACCTCTTTTTCATAAAGCAAAATATAGGAGCTAAAACGTAGAAAAAGAACTCTATACTTAACGACCAGAAAGGGCCGTTATATACTAATGCTTTAACAAAAAACATTTGCGTCATGAACATATTGCCGATTATCTTCCCCCAGCTATCTGCTGGAAATATTGGGTTATCCATAGTTGAGACGATAAAACTCTGAACGAAAAGAGTTAACAAAAGTGAAGCAAAATAGAGAGGGTAAATACGAAGAAGCCGTCTCAGTATAAAACCCTGAGGCCTGCTCTCGATAGACGCGGCAATTGAAAATCCAGAAATTAGCAAAAAAGCAGCGACTGAAGCTTTTGCTCCAAACATGTAAAATGCTGCTGCGATCCCTCCTGGTGCATAAAAATCTACGTGAGCAGTCATTACTATCCAGGCAAGAAAAAAACGTAATCCTGCGAGTAGTGGCCAATTTACAGATCTAGAATTGTACATGTTAACTCTCCATGTAATATGTGAACTAAGTTTTTTAATATAAAGGTAACTGACGTTTTTATTTTACATAGACAGTACTTGTTCTGAGCGGCCAGCGCAAAGAACGAGTAAAGTCTTTTTATGCTAAGAAGGAGTAGTATTGACCACCCATCCTTTGTGTAAGGTTAGAAAGCTATTTTTAGCTTTATCGAAATTACTTCTCACATTGGTTTAGTATAATATTTTTCTAATATTTGTCTACGGTATTGGCATTTAAGGAATAAGATTGGCGTACAAATTTATTTTGATAAAAATTAAGGTATGATGATATTCGACTATGTATGATTTTTGTTCCCACAGGTTTATAAAATAAAAAACTTATAAAACAACCTCAGAGCTTTATGGGGTTTAATAATCATTGTCTGTGTTTTTTAAATCGTCACTAACCAGAAGCTTGGAGCATCATCATGGTGATGATAGTTGATTTAGTTTTTGGTGACAGTAAAACGAAAAATATGAAGTGTTAATATACTGAAAAGTGCATTTTTTTTGAAGATATTTTTCGAAAATAGGAAAATAATAGAAGAGAAGATTTTTCCGTAATATAAAATTTACTGTGTTTGGTGCAATATGTTTAAGCCAAGGTTAAAGAAATGATTTTATCTTTTAGATGATCGCTATTATTATATGATAGTAAACTGCAATTAAAAACTGATGAAACGTTATGAGGTGAAATTCCTTGCCGCTCACGGTATTGACGTTTAGCCACTTACCTAAATAGCCTTGAGAGTTACAGATATTTTCGGTCGTATTATTTTGCAAGGTGTTATCTCCTGCGCAATCAAATATTTGATATTGATGATAAAATTGAACTTTAAGTAAATTCTTTCATAATACACGTTATTAGTGGCAAGGTGGGCGGTGATTTCACTAGGGTATGTTAAAAATTGAATGTCATATGAAGGGCTTGGGTTAATGATAAGTTTTGGATTAATACTTGAGGGTAGTCTAAAGAATGATAAGTTTGGTGAATATATCACAACTATATAGGTAGGCAAAGTGAAGGGTAAAATTATAAAAAACATAACATAAAAGATTGTCAAAAAATACAATATCAAATTTTCTGCAGAATATTACCGATAAAGTTATAGGACAAACAGTCCGCTAAATCTGTTCAATTGCGATACATAGCTAATTATATGTATCGCATAATATAGCTATCACAACCACTTTTTTCACTGTTTAAAACTCTTTTCATCACTATTTTGGGTCAGTAATTTATTGGCTAAATTAATATTAATGTATTTTAATAAATTTAGTATGTGTTATGGCCTTATATTCATTTTAAAAAAAATATGAATTTTAAGTGACTATATGTGATAAAAAAATAAAACCAAATTGTTTTTATCTCTACATACCTATTGGTTTCTCTCTCGACTCTCGATATTTGACTTTTAAGAAGTTTATTTTCCGGCTTATTAAGTAAGCTAATGACTGATGCTTGTTTTTTTAGGGCTTGAGCCAGCCCTAAATAGGAGAGGAAACGATTCTTATCTTACTTTGATTCCTAGCCTATTTTTAGATGTTCTAACACTTGCAAGGTTTATACTTGAGGAACTATTGCTAGGGTTAATGTTAGTAGGCTTCGCAGTAGAATAAGAAGAGATATTGTCATTCATAAAGCTACCTTTGGTGATTAAATTTAAAAAGTTAGTTAAATGTGCCCTTGCGATAGAAATACTTCATTGTATAGCTGAGCTATTCTGTAACTGCATTTTTTATTCAGATCGCTTTTTATACTTGAGTGTTAAGTGGTGGTAAAAAAAATGATGCTTTTGGCGAAATTCTTGTATTGAAATAAATATATAAAAGCTAGGCTTGAAGAGACAAAATTCTGAAAAAATTCAAGACCGTAATGTTGAAAGTTGAGGTGCGTAAATTCACAAAAAAGTGATAAGGAAAATAACGCAAGAGACGAAAATATCCGTTGCTAAATAGACAACTTAGGCATGTACTAAAGTAAATGGGAGAGTAAAATGATAAAGCTGAAAAATAATTCATTATACGACTCATGGTTTTTAGTATTGGCTTCCTTCCCAATTTTATTTTACTAACGAATATGTATGAATCTAATTTTACTTAATTGTTACAATTAAGTAATTAAATGTAATTAATTGTAATGTGCTAATTAATTATCAAATTGTATTCAGTTTTTTTAATAATACTATTTTTAGTTATTGACTCATCAATGAAATCATCATATTTTCCCGTTTGTATTTAATAATGGATAACTGAGGTTTTTATGATTCACTCAATCGGGATAACGCAAAAAAAATCAATACTAACTTTAATGATTTACACAGTATTTTCTATATTATTTTTCTTTATACTCACACCTAATATCGTCTTTGCAGCCGTTTATGTGGATGGCAGAATTGATCTAGACTTTCACGCCAATCGCGAAGTCGATGGCGGCGGTGTAATTTTACAGCAACCAGATGGTAAAATATTACTTGCAGATAACCTTTATAGATCTGACAGTCTAAGTGTTATTTTTGGAAAAGAAATCGTCCGGATTAATTTGGATGGTACCATCGATAGTGATTTTGATTCTATTCCAAATATCGGCACCGTGGTTGATGACTTATCTATGTATGATAATAAAAAAATCCTTATCACAAGTGGCGGTGACCTTCTCCGTTTAAATGAAGATGGTAGCCTCGATTCGTCCTTCAACGTAGACAACGTTACGATTAAAGCAGGAGGAATAAGAAAAGGTAAAATCAAACGAGTAGCGGTACAAAACGATGGCAAAGTACTTGTTGCAGGTTTTTTTAGTGCGATCGATGGAAGAGAGCATATAAATATCGCACGCCTTAACACTGATGGTAGTCTGGATCAGAGTTTTGCAACAACAGGCGGCCCAAGTGACGATACCAACACGCAATTTGTCTTTAGTGCAATGGATATCTCCTTACATAATGATGGTACCATTCTCGTTACTTGGAAACGTGCCGGGGTACATCCTTACGGTACCGACTTTCTAATTAGTAACTTCCACCCTGATGGAAGTTTGAACGAAAATTTCGGAATTAATGGAACGCGCTTGTTGAGTTCTATACCTCGGGGAGCAACGACTAGTGGTAGGATTGGAAGACTTGTTGTCCTTGATAATGGAGATATTCTTGTTGGTCTGAACGGACTGTTTCGACTTAATCGTGAGGGTGATATCGATAGCGGTTTCGGTCCTACTTTTAGTCAGTCGGGTGGGCTCGTATACGACATTAAGGTGCAGCCAGATGGCAAAATAATTATTGGCGGCCTTTTCGCCGAGATCGATGGTTTTGTTCAAAGTAGCATTGCGCGGCTAAATACGGATGGTAGCTTCGATCCCACCTTTGTGCGTCTCGGTGAGGCTGGCTTCGCTGCGGAGGCTTCCTCAGCGATGGAACTGCTTGATAACGGACAAGTCATCTCAAGTGGGAGTTGGTTAGAGTCTAGAAGCTCAACTAGAATTTTTCGACTTGCACGCTTTCTCACCTCCCCAGTTTTTGAGTGTGAAACTGTCGCCATTCCTGATATGAATTTTGAAAGGCAATTAGTGGAGCAAGGGATTGATTCCAGCGGTGAAATTGACGGTTCAATTTGCATTGCCGATATTGAAGCCATTCAATCACTTTCAATTCAAGGAGCGGGGATCGTAGATCTTACAGGGATCAATGCGTTTGTTAATCTGGAGGAGCTATATGCACAAAGCAATAATATTCGCTTTGCAGATTTTCAAGCTAATGCGAGACTGAGAGTAATTAATATCCAGGATAACAATCTTCAAAATTTACAGGTGGATGGCTTATCTAACCTCGAAACTTTACTGGCATATCGCAATCAATTGTCTAATCTTAATTTAAGTTCGAACTTTGCTTTGCGTAATTTAAATTTAGTAGTAAATGAAATTAGTTTCATTGATCTTGCGAACAATTCTCTTTTGCAAAACCTTTCACTACAGCGTAACCAATTGCAAAGTCTGGATTTAAGCAATAACGGTAATCTTGAGACACTAAACCTTGCTAATAACCAGCTCACCACTATTAATTTACAGTCGCAAGAGCGATTGAGAATTATTAATCTTAGATTCAATCAACTAACGGCAGCGGACGTACGCAACGGTACAGATGCTCTCCAGGCCTTTACAATATTTAATAATCCTGATCTACGTTGTATTGCCGTAGATGATGTTGATTTTGCGAATGCTCAGCCTGAACCTGCAAGCCCAGCTAACTCTGCACCTGGATGGCGGAAAGATGATACCGCTATATTTGCCGAATCCTGCTGATCTAAATAAATTATATTTTTACTAGCTAAACAAACTATTTTTTATTAAAGATTAAAAGCAGAAAAATAATACATGGGATTTCTCATACGACTTTCCCATTAATAGTTGTTAAATATTTAACTAAAGTGATCAATAGCGATGAGTAACGTCATAGCATTATATTTGGATTTTTATTTGTTTACAGCTATGTTAGTTTTTTAGAAAACTTATAAAAAGCGGATCTACTGATCCGCTATTCACTACCCCACAGGCAACTTAAAGATATTGTGACATCACGTTATTAATTCGAGACCCAAGTACATTTTCACTATATGGCGGCTGGTCATCGCATATATGGCTTATAGCAATTGTAATGATGACGTCACTAACATTTTACAACTTTAGGTCCATTATCAGCACCGATGTAAACATCGATATCATCTCCGAGCTCATTCGAATTAGGGACTTTAGTCGTACCAATCGCTTTAATTCATGCATTTGATCATTAGGTTTGTAAAAAAGTGAGCTTGAGTGAGAGAAAACTGGTTTAAGAGTGAAATTGGTGGATCGAGGTAAATTAAAATTTTGAGGGGAAAGGTACTAATGAAACGCAATAAAGAAATAATAGTAGCCAGCATAGGTTTGCGTCACTTGAGTAGCGAAATATTTAAAAAGAATAACATTGCAGCAGCTGTTTCAGTTGTATTTTTTAGTAAAAATGAAGATCTTGCTTTGGTATTTGAAGTTATTTTTTATAGCCAAATTTAGAGTTAAAATTCTAGTAGATATTTGAATAGGATTGCGATAGCTGGTGCCAGCCTTCTAAGAACGTGGATATTTTACTTAACTAAATATCCATGGTGTTATTTTTCGACTTGTCTAATTGACTTTAGCGTTAAAGTAGACAGATTAAAAATTTTTGATAGCTCTAATATAGCCAACCAACAGGACACGCAAAACGTGTCTCTGTTAGCGAAGTTAAAAATTTCACCAATGATAATTTTGTGAAAAATCTAGACTTCCAGCATTTTTAGCTAGTTGTCTGCTGGAGGCAAAAATGCATCTCTAAGTTCTAAACCTACGTACGAGACAACTACTATAGTTAGTAGGTTAGTAGTAAATAAACAAACTATTGCATATAATCGACATCTGCTTGGCTATAGATAGCGGAATCAATGCCATTGGTGATTCTTGCACTTTGTAACGGATATATGCTGTAAAAATTATTATAAGCGTTAAGGTCGGCACCACTTGCTATTATAGTGCCGGCGATGTCGAAGTTACCGAAAAAGAATGGATGGTTATGTAGGTGAGTTAAATAAGTCCAGTTGGAATCAATAAGCTCAAAACGCTCTTGAGAGCTTAAATCAACGGGTGGTCCAATGTAACTTTGCTCAGCTCTCCACGCTACATAAACTCTAAGACGGTTACCACGTTTATATATCTCAGCAACAAATTCAGTTGGTAAAGTATAGTCTACTCGTTGAAATTGTCCTGAGAGTAGTAGTTGATCTAAACAAGAAGCCTTTTCAAACCTACCTGCTTCGCCATCAAGGAGAATTTGAAAATTAGCAACGCCAGGATAATCAGCCCCAAGAAATCTGAGAAAAATATCTTGTTGACGCTCTAGTAATCCCCTTTGATCTAAATCAGTATTAGCCACAACATAATTTTGATAAGACTCAATGTAGCCATCAACGGGCTTATCTGCTTCGGCTAACCAGCCTTTGGCTTTATTTAGATCCCATACATACTGTTGAACATCATCGGACTCTCCCAAGAAAACTGGTTCACTATTGGGTATTGGGCACTCCGCGTTTACATTGATTGCTATAACTGCAAGAAAAATAACACTTACTAAATCTTTAGCTTTGATCGTCATTTTAGATTTCTCATCGTTAAATTGTGGATTAAATTATTTCTTGTGCGAATCACCATGGCTGTAGAAGTTTCAACGAGTGTTACTTTAGACACCTCAAATAATTCTCGTGTTACATGTGTGCTTGACATTTTATTCAACGACTAGACACTTAAATGGTCTTTACCGCTAAAAGGAGGGTAGCAATTTTGTTCTGCAAATAGAGTTGAAATTCGAATTCAACTTGGTGACTGATCCAGATTAATAGAAACCTATAATTGTAATATTAAGAGCAAGTTTTTGATATAATAGCAAATATTAGAATAGATGATAATGCATCTGAAAACCGCTTTGAATTTGACTAATCGATACAATACTTGTATTAAATTTTTATACCGGCGTGATAAATTTCAAAGTTTTCCTTGATCGAATATTTAATTGGCGCATTATAGAATTCAATTTTATATAAGGATATATCGACAAATCTTCTCATCTAGATAAATATTTTTTCAACAAGCGATTAGTATCTCTATTAAAACCGCTGTGCTAAGGCTTACTATCAGCCTAGTAGCAAAATATATCGTCCTGATCAATTTTTTTATTGCACTCAATTACAGAGAAGATCAGCTGCGGATGATGATTTTTCAACTGTTGCCACATTGAGTGCAGATACTTATGACGTATAATGGTAGGTATATACCCTTATATGTATGATTCTCCCAAATCTTTAAGGGCATTTTTGACATCCTGTGCTGAGTGCTTTTCGATCTCCCCTAGATAGTAGAATGAGTTTTTTATATTGTTCATAATATTATCAAAATTATTCTCTAATTCATCATCGAAGAATGATATACCGGGCCCTTCGATCTGATAGCCTTGTGAGTTCTTCTTGAGAAAGGTAAATAATTTTCCGGCATTTTCTAAATGCTTATTGTAGGCAACCATAGAAAGTTTAAATTGATTAGAATCAAAAGAAATTTTTTCTATGAAAGGTACTATTATTTTTAATCTTGTACTCTCATTTTGTTGGTCTGCTAATTCATATACACTCTTTAAAAAATTAATTGAATATTCTTGGTAATCTTTAACCAAAATTGTTCCTGCTTCAAAAAGAGCAGATAAACGTGATTCTGTTTCTGGTAAGTTATTTAATGTAAGTCTGTGTGGAGCTAATAGATTTTCGCTACCGAATCTTGCTGCAATTGAGTTAAATTTCTGCTCTATGATTTTTGCTTGTATTTGAAATCCTTTAGCAATTTTTAGAATTTTCTCACTTAGTTCATTTTCATCCATATGTTTATAAAAACCTCAGAAGGTACAACATCATTTTATTCAAAATTCCCATTCTTTTCATTCATTATTAATAGCCAATCGGTGTTGTTCTATAATTAAACAAAATAATCTCGTCGACTTACACTCCGTTTAGGCCTATAGTAATGTAATTATCGAATAGCAGCTTGACTAGCGTATTGGTAGCTCTGACCCAAATGAAATAACGTTACGTTTTCGTCTCTTGTTATTTTATATGCCTTTCTTAATGATCGAGTCGTCAATACTATATTAGTTTACTCATTGAATGTCTAGCACATAATACGACGTTTTAATGTAGAGAGCGTGTCATTTTTCCCTCACAAACGTTACTTTTATTTTTATTAACCTTACATCGCTTCAGTATGCAATACTTTGTGCGAATTTCTTTAATTTACTGAATTTTATCTAAATTATTGCTAAGCCATTTTTAGATCATTTCTCTTGGGTAAAGTTAGATATAAATTTCACTTGGTAGTTATATTTATTTTCTGTATAAAAGATGGAAATATAGTTTTCAGGCTATCAATATAGATATTATTATCCTAGTCATGTTAGGATAATTGCGCATTCATTTATAACTTCCACCTGGCTTTATCCTTTTTTCGTGTATTGCTACAGCCTCAATTTCACATAGGTTTGATATTCTAGAATAAAAAAGGTATTTTTTATAAAAAGCATAAAAGCGACTTAACAATTAGGTATTTATCATAGTTTTTATTGCTCAAGTTCGTATAGGTAGATTCGAAAAGCTTGATGATATTGAGGAGGTACTATAAATTTTACTCCGCGATAATTTTTTGGATACTTACAAAGAGGTTATCCATCAAACTTGATTCTTAATCAGGATGGCTGCTTTTTTGGCTCTAAGGTTAATATTTGCAGGAAATCTATAAAAGCAAGGGACAGCAGACCTTATTTTGAGTTCACGATCCCTCGTGAGAGAGATAATATATGTATTAAGTGTTGCTATAAATTGTATGTTCCTTCTATTTAAGCTACCACTTAACTACTGTTAGAATTACTTTTTCATCTTAGTTAAGATGATAGCAGCGTCAATTCTTTCTAGTAAATCCATTTTTTTGTATTTTTTACCGGTATTTGGGTCTATTGATGACGGCAGCTTCAGTACATTGACCAGCTCATCTATCGTCATATTATAGTATTTCTTTTTAGATGATCCTCCAGCCATACCAAACTTTTCAAAGCCCTGAATACCTGAACCTTCCAGTGATAGCGCGCCTAAAGCTTGCATAGGCGTTTGTGAAAACGTCTCTTTAGCAATATTGAATAGCGGCAACAGCCTTTGCTCCAAACGACCTAGGTTGTGTCGTATTGTTAACGGATGCATGAGGTCTTAGTGGAGAAAGATTATTATAATTTTGAAAACTAATTGACATAATTAAAGCTCTTATCTTTATTTATTAATGTACTCCTGTGTGTTGTTATAAAAAAATAAGTTCTTTATGTTAATAAGAAATTATAAAGCAAGTAAATTTATAAGCTTTATGTTCTAAGCCTTTAAGTTGATAATCTTCACATAGATAAGAGCTTGATAGTACTACATTAGGTATAAGCTTACTTTTTAAGCAATATATCAAAGAATACTCTATAGTATAAGCCCGTAAACCTATGGTCTTTACCCATTTGTTGGTATGAAAATATACAAAAGCCAACCTAATAAGGGTTGGCTTTGTGTTATTGGTGGTGGGTAGAGGGTGGGTTTGAACTCCATTCTTTTAGTATTGCTTAATAAATAATATCCACCGGGAACAAAAAATGAGTTGGCTAAATATTTGCTCTCTCTACGAGAAGCTTAAGTCAAACTTGCTGGCTAGCACAAATTTTATGTGAATTTACTCAGCGATATTTCCATACAAAGAAAAAGTGTGGCCAAGTGTATAGGCGTAACGCTCTGTATCAAAATCGTACTGAACTTGCGGAACTAAGTTATCCCCTACGCCCCAATGCCATTCATAACCGTCTGCACTATTAGAATTAATATCTGGTGCAAAGTATGCAATAGACACCCAGTAATTCTGTGCGCTAGGTAGAAACACTGGGCTGCCAAGATGTACCGAGTACTTTGCGCCCTGGCCACTGTGGCCTACAGAGTTATCTATTAAAGATGGTTCCACAATAAATTGCGCTATTGGTGAAGGGTCTGGGCATATAATCATCCTATAATCCGCTGGGCAGTTCGCTGAACCTCTTATACTTTCATGAAAGCTAATCCTAAAAAGTGGATAGGCAGTTACTTCGAAACCGGGTACTTTGCTGCCAACCCAGCTTACCCTCGAAACGTAGCTGTCATTTCTAAGAGTAAACTCATGAAAGACTTCAGTGCTCTTATTCAAGCTTTCTGATAAGTCAGAAACAGCTCCCGGAACTCCTAACCTACTAGGGTTTTGAAAATTGGAATATAAATGACTTTCCGCAAAAGCTGATATGTTACTAAGTATCAATGTTAATGAAATAATGATGCGACTAAATTTCATTTTCTATCCTTAAGGTAATTATAATTTAAATGAATACAATGTTTATATATTTAAAAAGAACGTGCTTGTCTAAAAATTCGAAGCCGTATTAAATTACTCTAGTTTTTTCCTCCATTTTTATTTTTCATTTTTTCTAATACTTGTTCCCAAAAAATATTCGTAGTTCCTATGCTTTATGATTTTATTATTAGATCATAAAGTTTTCTCTAAAGGTAATGTATTCGTTATCTGTATGATAAATTGTCGTTTAAAATATTTTTTTGTCATATTTTTGAATTGTACTTTGTCTTATTAAGGTGAAATCTACGCCGCATTATTGATTGCGAAAAATATAGGCTTTTAATAATTAAATATAATGGATTTGGAGGCTATATGTTTATGAATTTCTATCTGCCTTTAGTAGTTTTTTTCGCTTAAGAAAAACCAAAAAATTACTGCCTAGCTTTTCTCTTTTCTTAATTTTGTATGTGTTGAGATAAATCATGTTTTGTTTTGAGAATGACTCATAAAGGTTTTTCACAGTGTGTTTTCTTACTAATCAGTCTTTAGCTGAAATTTTTAGTATGGAAATTGACTAATAGGAGTTTCAAAATGTTTGTATGTTTTCGTAAAGCATATCGGAACTAATGTGTACGAAGTTGTCGCCTATAATAAGTTAGATATTTCTATTAAATTATTTTAAAGTTATTTAAATATATCGCCTTCCTCGACGCTCTGACTCTTTATGTTTCATTCTGGATCTTTTCTGGGTCTTAGTGAATTGTTTACTTTATTGACGAAGAATTATATTCATGCAAAAATCTGATATATTAACTCTAAGTCGATAAAACCAGCCTATTACCAGATAACTTATATTTTATTCGTCTGAAGAAGTCCTACAGGAGTTCCAAGCATGTTTAATTTAAATCATAACCAGCTACTTCCTATCACTAAACTTGAGCAGATTGCAGAGTTTGAATCAGAACGCTATATAAATTCACATCCTTATGCTCATGGTGTATACGACGATGTGTTCGAGCCTGAACTCCTTGATATAATAATTAATGAATTCGAAGAAGGTGAAAAACAATGGAAGGAATTTGAATCTAAGTATGAAAAAAAACTTCAGATGAACCGAGATATCAATCTTCAACCAGTAACAAGAGCATTTATTCATAATTTGAATTCTGAACCCTTTCTTAATTTTCTAGAAAATTTGACGGGCATCAAGGGCTTGATCCCAGATCCTTATCTTGTTGGCGGAGGTCTTCATAAGATACCTCGTGGTGGTAAGTTGGGTGTTCATGTTGATTTTAACGAACATACAACAATGAACGTTTATCGAAGATTAAATGTACTCGTGTATCTCAATAAAGATTGGAAAGAGGAGTGGGGTGGTCATCTTGAATTGTGGGATGAAAAGCGTGAAGGCTGTCAAAAACGTCTGCTACCACTCTATAATCGAATGGCAATTTTTACCACCACTAATACTAGTTTTCATGGTCATCCCGAGCCTTTAAACTGCCCAGAAGATAGAAGTCGTATGTCTCTAGCGCTTTATTATTACACTGCAGGAGAAAGAGGGGAACAGGCAAAAAAATCACATAGTACTGTATTTTTAAATGAATCTGGAAAACGTGAAGAACTAAGTTTTGAGGAGAGTTTTTTACGACGGGCAAAAAATAAAATTAGTAAACTAATCAAAGTAGCCTAGGCATGTCGTCTGCTCAATTAATTTTAAATATACACGTCTTGGCGTTGACTTGGTTGACCGTTGAGAAAAGTAACGCCTTAGGTGTATTCTAAATCTACATGCTAGCCTTGCGCTACGAATTTCATAAATCTAATTTTACTACGCTGTCACTTTTGCGGGAGTTACTATTACTATAACTTTTCTAACCTATCTCATTAGCTTATCTTATAGTTGTATATTCTTCGGCGATCTCTGATGAGCATAATAGTGCCATGAATTTAGTGCTATAAATTTGTGCTGTGTTATTTTTTGTAATCAACTTTCTGAGAATTTTATCCAGCTTATTTATATAGTCTAATAGACATTTGAAAATATCTTTAAAGCCAATTATATAGGTAACAAATAAATTACTTAAGAAGAATTAAGCGACTAAATTATTCTTTAGCGCTCGCGTAGATGATAGAAAATAGTAAGATCTTATCGCTGAAAAGCAGCACCTTTTCCCTTAACTTATTACATGGGTGATATATGATAAAAAAAGTGTTATTTCTATTTATAAGTTTATTTTTCACTGATATTGCTAAGGCGATATCAATATCTAAGGAACAGTTAATTGGCACCTGGAATGTTAGAAATGAAACCGTTGATCCTCTTTACTCAAGCACTGAAGGGAAAATAACATTTTATGGAAATGGAACAATAACCGTAGATAATGGTGCTTTTGCAGCGGCATCAATTTTTGCTAAAGGCGAATCTAATGATTGTGGCATTTATGAAGGGCCGATACATTATAAAACCCTTGGTAGGGGCAAGTTTTACTTGTATTGGAGTGGCAAGCAAGTTGTTAAAACATATCAATTACAAGATCATGAGCAAAATAAATTGACCGAAGAGCTAGACTCTGTTGTTGAGTTAGTAAATAAAAGAATAAAAATAATAAATGGTAAATATTATATTCAACTTACTCTAATAGGGCAGGGAGGGTGCGCTAATAATCCCGGTATTGTAAAAATTTCCTATCTAAGCAAAGAGATTGATGAACCTGGAGAACCAATACTTGCTTGTAAAAAATTGCTTTCTGAGGATAAAAATGCTTGTAAAGAAGATTTTTTCCATGTGGGGAGTGATCAGTCTACTGTTGTCCCCGCTGGAGCTAAATTTATGAGAGTTAAAGCCTGGGGGGCAGGAGGAAATCGCGATAATGGCGCTCGTGGAGGTGTGGGAGGTTATACAACAGCGGTAATTCCTATTTCTGCGGGAGAAGTATATACCGTTGTTGTTGGACGTTGGGGTAATAATGGTGGCGTGGGGCATTATGGTTTCGGCGGTTCAGGTGGAGGCTTATCTGGCATTTTTAGTGGTACGGAAGCTGTTATTTCCAGTGATCAAGCACGGGCAATAATAGTAGCAGGCGGGGGAGGAGCGAGTAGTGATGGGAGATTTGGAATTCGAAATGGGCGTAATGGTAATGATCCGGCCAATTTAACCATTAGCGATAATATGGCCGCAAGCTGCAGAGTAGGCCGTGGTGGTGGTGGTGCCGGCTATATGGGGGGACAACTTTCCACTGGCTCTTGCTCAGGTACTAATAGGACTGCATTTGGTTATGGCGGTAGTGGTTTTATTTCCTCTATTGCGGAACCGCTATTCTCATCGATAGAAACAGGTTTTATTAATTGCACTACCGGCGTTACAGCTAGAGTGCCTGCCAATTATCTTGACGAAGATTGGCAACGTGTAGCAGAAGAACCTTGTAGAGGCCCCGGATCTGAAGAGTCAGCCAGTAATCGTGGTGCTGCGGTTATTATTGAGTGGTTGGATGAATTACCATAGTCCCTTATGAGCGCGCGAAAGACTCTCTGCTATTCATTAATTTGAGTAATAATCTGGTGGCCGGAAAGTAAATGAACACTTGATGGCTGATCTGAATACTTTATCTATTGGTAACTCCCCCACCTAAAAAGTTTGAGCGGGGGAGATTCGTTAATTACTCGTAGCTTTGGATACCCACCAAGTGCCATTACTCGGGTGAAAATTAGCAATATCATCCGAGTAATCATTATTAAAATCACCGACAATCTGACTCGTCCAACCTGAGTTAGTGCCAAAGTTATCCCATTGTGTCGTATTAAAGCCTGTGCCGGTAGAAATAGAGACCCACCAGGTCCCATTACTCGGGTGGAAATTGGCAATATCAACTAAGTCGTCATTATTAAAGTCACCGACGACTTGACTCGTCCAACCTGAGTTAGTGCCAAAGTCATCCCATTGTGTCGTGTTAAAGCTTGTGTTGGTAGAAATAGAGACCCACCAAGTCCCATTATGCGGGTGGAAATTGGCAATATCATCTAAGCCATCATTATTAAAGTCACCGACGACTTGACTCGTCCAACCCGAGTTGGTGCCAAAGTCATCCCATTGTGTCGTATTAAAGCTTGTATTGGCCGAAATAGAGACCCACCAAGTCCCATTACTCGGGTGAAAATTGGCAATATCATCTAAGCCATCATTATTAAAATCACCGACAATCTGACTTGTCCAACCTGAGTTAGTACCAAAGTCGTCCCATTGTGTCGTGTTAAAGCTTGTGCCGGTAGAAATAGAGACCCACCAAGTCCCATTACTCGGGTGAAAATTGGCAATATCATCTAAGCCATCATTATTAAAATCACCGACAATCTGACTTGTCCAACCTGAGTTAGTACCAAAGTCGTCCCATTGTGTCGTGTTAAAGCTTGTGCCGGTAGAAATAGAGACCCACCAAGTCCCATTACTCGGGTGAAAATTGGCAATATCATCTAAGCCATCATTATTAAAGTCACCGACGACCTGACTCGTCCAACCTGAGCTAGTAGCGAAGTCATCCCATTGTGTTGTGTTAAAGCTTGTGCCGGTAGAAATAGAGACCCACCAAGTCCCATTACTCGGGTGAAAATTGGCAACATCATCTAAGCCATCATTATTAAAATCACCAACGACTTGAGCTGTCCAACCCGAGTTAGTGCCAAAGTCATCCCATTTGCTTGTTTCAAACCCAGTTATATCTGAAAGTGAGTTTTCTATACTTGTATCAATAGTTGCATATTGCAGAGCAGCTGGCCATTGATCGTAAGCTATAGTAACTTCATTGCTCATCATTAGATTTGCAGCTATAACTTTATAAGAAGTTAGAAAACAAAATAGTAAGCTAGTAATAATTAGCTTTGAATTTCCCATCATTTCCTTAACCTTTAATAGTTTAATATATGTAAACATTCTTAATTAAAGAGAGTAAATTATTCATATAATTTGAGCCCAGATAATTATAGTAGGCATTGTAATGAAGTTGTTTTCTATGCGCCATATTTTCACTTTTTTACATGGCCGTTTAGTATTATCGACTAATACGTATGACTATATTTAACATAGTTAAGAGGAATATTTTTTTTGATCAATTTAAGTGCATGGTTTATACATATTGTAAAATGTATATACAAAACCAATATCTACATATTATAACTTAGTGTCGCCAGCTACAAATAAATGTGGGTCTAAAGAAAAAACCCAATAATTTTATTGTGCTCGCTATTTAATTCTACATTGTAAGAAACTGAATTATTAGTAATATAACTATTATTTAAATTAAATACGATAAAGCATTGGTCGCATTTAATATCCATAGTCGACAGTTAGAGTTATTATTTTTTAGGAATAGGGATTTGGTTTAAAGGCATCGAGAACATACCCTTTACAGCTATTTGATAAATTACATTATAACAGTAAACCGTTAGGATTGTATTGTATCTATTGTTGAATTAAGAGTACGAAGTTGATTGTTTACGGTTTTTATCATTCGGTTTAATTATACTCCCTATGAGGTTATCTTCTCTTTTATAACTTCCATAATTTACATCTATTTCTCCAGTTGTAACGAAATTCATAATTAAAGTCTCATAAATTTACTTTATTTACTGAATTGGCAAACCCAACATAGGTTTGTCCTAATTGAAAAGTTTAATACTACGTTCTCTTATTTATAATTTCTTGCTGATGGTAAAAGTTCGTGTGATAAGCATATTTTTTCGAAAATGATCGTTTTTTGTGAGCTGTTTATGGGCGTTTTTAGGGTGAAAAAGACGATAGTATATACACTCAACCTAACTTCTAATAGGCAGAAAAATATGTATAAAGTATGAATAACTTTCTCAAAACTCTATTTATCAAACTGTCATCAGAACGGAGTAAGTAACTATGATGAAAATTCACTCTAAATGGGCAAGATCGTATAGAGAAGGTTATTATAAATAACACTGTGGTATTCGAAAATATATTATGGACTGGTTGATAAAGAGTCAGTATAAAGTATATATGTTAAGTATATCTGAAAAACTAGAACGGAAAGATTGGTTAATTTAGTATTTTATATTTTTTTTTTACATAACGAACTGTTTTTTTTATTGCGATACATACGAGCGTATTTGCAATAATTTATAAAATTTTTTCCACATTCTAAAAAAATCAGGAGATTTAAATTTGTTACAAAAAATATCTGACTATAAAGCATACGGACATTCTGTTAACTATGCAGGAGCAACCACTAATCCATTGGCGGATGCTATCTCTACATGTGCTAAACCGCAATTATCTATCGAAGCCGACACCCAAGGACTTATTAATGCGAAAGTCGTTATAAATTCATTGCCCGATACGAGCGTGAGTACAGCGATGAAAAGGAGTAAATCTCTGTCGGATATTAAATATTTTACGCCTTTAAATAACAACATAAGATCAGAGTCTACTCACTATCTTTTACAAGACAGTTCTGACTACCAATCGACGGCTAAGATTAATAACCTGATTATGCCGAAAAACGCTTATCCGACGAAGTTTCAAAAAAAGGATATCGGTATAATTGGAGGGGGGTTTGCCGGCTGTTTATCTGCGATCCAAATGTCTCGAGCTGGACATAATGTAACAATTTATGAAAAAAACGGTCTTTTAGAAGGAGCGAGTAAAATCCCAGCACATTTGTACGGTGGTGGTCCTGGTTATAGTCATTTGCCAGCTAAAGAAAGAGATGAAATTTTTTTATCTAGTCTAGAATTTGCTAAAATTTTACCCGATGCAATGAATAATCGACCAACAATATTCGCATTGAAGAAGAATGATTCCCGGACTGCTGAAATGTTGGTATCTGCTTCTGAGCGCCAAGCTTCACTTTATAAATCTAAAGTTCAGGAAGATTATTCAAATAAAGTGTTTGGTGATGTCGATAAATATTATAAATCGTATACGAAAGAAGATATTTTAAAATTGAGAACTGAATCAAATAAGTTGTCAGGAAATGATGAATGGGTTCGTCAGTGGTCTAAACAACTAGATGCTAATGTTATAGACGAGTTACAATGGCCGATTGCACTTGTCCATGAACCAGGTATAAACGTTCAGCGAGCTAAAGTTTCTATAAGAAATGAGCTACAAAATGTAGATATCAAAGAAAACACTTTCGTCGAACCTAGTAATGTTCAGGAAAAGCATATCCCGGGAAAGCCAAAAAAAGTACAAGTTACCGATCATGATAAAAAGAAAGAGTTTGATTATTTGATTAATGCGAGTGGAATTAATACTGGGAAGTTTGATGATAAACTAAATTCTTCTGCCCAGAGATCCATTGATATTAAATATGCCGGTGCTATTACAAGCCATCAGGACATGTCAAATTTTCCCCAGTCTTACATTATGGGTAAGCCTATGGTTCATATTACTCCATATGGTGCTTCGGGTTGTGTTTTAAATGTTACGAATGAAGATGGTACCTATGTAAAAAATGGTAAGATTTCTGCTGCTCCAGGCCAATCATCCCCAGATGTACCGGAACAATTTCTTCAAGAATTGAATGGTGATGTATCGCCTAGCTCTCAGCGTAGAGTTAATAATATGTTGCTGCATTTGTCCGATTTGATGCCAAATATTGCTGGTGCCTCTACTCGAGTTACAGCTATACCGGGGTACGTCCCAATTCCAGGTACAGATTTAAAATCACGCAGTGGTGCAATACGTGTAGGAGAAAGTAGTGCAACAATAATTTCTCCAAAAGCAACTAGCTCGCTCGAAGGTAAACCTATACCGTATCGTATTTCTGTCGGGTCGCGGTTTGAAATTCCTTTACCTTCTAACCTTTCTAAGTTAATACATAATAAATCCAATCTTCATGATATAGATCGTCAAGTGGAAGCTAATGTTAAGAAAGATAAGTTACCTACAGATTTCGGACATACTTATGATAGTAATCAAAGACGTGTATCTAAGTTGGATAAATTTAAGCTACCAGATGGCGCTTCTATATTGAATGTTGAGCCATCGTTAGATGGAACTGTATCTAGTATTAAGCAAGCTTATCGTGATGCACACGGTGTTGAATCGATAATTATTGGAGAAGAAACATTCAAGGAAATAAAAAAGTTAGGTACAGGTTTTGGAGGGGAAGCATTTTTATTTGAGAACCCGGATAATCAAAATAAAATCGTAGTGAAAAAGTATTTTCAATACAGATCGGTAGAAAGTAAAGGAGACATGGATAAAAATATACCCGTTGACCCAAAAAAGCGTGAAGAGCTAATGAAAATACAGATAGAGGATTTTACAACGGAAAAAAAAGCACTTGAAGAAATTAATAAGCTAGCATCTCCATATATATGTGATTATGCAGGGTTCGGAACTGTAGAAGGCAGAGGTTATATGGCTTTACCATTCTATAATGGAGGATCAGTAAGAAATTTACTTGAAAAGTTGGATTCATTTGAGCGTAGTGGTGAAATCTCTCAACGAGATCGAACAACGATTGCAAAATTTATCATTTCACAAGTATCTGAAGGACTTAAATTTATGGATGGTAAAGCTGTGCATAGAGATTTAAAACCCGATAATATATTACTGCAATTAGATCCTGAAATTGCTTCAAGGAAAGCAAAAGTTATTAGTAAGATCGCAGATTTTGGAACTACGGCGATAGAAAAAGCACCTACTGATACAGTGGTGACTACTCCTCATTACAAATCACCAGCATATATAGCCGCTGATAAAAATGGGGGCCACGGGTTACATGATAATCATCAAGATATATGGTCACTAGGTATAAGTGCTATTGAACTTGCCTATGGTCACCGTCCTTTTGACGGAAACCTGCCAGAAGACGAGCAAAAAATCTATGATAGTATAGAAAAGTATGCAGAATCTAGAGATGATAGTATGCTGGGCCTAAAAGGGAGTTCAATAGACAGTTGGATTAAAAAAGCCCTAGATCCTAGCTGTACCTTTAAAGATTTGGATAAGCTATTGGAAATAACGGAAGATGAGAAAGATAAAGCTAAAAAATTAATAAAAAAACTTATTTAGAAGAGGTATTCTGTTATTGATATTAAATATTTAAGCTCGTCTGTGGTATATTTTTTGTCCCTTCTAATATAACATGATGAGGTGAGTGAATATATATAAAGATTAATACCTTGTGGTTTTAATATGTCAATGTCGCCCCTCATGTGAAAAAGATTTTATAGGAAGAGAAGTTTAAGTGGATGATTGTTTTTCTAACGGGGCAGATAATTATTATTGTGGAATAATTTTACTTTTAGGTAGTCGAATATAAATTTTTGATGTCCAAAATTAAGGCAAACAGTAGCTAATCATTTTAGTTTTGAATTGCAAAGGAACTCAAAGATTTTACGATGGATGGCAATATCATAACTAAAGAATGAGATACAAAGCTTGGATATCATATTAGTAAGTTTAATCCACACTTATGAAGAAGTGTTACTATGGTAATAACACTTCTTTTAAATTTAATAATAAACTAAAAACGTAAACTGTGTTGTATGGTCAACATAGTTTACGTCAAAATTTTTCTTGTATTGTTCCTGCAAGAGTGCCTAGGAATGAGTCATTAACAATACTTACACCTTCGCTGTGACTTGTCATAACTACTCTTCTAACACCTCTAAAATTCACGATCCGAGCTAACCGTGCTGTTGGAAAAGCTGCGACCAAAACTGATTCCGTAAATGTCTCCTCAGCAATATCATTTAGTGATACTCCATTCACTGTCCAGTCTCCGAATGTCCAAGTAAGATTTCTTGCAGAGTCATCTAGGTAACTAATTTTTAAAACTTCAAAATTATCCGTGCTAACTTCTGCGAAATAAAAACAATTATTATGGGCGTCACAAATAGTATTATCTGGATCATTTAAATCAAACTCAGGTATGGTTGCCAGCACTGATTCGACTTCTGCTCTAGTATCGCCTACTGATATTCCTATTGGTAGTGATTTTCCTGGTTCAAAAACTCCCTGTGTAATATCTGCAAAGCTAAGTTGACTAAAAAATAAAGAGGCACCGATAATAGCGGAAAAGCAAGTATGTTTAATATTTATTTTGGTTTTACCGATTGTTGTGTGTGAAAAATTATTATTAAATTATATATGTTTTTTTTAATACTTAATTCTATAAAAGTGAGAGCTAACTATCATCTCATAAAAAATTAATACGACTTTTTAAAATATTTTTTATTTATTGTCATTTTAATGCGCCTTAAAACTTCCAGTATTTAGAATGTAGCTGAAAAAAATTATTTATTAAAATAAGGTTATGAAAGTAAAAAGGTGTTAAATGCCAAAGCATAATGTTTTTCAATGTATTGTTAATAGTGTATATAGTGTATATAAATAATCTCATCTTTCTCGCTGCTATTAATTATATTGTCGAGCTATGCTTAAGGGCGAAATCCTGTGCGTATAAATTTATGTAGCTTTCTTATTGGGTGGCATGTGTTGTTGCATTAAAGAAAGATAACATGTTTATTTACCGAAATATTATACAAGGCCTTATGTTTTGGCCCTTTAGTTTTAGGTGGCTGAATTTCAATTTCATACCTCCAAAATTTAAAAAATACGCACCTGATTATTTTAATCTTAAATGGAATTGGTCGACACTAGAAATAAGGGAGTAGGTATTGATCGCTTAAGCCAATCTATTATCTATATGCTCATAACACCTGGCGGAGAGCAGAACAGTTAGACGCAACTACGAATCTCAATTATATGAAATTATTGACGCGTCTATTAATAGTAATCCACAAATAGTTATTGATATTTATGCAGCAACTGTAGAGGGTTCTTGTCAATGGGTAGCACTACTTATATTAAACCGTATAAAATTAAAAAAGTCATCAATAGGTGAAACTACTCTATTTTTAGATGATGAATAAAAATCAGATTAACAATTTCTTACTTAAGAAAAGATTATTATTTAATGTATGATATGGTTTAATATCATTGGTTTAGAAAAGTTACCTGTGCCTAATATTGTTGAGATATCAAATTTAGAAACTATTCTGGAAAATATGGGTGTGCAGACTGAGGGAACTTTAACTTTGGTATGCAACTGAATGCTAAACATTATAACCAATGTATTACAAGGTGTTCGAATATAGCACACTTTTCCTTGATATATTTTGTTTTTATTACACTATTCCACCTAGTCATCCAGATCTCACTGTAACTCATTGACCCATGTATCTAGCTTTGTTCTGAATGTGATCCGATAAAATTTTTTCAAAATTGCCTTCTTAAAACGGTAAAATATCACCTTTTTTGGGTGACATCACTTTTGCCTTAGTATGATCAATCTCATAAATCGGTAGCAGGGAACCATAGTAGCTGACGCGGCCATAATACTCTGTATCATTATCCGTCAATATGGGTGGTACCGATAATTCATGATGCCTTAACAATGGGAGCAGTTAATACACTCCCAGCTTTTGACCTCCTTTTTTAGTTTGTTAATCGGCAGAATCAACGTGATTCTTCATACTCAGTGTGCGTCGGTTGTTATTATTCAGTTGATTAAGGTCGTCGTCTTCAGAAAGTTTTTGTTAGCGGTAAGATGTATTAAGTGATACGCCCATCACTTTACAGGTTTTAGCCAAATTACTTAATTCTTGTGCTAGATTAAGTAAACCGATTTTGTGTTTTATAGTAGGTTGTTAGTATGCAACATGAGAGTTACCTTTGTTTTGATTTAAGATTCGTACCTTTATCAAAACGGGTAACTCTCTATTTTTCAAAGAAATATGTCAGATATGGTCGTGGTCAGACCAGTCTATACGCACTAAATTATCTGACTAACGAGCGACGCCCTTTTTTCTCAGTGGGTGTTAGCCAAAGGCTTTCTCCAGAACCACTGACTTTTATCGAAGCCGCTTGTTGTGGCTTTATGGTAATTGAAGGTTCTGCAAATTTCACCTGTTTTGTTAAATCTATTTTTCCACCAACAAAGCCTTCTTCGTTTAAAACAGAGCGATCTCTAATACGAATTCTATAATTGAAACTCGTATCCCCTTTTTTCATAAAGTCCTGAGGAATTGCAAACCTTATAATGGAGTTATTAAAAGCGGGGTATGCAGGGCTAAAGAAAAATTCATTTTCCGTTACCAAATCTTCAACTTTCACGGCAAAATCATTACCTTCTTCTCCGAAATATGATAGGTGAGCTACGCTTACTAAGAAGTCGTCGTTACCATCTTCATCATGATCGATTAACATATCTAAGGCTTTTGTCCCGAAGCTTGCCCAATCGTTACTAGCGTTAACACCGATCAATATAGCTTGATCACTAATACTATGAAAACCGATACTTTTTATAGAGTTAACATCTTCTACATTTTTGTCTTGTGTTAGCGATAATGTATAGGGATACGCTATAGCATCGCCAAAGGCATCGTTACGGAGTGTTACTATATCGCCGTGTTGGCTGAAGTTTAGGCGTGATGCAGCTCTAATCACTGCCATATAGCCCACTCGCATAACTTCGTCACCGCTATTTATGACAAACCAACCATCCACTTCATTTCTCATAATATTTTGTATACCATGCGCATTAATATGCAAGTTCACTGGAATTTTTTGAGTACTACCTGCGCTGACATATACTTCATTATTGATACTTATTGAGACAACATCCCCAGGTAAAGTTTGATTTGGTTCATGGTGAATGGTATAGCGTTTCCCTGTGTCGGACATATTAGTGATGGTGAGATAACGAGTAGCTGAAGCATTGTATTCGGGATTAACAAAACCAAAACCAATGCCACCCGGATAAGCATAACTTGAAGCTTGAAGTGCTTTCTCTATATTGATAACACCCGTTCCCTGCAAACTTAAAGGTGGACTTGCTTCGGGGACGTTAAGTACTTTTGCCGGTGTACTAGTATTTTGAATGATAGCTTTAATTGCAGAGGGCTTTAAATTAGGGAATTTTTCTTTCAATAAAGCTACCATACCAGCCACTTGCGGTGAAGCCATAGAAGTACCAGATAACACCTCGGTTTTATCGCCAGAACGAGCCCGCGTAGAATTTATATTAAATCCTGGTGCAGAAATATCTGGTTTAAAAAGCCCAGTAGCCCCTGGGCCTCTAGAACTAAAATCTGAAATTATATTGTCATCGGCTTCGTAAAGTTTGACATTTGTTTTTGCCAGTTCAGCTCTAACTTTATTACTACCTAACTCGTTAATCAATAGTGAGGCATCTTGTGATGAGATCATTAATGTAGGAATTTTTACTACACTATCACCTTCTAGTTCCTGTGGCAGATTCGATAATGTACTTGCAAACACAACGGCATCGGCCTTCGCTTGTAAGGCATGTCTCAACTTAACATTGAGTTGGCAATTTTTTGTATCTGCAGAAATCATGGCTATTTTATTTGTCAGGGAGTTCTTTAACTTGGAACATCCATCAAAAGGTATTGCCATTGTGATATCACCCACAATAATCTTATCCAACGCTGGTGCCAGTGTTTTGTCGGCATAGGTTGCAAAAAACTCAAAACGCTTTCCAGAATCAGATATTAACGGTACAAACATCTTGGGTACGTTACCAGGTACGCTGGAAGCAACTACAATAGAGTCTTCAACTGCAACACCAATATTACTGATGTCGTAACGCACATTATTACCAGAATTACCTGCGGCGAGGACAACAGAAACACCACTGTCCACAGCATTTTTTATAGCTACGGTTGCAGGACCAAATAAATCACCGAATGGTTCTCCCAAGCTCAAGTTAATAACGTCAGCTGAATCACTCATATCGCCATCCTGATTTGGATCTATTGCCAATTCTATAGCATTAGCGACCTTATTGAAGAATCCTTCATCTGTGTCCGAGTCCTCATTATCAGAACCCACTTTATAGCCCATCAAACTTGCTCCCGGAGCGATACCTGGAGCGATTATTCCTTCGATACCATTTCCCGCAGCAATCCCGGCAACATGGGTTCCGTGTCCATCAAAATCCATTGGGTCTTGATCAGGTTTTGGCCCCTCATCGCCTTTAACATCACCAACAAAGTCATAGCCAGCGATTACTCTCTGAGTGGGAAAAGAATCCGGTTCTAATATATTAGGATCATTATTTAAATAGCTACCGTCACCAGAAAAATCTTTATGCGTGTAATCAAGTCCTGAATCAATTATGGCAATTACCTGACCCTTCCCTGTAATACCAGTTGCGTGGGCACGATCTCCACCAACCCAAGAAGTGCTATGATCGCGATAGAACTTTACTTTCTGTTTAGCAATGATAGATTTAATGCCAGGGTTTTTGCTTAATGATAAAATTTCATCTTCCTTAGCATAAACACTAAAACCTACATCTGTTAATACCACAGCGTCACTCGTCTCTAAACCCTGAGATTCGAATTCTGCCATTTTGTCTGCAACTAGCTTCTTAAGTTGGTTAGCATATTCTACTTTTCTTTGAGATGTTACGATTGCCGCGTTTTTCTCATGGTTTTTCGTCCATGGAATAAGTGGAAGTACATTTAAACGTACAAAATATTCTCTAGTACTTCGTACAGTTTTATTCGTTTTTCTTTCACTATTGAATTTTTTCTTTTCAACTTGATCGTTAATAGCATGTGCATCATGGGTCTGCAATACAGTGCAGCATATGGCGGCTGCAGGTAGAATCTTTTTACATATTTTAAAAAGCATATAATAAGCTCTCATAAAAAATTCGAAATATTAAAAATAGATGTTAAAACAGGTTAACAGCAGCAAGATGATATAAAACTAAACTGAACCGAGTATGAACAATAAACTTTTTTAGATTAAAATTTTGTAATAAAAATGAAGTATAAACTAATTAGCTTTCAAAAAATAAATTAACGCAGAGCGCAAAGATATTTAGATTGAAGTATGTTTTTATATGCTTAACCAATTAGTAGAATATAAGAATGTGTAACAGGCTGTATCTAGAGAATAACATTTTGTTACACTGCCAGTGCGATTTATTAAGAAATTTTTATGGCTGTCAGATAAAGATACCTGTGTAAGACTTCTTTATTCTCTCTGTTTTATTACTTTACACTTATACTGCTAACTTGGGGAAATACCTTCTGCAGTGGCAGCCTTGGAGTTTGAGCGGTGTTTTTTTCTGAGGTTGGTAAGCTTGAGATAGCGGTACTAATATTTTCTAAGTACAAAAAAGATAATACACAAGAAATTTTCCTATTATTAAAATAATCTTTTATACGCTGGTGATTATATTCTTTAATCGGAGGTAAGGGTATGAAGTTAAAGGCGAACAATTTTTTTGGACACCGCGCCTTGCTAACATAATTCGATACCCGAGTTAAATCGGATATCGAAGAGGACACCCTATATATGAGGAAACCCTATATATGAGTAAAAACTATCTTTGTTTGTAGGCATAAGGATAAATTATTGTATTTTTTAGTATCGAATTTATACTCGATTATAGTGAAGAAAATAATTTTGGTTGCCCAATATCATCATTTGCGAGCAGGTTTAAATACTTGCATATATGCAGTTGGGTCTTGTGGTACTATGGTTGCTTGCATTGTCTTTTTATCCGTTCTGAGCACAGATGGGCCATGGCTTGGTGCATGTACGTTTCTTCGTGTCATGTTGGCCAAACTTTGAGCTATTGAAGGGCCTCCATTAGCGCCCTTAATAGTAGAATTACATACCCCTATTTCTATAGAGCTACCTCTTGAAGATGCTGGGGAGGGAAGCTTATTTTTGACAGCGACTGAAAACTCTAAGGGGCTATATTCAATTATTTTGTCTTTATCTTTAATCTTTACTACGCCCTCTTTTTTTTGCTGAACTTCATCGGATCGTCTCCCGTGAGCAAAAACAGACCTTCTTTTACTCTTATTTCTTACTCCGTAAGTATCGAGTAGTGTTTTTGTTCTATCCATTGCTGGGTCTTCACCATCATCTTTTGAAAAAACCATATGACGATTATCTTTACCATGTAACGATGCGAAACTTTCTAAATTTGGTCGTGTATCCTCACGCCTTTTCTTGTGTGGCCCAGTTGCATATCCAACTTCATAGCCTGCCTGCTCAATCAAGTTGCTTTTTGCAATACCAAATAACGCTGTAGCCACTTCAACTTTTGGCTTGAAGTTTAATATGGATGGTTGGCTTCCGTTGGTTATATTTTTTCCGGACTGTGGGCATGTAGAAAAATTACTTATTGTGTTTCTTAAAATCAATTAATTAGCTCCTGAAAATTATGATTAATTTAATTATCAAGTTATACAATTAACATTATAAAAATTAGACAATTTATAAAGTTAAGTATCTTTAATAAGTTATTCCATGGGTAGTTAAATGAATTAAAAAGTTCGGTTTTTAGCCGCGAGATCTTGGTGGGGAAGGCTAGTTAAAAGATTTGATGGTAATTTTGCGTGTTGTTAGGAGTAGTATTAGGTATATATTATATAGTTAACTTAAATACTGTTTTTGTTTTATTTTTATAGTTTAATATTTGCTGTTATTTTCTCACTCGAACATCGTATGGCTCTTAAAAAATGTTACCTTTGATAATTTCATTCACTATGGTATTTCGATTTTCAAAATCAATGATAAAATTAGTAAAACATTCTTCGAACGTCTGAGATCTTTTTTGAGAATACAAAATAATCATTTGGTTTAGGTGGGTGTCAAGCCCGCTGGGTTTAGCTGGCAGTAGAAATTATTGAGTGGTTCGCGGTTAGTAGATTTTCACTATTATATTCAAGTTCGTACATTTTTCTTTGTATGACTTTTTCATTTGTTTTTGTTTCGTATTCCTATATCTTTGTTTTTTCCGTTTTTGGTTATTATATTAAGATATATATGACGCTCATCGCTATAGACTTAGCGGTGCCCTGGCCACTAAAAAAGCTCATCTTCTATGCTCGTAACACTCGCACACATGACGATACCCAACTCTCTCAAATTCATAATGCAGGTCTTTAGCGGTAAGATGGGTGGCGGTTTCACTACGGCGCGTGAGTGCATGGTATATAAATACTTTGCGGTAGCCGCTGATCACATCTTCAACATTTTGCAGCACACCAAGGTGAGTGCCAGTGGTGCTATTTTTGTAGATCCAAGTGGTATTAATACACTAATGAAAATCAGGGTGAGAGGTAATTTTTGGGGGTTAATATGTGATAAGTGAGACGTAAGACAAAATGTAAGAGGTAAAAATAAAAAGCCCTAGATAAAAGTCTAGGGCTTAATATGGTTGGCTTGTTTATCGTTAATTATGTGTATCGTATATCTTTGCGGCATTTCTTGATACTAAAACGTCATTGAACTCTACTCGTTTATCTACAAATAAGACTTCTCGCCTATAAAGGTTTGTACCATCAAGTATAATTAAGTCATGTTTAAAACCTTTATCCGTCACAACCTTATTGAAGTAGGAGCTCTGATCTTTTGGCACAAACTTTTCCAGCAACCATTTGTCTGCATTGGCAGGCGTTTTTATTATTTTGAAAATTCTATATTGAGGCCTTGTAAGATTTAAAATATCTTCAGTCAGGCATTCATCAGGTTGATATAAAAATTGGCTTTTTTTCTTTAGGAGTACATCATTAAGAACAGAAATGCTTTCTGTCACGATCCCAAAATACTCTGCATCAAAATAAAAAACAAACCCTGGAATTCTCTCGTAGTCTTCGCCAAATGCTAAAACCTCATAAAAGCCTTCAATTTTAAGGCACCCCAACTTAAATTTCTTTATTTCATAATTATCATAAGAACTTACAAACTCAAGGAAGCTTGACCTATTTTTTAGTTCATTTAATTTAGACCCTATTAAATCATCAGCGAATAAATCTGTGCATTGGAAATATGCAAATAAAAAAAGCATTTGTTTAAATATATTTATCATATAAGCTCTCAATCTACCCCATTAGCCCTATCCCAAGAATTTCCATAATAGTCGACATAGGAACCAAAACGATTATTTATTTTCCCATTATAGTAACTGGGGATTAAGTAATCTGTTCTTTGTTGAATATTCATCCCAAGAAAAGCATCTACATTAACTGGCACTGGAGGAAAACTTAGGCTTTCAAACTTACCTAGCTGTTTATAAATTTCTGCGGCATACGCTGTTGCTGCTGCTTCATTTCTTATCCTTACATCAATGTATCTTTGACGGTTAGGCTCTCTTCTAGCACCTCTTGTAACATTAATATTATTTGCATGTTGGTAAACATGCCCTAACTCATGAGCGAATGTTTTAAGGGCAGCACCTAAAGTCCTCGAAGTTCGCCTATTAACTATAATAGTATTTTCACTTAGATCATATTTACTTGATGTAGTTTTGTCGTTGACAATTTCGACGTTAACTTTCAAACTACTCATTAACTTACGAGCAAATTCAGACTCCGAAGATACTCTTACAATATCATCGGCAGTCCAATCCATAGACAGATCCGAAACACCGCCAGTTTGTGGCGCTAGGGGGGCTGTGGTCTCTCCCCGAATCCCAGCCCTAACAGCCCAAACGAACGCAGCACTTCCCGCTCCATTTGCAAACTTCCCTCCTGTTGCTTTGGAAATTGTACCACTAAGCATGATACTGCCAAGGCCTTTTAATATGTTATTCGCCGTTTCGTTGGCGACTGGCGCGAGTTTCCCTCCTAGCGCTGTGCCAACACCGGCGCTAATAAATCCATGCCCAAATTTGCCGTTATTGAGCAGGCTGGTAATACCGCCGGCCACAGCGACTTTAAGCAGTCCCGTCCAGGAAAATTCTTCAGCGAGAAATGAGGAGGTGATACTGGCTGATATATAACTGCTGACTGCCGACAAAGCGATATCCCCTAAATTACCATCGGCAATGGCGGCATCCAACGCACCAAACATTCCTGCAAGCGCAGGCAAACAGGCTTGACAAGACACAGCCACGATCGCCGTTAATGTAGCTATATCGGTTATAACTTTGCGTATTACTTGCTGCTTGAATAAACGGATCAGCTTGCATAAAACGGCCGAGTCTTGGATCGTAGATGCGGCCATTCATATGAATTAAGCCCACCGCATCCAAATGCTCGTGCATGGTAAAACCCCGCGTAATAGGGGAGGTGACCACCAGCGTATTAAAATCACTTAACGCGTTATCCATTAAGGTCGACCAATCCAACGCCGCACGTTTTTGTCCCCACGCATCAAAGCTAAAGACTAAATCGCGTCCGCTATTATCTTGCGCAATAGTGCCCATTGCATTGGTAATTACATCCAACGATCCCAAGTGATCTTTATGGAGGTATTGAGTGTCTTGATTAACACGTGTACCTGATGCATCCAATTTAATGGTGACTAAAGCCCCACCAGGAAGATAGCGTTTAATACTTTGAGTGCCCAAGCAGCAAGTGGCTTAAAACAAAACGGGCGTGGACATCAAAGAGGAATATCATTCTTCTTCTATTGACGACTTCACCCGGTCTTTTTAATGCTCGCTGCGCTAGCATTAAAACAAACATCATGAAGGGGCGAACCCCCTTTTTTTTCGACTTCTCGTTATCAAAAATAGTTATCCACAAAGGTTATGATGCGAGTGTGGAAAGAAGTATGATAATAATGTGGTACTGCTATTTTAGTGTACGATAGTAATGGGGTAATACTGTGCATTTATACGGCAATCGTATGATGAATAATTTGGTTCAAAGTATGAGAGTAAAGTGGGACGCTACACCTAACTAAAATTGTGGAGTTAGTCCACCGCTTACTTATTTTTAACACATACTACGACCAACAAATTGGCCAAAACTACTATGCCAATTTGGTCATCAACAGTTAGATTGTAAATTATGTAGCCTGAAATGCAAAAAATAAAAAGCCCTAGTTAACTAGGGCTTTGGATAGTTGTATTGTCTGTTAATTAGTCAGCTACAACTAGAAAGTTTTTTGTTAATAATGTAATCAATCAAAGTATCTTTACTATAGTTTTCCTGTGAAGAGAAATAATCTACCATATCTTCTGAGTAAAAAACATCACAGCTGCTATACAAATAAATGTCTCTACCCTCATGAGTCAATTTTTTAAAAAATATAACACCCTCTTCACCTGTCTGTAAGGTCGATGGGCCAGGGTTTCTGTCGTAAGGCACTTTGATTATTTGTCCTGGCTGAAACTTGCCTCTTATATTATTTACAATGAGAAAAGATTCGTATTTTATATCCTTACTTAAATTATCCAATCTATTCTGAATTAGCTTTTTATCACAGTTATGAGTTGTAGATATATGATTTTTATGCAGGAGTGAATTAAAATATCCGCATCCAATTTTCCCACTTAATTTTAGTACAAATGCAATTGAGTCTTTTTCAGAAAAATAACTGGTATCTTCAATATTTTTTTCATAGGCAAGTGAATTACTAAAATTAAAAAATAAAAATAATACGAAAAATTTAGTGGCCACGTGTTTCATAAGTATCCCATAGTCCATCGTTATAAACTTCAAATTTAAATTTGCCTACTGATCTTCTATATCTTGAAAAATCTTTAAGCGACCCACTACCAATTCTCGTAGCTGGATCAAAATTAGGATTTCTCATCCTACTAAGCTCTCTTCCAGAAGCAAATACAGCGGCTCCACCTCTATTTATTATTGCTTCCAAATCTCCAGCATGAACCCAGTTACCGCTTGGATGAGTATGCCAAGCACTATGCTTATAGGGTAAAGTTTCAGTTGCACCAATAGCTGCACTATGATCAAAACCTGTTGAAACTTCATATATATTATTTTGATCATCTATTTTTGCCCAAAGTTCTATGCCTAGCTCACTACCATATTCAACTAAACCTGACTCATGTAAAGCAATGGCTGCGTCTTCTGTAGAATTAAAAGGTTTGTTTTGTAAGTCTACAGAAAGAGTATCAATTTTCTTTTGAATCGCAGCTCTTTCTTCGGGTGTAAAATCATTAAAATGGCATTTGCCCTTTGAAGCGCATTCTCCTATAGGCGTATTGCCATGACCGCTATCTTGTAGAACAGACTGCCGAGAACTTATCCCAGCCCTAACCGCCCAAGCAAAAGCGGCACTGCCCGCCCCATTAGCAAACTTCCCACCGGTTGCTTTGGAAATTGTACCACTAAGCACGATACTGCCAAGGCCTTTTAATATGTTATTCGTCGTTTCGTTGGCGACTGGCGCGAGTTTCCCTCCTAGCGCTGTGCCGACACCGGCGCTGATAAATCCATGGCCAAATTTGCCGTTATTGAGCACGTTGGTAATACCGCCGGCTACCGCGACTTGAAGTAAGCCTTCCCATGAAAAGCCATCGGCTAAATATGAAGAAGTAATACTGGCCGAGGCGTAGCTACTGACGGCGGCACGGGCAATATCCCCTAAATCACCGCCGGCTCGTGCGGCGTGTACTGCCCCAAATGCGGCGGAAATATAGGGAATGCACGCTTGGCAATAAATGGCGGCGATGGCGGTTACGATTGTTTGTACTGCGCCTAAAAATCCACCCACACTAAAATACCCACTAGGGTCGGTGGCATTAAGGGGATTATTAAACACATAACTATACCGGTTGTAACTTTGCGTATTACTCGCTGCTTGCACAAAGGGATCGGCTTGCATAAAACGGCCAAGCCTTGGATCGTAAATACGGCCGTTCATATGAATTAAGCCCACTGCATCCAAATGCTCGTGCATGGTAAAACCCCGTGTAATAGGGGAGGTGACCACCAGCGTATTAAAATCACTTAACGCGTTATCCATTAAGGTCGACCAATCTAGCGCCGCACGTTTTTGTCCCCACGCATCAAAGCTGAAAACGAGATCTCTACCACTTTCGTCTTGCGCAATAGTGCCCATTGCATTGGTAATTACATCCAATGATCCCAAGTGATCTTTATGGAGGTATTGAGTCTCTTGATTAACACGACTACCCGCACTGTCTAATTTAATGGTGACTAAAGCCCCACCAGGAAGATAGCGTTTAATACTTTGAGTGCCATCGGGGTGGGTGAGTTTTTCCACTTTGCCGATATAGCGCGTCGTGGTGGTGCCGTCAGTGTTTTCATCCGGCTCATCAAAGGTGGTGTAATGAATAAGGCCATTGGTTAATTCAAGCGGGGTTTGAGATTAATGCGCCGGTCAAGGTGAGGGTCAGGGATAGGTGTTTGGTGGTGACCTGTGATAAGTGAGGTGGAAAATAATATATAAGAGGATAAGACAGTAAATAATAAAAAGCCCTAGGTTAAAAATCTAGGGCTTAAGGTGGGTGTCTTATTTAAATGTTAGTCATGAGGATTAAAAAACTTACTCGCATTTTTGACAACTAATCTATCTTCAAAAGCTATATCACTTTTCTTTACAACAACCTTCCTCAATATCAAATCTCGACCCAAAACAATTGGCACATGACACATATAACCCTCATTATCAGTCACGCAATCCATCTTGTAACGATTTTTCTTCAGAGCACCAAGCGCCTCTTCACTTAACCATTCTTCGGCCTTACTCAAATCATCAAGAACAACAAATTGTTTATAAAACACCCTCGTAAATAGAAAAGACTCAGCAACAATCGTTTTAACATTTGACGGGGAAAGGCTGGAGTATAAAGGAAGAATATATTCATTATAATTATTTAAAGACCCAGTTAACAAAATTACCTTATCAGAATTTTCATTTAGAGCAAAAGTGAAATCATGTTCATTCAAACCCAAATCATGAAATGAAATTTTGTAAATCGTAAAATCGCTTCTATTTATCAAACTCTGTATATCAACATCATCAGAGCTAGATAGAACATTCTGAAAATCAGCATCCATAATTTGCGATTTTAACAATTTTATGATTTCGTCATTTTCCACGGTCGATTTCTCTGCATAACAAGAGTTAAAAATGGACCCCATGAATACGAAAACGATAGTCAGCTGAATTGTAAGTTTAAACATTATTGATTCACCCTATCCCAGTAAGCTCCATAGTAATCCCCATATGTCTGACCGGTAGTACTAGTTTTATATATCGCAGCCGGCCCCCTAAATCTATCCTTAATCAATTGCATCCTTTCTGCCGGTTTAGCCCCAACCCAAGCATCATGTCCCGTAGGCTTAGCCATCATGCTTGGATCTGCTAACTCAGAATAAATTTGATGCCGCATATGATCTGCCATAGACTCATTAGTTATCATTCCATTGATATAATCTTCTCTCGACATCTTTTTCGCAGAAGGTTTATTAATTCCTAAATGTGTTTGATACGCATGACCAAGCTCATGGGCCATGGATCGAACATTTACAGCAAGGCTAGCGTTAGCTCTTAGGTGAAGGGTGTTAGTTTTTGAATTAAAATATGCCCCCCTCTTACTATCCAAAACAACTTCAGGCTTTGCTGAATCAAAAGCAGCCTTCCCTGTTTTAGTAGACCTAATTATGTCGATAACATCTTCAGCGGTGTAGTCACCTGCAGCTTTATCAGCAAAGGCCGCAGGCTCCGGCTTATTAAGCCTCTCCACTCCAGCCCCCACGGCCCACGCAAAAGCAGCACTCCCTGCGCCATTTGCAAATTTCCCTCCGGTTGCTTTGGAAATTGTACCACTTAACACGATACTGCCAAGACCTTTTAATATGTTATTTGTCGTTTCGTTGGCGACTGGCGCGAGTTTCCCTCCTAACGCTGTGCCGACACCGGCGCTGATAAATCCATGGCCAAATTTGCCGTTATTGAGCACGTTGGTAATACCGCCGGCCACGGCTACTTGAAGTAAGCCTTCCCATGAAAAGCCATCGGCTAAATATGAAGAGGTAATACTGGCAGAGGCGTAGCTACTGACGGCGGCACGGGCAATATCCCCTAAATCACCGCCGGCTCGTGCGGCGTGTACTGCCCCAAATGCGGCGGAAATATAAGGAATGCACGCTTGGCAATAGATGGCGGCGATGGCGGTTACGATTGTTTGTACTGCGCCTAAAAATCCGCCCACACTAAAATACCCACTGGGGTCGGTGGCATTAAGGGGATTATTAAACACATAGCTATAACGATTATAACTTTGGGTATTACTCGCTGCTTGCACAAAGGGATCGGCTTGCATAAAACGGCCGAGTCTTGGATCGTAAATACGGCCGTTCATATGAATTAAGCCCACTGCATCCAAATGCTCGTGCATGGTAAAACCCCGTGTAATAGGGGAGGTGACCACCAGCGTATTAAAATCACTTAACGCGTTATCCATTAAGGTCGACCAATCTAGCGCCGCACGTTTTTGTCCCCACGCATCAAAGCTGAAAACGAGATCTCTACCACTTTCGTCTTGCGCAATAGTGCCCATTGCATTGGTAATTACATCCAATGATCCCAAGTGATCTTTATGGAGGTATTGAGTCTCTTGATTAACACGACTACCCGCACTGTCTAATTTAATGGTGACTAAAGCCCCACCAGGAAGATAGCGTTTAATACTTTGAGTGCCATCGGGGTGGGTGAGTTTTTCCACTTTGCCGATATAACGGGTCGTAGTAGTACCCTCAGTATTTTCATCCGTGCGTAAATAGCGACTGCGATCCGGGGCGTAACGGAAAGTAATGCGCGTATCATCCTTAGTAATTTCATCGGGCTTATCAAAGGTGGTGTAATGAATATTACGCCCAGTACCATCAGCAAACATATTGCCATTAGCATCGTAGGCATAGTGGGCATTATCTTCACTGGTGTGGCAAAGGGCATGAGGCCCATAAGTATCTGGGTGAGTGGTAGACACACAATCACTGCCGTAACTGTAATCGCCAACACCGGTTTTAAACACAATATTGCCTAAACTATCGTAGCGCACTTCTTGCACGTCACGGCCTATGACATGGCTGGTACGTAAGCGATTTAAATCATCATAAGTAAAACTCTCATCTAATGTTTTACTGCCACTGTAATCATTGCGCGATTGTAAATTCCCAATATCATCCCACTCATAATGATGGTTTTGAATATCATGGGTGCCGAGTATGGAGGACGCGCGAATATCACTGAGCCTGCCAGTTTATCTAACGAGGGATGGGTAGGGCAACTACGTGCATCCGTGCGGCCAGTGATTACTTATTTATTTTTCACCCTGTTCGCGCCTGTCAAAGCGTGTACACTTTATATTCTCATTACCGATCACAATATTCACTTATATCAAGCGCTCCCCCAAATCTAGGACGCAGACACACAAGCACTATTCGCGGAGGTGATTAGTTTTTGGTTCGGTCAGCGCGCGCTATCAAAATTTAGACATACACATTAAGAAAAAAGCTTATGAGAAAAACCAATCAAGCCGGTATCGACCTTATTAAAAAATATGAAGGATTTAGCAACACAGTATATATTTGTCCTGCTAACTATCCGACCATTGGCTACGGTCATCTCATTAGGGATCATGATGATTTTAGTAAGGGTGTTACTGAAGAGGAAGCCGATCAACTACTAAAAAAGGATTTAACAACAACAGAGAGAGCGGTCACCCGATTGATTAATGTCCCGCTGACAGCCGGTCAATTTGACGCCCTTGTATCCTCTACTTTTAATTTAGGCGCAGGCACCTTACAGCGCTCTACACTCCGAAGAAAACTAAACCGTAGTGACTATGATAGTGTTCCATATGAACTAAAAAAATGGGTGTGGGCTGGCCGGAAAAAGCTAAAGGGGTTGGCCAATAGGAGGTCAGAAGAAGCTTCTCTATACTGGTTGAGTAGTATAAAAAATGGTCGCCAACTATTTCACAGTAGATGTTAGCGACCTTGATATATATGCCTAGTACATATAAATTATTTAACGGTCCTGAGTTGAATAACTTTGTTCTTAGTAAACTAACTTTAAATAATTATTTCGACTTTGTTATATCATAATGTATAGTTATTTTACCACTAATTAACGTACCGCTCACGTAATACGGCTCTAGCTATTATTATGCCATCTCTTAAAATGACATAACCCCGCTGAACGCTAGGAGATATTGACTTATTGTCAAACCAATATAGCTCATCTCCATCATTTAGATTCTGAACTAAGCATTCTGCTACCTTTACAAAGTTTATATATCCGTAAGTTTTCAATTGGTCATTGATATCTCTATGAACTCCATTCTTTGATTTATGTCCACTTAATCGGACTAAAGCTTTTTTCCTGTAATCTAGATCTAATGTCAATATTTGATTAACAACACTTTCTTTTTCATATCGACTTTCAATATATTTTCGATCTAAATAAATATCCTTCGTGAACATAAAAGGGTCTTTAGGTTGGCAAAGCCTAACATTTTTATGAACTTCCGAGTCAAAGTCATATACCTCTGCGGTTGCTTCATTATTTAATTGGATCAGGATAAGCACGGCAACAAAATTAATTAAAAAACTTGTTCCGAGTTTATTTGTAATAGATTGTTTAACTTTAGTACTCAAACCTTCTACTTCCATTTTACACCCCAGTGTTGGTTAAATATATTTTTTAATTCATCAACTTGGCTTTGAAACTCTGGAGTTGCTCCAGTAGATGGATGATCTACTATTGTTTTTCTCGGGTCTCGGCCATGCTGAACTTCATGAAAAAAGCTGTCAACTAATTCAGGCTTATTTAAATTACCTGCTGCGTCCCAATTCATACGTCCACCTGGGTTACCATTACCTATACCGATATAACCCGGCTCCCACACCCCAGAAAATTCAAAAGTATCTTCGTGCCTAATTTCATGAGTTGATAGTACGTCTAATACGTCCTCTGGAAGACCTGGTGTAATTATTGCGTCCTGTCTAAGTTGGTCTATTACCCTTTGTCTCTGAGGAATTGAAGGTATTTCCACCTCTTGATTTTATTATTATGCTTAAAGTATGATTTCTTTATATAGACCTTATCTGAAGTCCGACGATATTCTACCTCTCTGCTATCGGTATTTAAATAAAATCCTTGCAGACTCACTTCACCTTTTAATTCAAAAGAGAAAAACATAAAATTATCATAGATGAAAGAAGGCCCCTCAGGAACGTTTCCGTACTTGGATGGCGACAATTTATTTTGAATGACAATGTTCTGTATTATTTTTCTACCTTCATCAGCACTGATAGGTGAGTTTTTAACAAGCTCTTTATAACGCTTAGTCCCATACCAACTGACATCCAAATTCTCTTCCTTTGAATAGACGTTACTAGTCACTAACATCCAGCCCAAGAACATTGCTACAAGTTTTAAATGCTCTATTTTCCCCATATTTCTTCTCTCCAGCCAAGTTTTCGTAAACCACACACTCAGGAACAAATACATTTTAATTCTAGCAATAACAAAAAACCGCCAGCTATTATAAAACAATAACTGACGGCTCTTTAAAGCGCCATGTAATTAAACAATATCATAAGCCAGCCCTTAGATCTAAATAGAGCCTAACTTTCATCATATCTATTTAAAAATATTTAACTAAATATTCTTGCCATCTAGTTAATATTTTTTAAGAAAACCTTTGCTTTATCTATGATGCCTCGTGCTTAAAACTATTTACGCAAACTAATTTTTCCAAACGTTTTAGATGAATCTATATCATCATTAGAAACAGTTCTAACAAATTTTTTATCGCATATTCCTGACGAACTTTGCGACCCTAGAGTCATCAATATTGAAAAAGGCGAGAACAATTCACTAACAGTAAAAGTAGAACTTAGCATTGTTTCTTCCTCCAAAAGAATAAGTTTTGTTTGAAGAATAAATTTACTATCATCTAACAGTTCGTAGTTATCAATTTTCAAAGGGACGCCATAAAAAAGTTCAGCCTCCTTAAAAAAATTATCATTTTCCTGATTTTTTTTAAATCGGACATCAATCCTTATAAATCCATCGCCAAGAAAAGTATAATGAATATTACCGTCAACTTTAGAGCTTTCATTAACTAAGCAAACCGACTCAGCTCGTAAGCAAGTAGCTAAAAGTAACAATAAAATAGAGAATACAAAATTAATCATAAATTTATACATAAGCAGTAATTTTATTTGTAACCGTTTGCGAGATTATAAAGATCTCGCCCCAAAACTCTTCTACCTTCATCATAGGAAAGAATACTCCCGCTTCCTTTAGGTGCATGTCCTAACCCTAACACATGTCCAAATTCATGAGCAATAGTACTACCTCGCCAACCGTCCCCCAAATGAATTGTACTGTCACCCGCTCTAGAAACGTACCCACCATAAGAGATCATATCAGGTGTAATATTTTTTACTTCTAGATCACAGGCAAGAGCATGAGCTTTCATTTTATTAATAGTGTTCTGTTTTCTTAATTGAACTTCTTCCCTACTTATTTTAACTAAATTGACCTGACCACCACTTTTAACTGATCTAGCAGTTATTTCAGATCGAAATAGCTGGCCATTATACTCTCCAGAAACACCAGACCAATATTTATTAATTCTTCTTGCTGCATATTTAGATTTATATCCAGACACCGTAATCTCTCCCTTAATAACAGTGACACCATTTTCATCAACAGATATAGTTATTCCAAGATCTTTATTTTTGTTTTTAAATATCCATTCAGGGTTTGCTGGCGCGCATGCTGAACCATTTTCTTCACAACTTAAGCCCTCAACATCTTCACTTACATCAATCTGAGTACCAGTCCTAACTGCCCAAGCAAAAGCAGCACTGCCCGCTCCATTGGCAAATTTCCCACCGGTTGCTGTGGAAATTGTACCACTTAACACAATACCACCAAGACCTTTTAACACGTTATTGAATGTATCGCCTGCTATTGGCGCGAGAGTCCCTCCAGCTAAAGTGCCAACACCGGCACTGATAAAACCATGCCCAAATTTCCCACGATTTAATACGCTCGTGATGCCCCCTACAACAGCGACTTTAAGCAGTCCCGTCCAGGAAAATTCTTCAGCGAGAAATGAGGAGGTGATACTGGCCGATATATAACTGCTGACTGCCGACAAAGCGATATCCCCTAAATTACCATCGGCAATGGCGGCATCCAAGGCACCGAACATTCCTGCAATCGCAGGCAAACAGGCTTGACAAGACACAGCCACGATCGCCGTTAACGCCACTTTTAACAAATTTAAGAAGCCACCCGCACTGATTCTAAAATATCCACTGGGGTCGGTGGCATTAAGCGGATTATTAAACACATAACTATACCGGTTGTAACTTTGCGTATTACTCGCTGCTTGCACAAAGGGATCGGCTTGCATAAAACGGCCGAGTCTTGGATCGTAAATACGGCCGTTCATATGAATTAAGCCCACTGCATCCAAATGCTCGTGCATGGTAAAACCCCGTGTAATAGGGGAGGTGACCACCAGCGTATTAAAATCACTTAACGCGTTATCCATTAAGGTCGACCAATCTAGCGCCGCACGTTTTTGTCCCCACGCATCAAAGCTGAAAACGAGATCTCTACCACTTTCGTCTTGCGCAATAGTGCCCATTGCATTGGTAATTACATCCAATGATCCCAAGTGATCTTTATGGAGGTATTGAGTCTCTTGATTAACACGACTACCCGCACTGTCTAATTTAATGGTGACTAAAGCCCCACCAGGAAGATAGCGTTTAATACTTTGAGTGCCATCGGGGTGGGTGAGTTTTTCCACTTTGCCGATATAGCGGGTTGTGGTGGTACCCTCAGTATTCTCGTCCGTGCGTAAATAGCGACTGCGATCCGGGGCATAACGGAAAGTAATGCGCGTATCGTCCTTGGTAATTTCATCGGGTTTATCAAAGGTGGTGTAATGAATAGTGCGCCCAGTACCATCAGCAAACATATTGCCGTTAGCATCGTAGGCATAGTGGGCATTATCTTCACTGGTGTGGCAAAGGGCGTGAGGCCCATAGGTATCTTGATGAGTGGCAGACACACAATCACTGCCATAGCTGTAATCGCCAATACCGGTTTTAAACACAATATTGCCTAAACTATCGTAGCGTATTTCTTGAACATCACGACCCGCGACTTGGCTTGTTAGCAAACGATTTAAATCATCATAAGTAAAACTCTCGTCCAATGTTTTACTGCCACTGTAATCATTGCGTGATTGTAAATTCCCAATATCGTCCCACTCGTAATGATGGTTTTGAATATCATGAGTGCCGAGTATGGAGGACGCGCGAATATCACTGAGCCATCCGGTATCCTCTTCATAAACATACTGGCTGGTGACACCATTCCCTGACTGCGCGCTGGACACATTACCCCGTTTATCCATTTCTAAAATACTGTAGTACGAACGCTTTTCACCATTCACACTGTTGGCATCCACCACCTGGCTTAAATAGCCCTGGGAGTTGTAGATATTTTCAATCGCGTTACTTTGGAAAGTATTATCCCCAGCCGCATCAAACACCTGATGCTGACGACCGAATTGGTCATAGGTGACTTTTTCATAGTGCACATCGTCAGTAGCAAAATGCGTGGCAGTCTCACTGGGACGCGTGAGTGCATCGTACATAAAGACTTTACGATAACCGCTGATCACATCTTCAACATTTTGCAACACACCAAGGTGAGTGCCAGTGGTGCTATTGTTGTAGGTCCACGTGGTATTGCCTTCGGTACTGCCATCGGTTTTGATATCGCGACGGAAGGTCATACGCCCCAGTGCATCATAGGCCATGGTGCTGCGCTGACCCTTCGCATCAATTTGGCCAATTAATTCGCCAAAGGCGTTGTAGCGATAGAGCCACCAACCGGCAATGGGGCTATCAAATGCGGTGGGGCATTCCGTTACCTGCGCACGATGGCCACCTTTATCGGGATCGAGCATGGCGGTTTTACGGCCTAGGTGGTCGTAGCACATGGTCACCTTAATATCGTGCGGGTCGGCCGTATTACCGTATTGCCGAACATGGGTAATATTGCCTCGGGTATCGTAGTGATAACTCAGGCGGGCGCCGTCGGCATCGGTTACTTCGGCTAGCTGGCCAATGGCGTTACGTTTTTCAGTATTGGTTTGCTCGAGGGGATTGGTGGTGGTGGTAGTTAAGCCGTTGTAAAACACCGTCACAGGGCGTTCGATCCCTGGCAAAGATGTAGCAATCGCCCGCCCTAAAATATCGTAGGTGATTTCCGTCCAGTATTGAGGCGTATCATTATCACGATAGGGTTCGGAGGTACGTTTCACCCGCCCTAGGGCATCGTATTCCATATCGGTATACACCCAGCCGCCATCAAAATGCTTCACACCTTCTCGTATGGAGCGGCCAAGAACATCGATATAGCTGCGTGATTCTCCGCCACCCGCTTGTTGTGTGTGTGAGATATAGCGAGCACTGGTGGGACAAGTGCTATCACACGGAATAAGAAGGCTCTGTGTCCAAGCCCCCGTATCATCATGTCGCAAAGATTCACGGCCAAAGGCACCGTAGCTCATGGTGGTTTTCACACCATTTAAATCTGTCGTCAGTTTAGGTAGGCCGAGTGGATGTCGGTTTTCGTCGGTGATGCTTTGTTCTATTTGACCATAGTGATTGCTTGTATGCTCAGCGTAACGTCCAATGTTGTCAAACAGGGTTGTCGAGGTTCGAGTCACAGCACTTTCGCCATCCCACCCTTTTGATTCCATACGTTCCTGATTGCCAAATTCATCATAGAAATACGACACCACCAGGGACTGCTCCAGGGTTTTGCTTGGATCAGGTTCCACCGTTTGGGTAGCCAACAATCCAAATAACTTGTCATTATGTGGGCTATCGCTGGTACCGGTGTTGTAATAGGTAAATTTAGCGGTGCGCGTTACCGAAGCCTCATCGTTTTGGGTAACGGTGGTATCGGTCTGGGTAACCCGTCCCAATTGCGCATAGCTCCACGTTGAACCGTGAAGATCAAGCGACCCTTCATAGAAGTTTGATACGGTTTCTGTATGGGTAAAGCCGTCGCCCGTAGTGGCCACAATAATATCGGTGGCATTGCCGTGGTCATCGTAGGTAGAGGTAGTTTCCACACGTTGTTGGACATCGCTAGTGACACTGATATTCGGATTGTTGCTGCCAAAGGTCGAGCTAAATGATCGGTACGTGGTTTCTACACTCTGTTCTAAAAAGGTATTCAATGGCCCTAAGGCAGCGGTTCCTTGGGCACGAGCAATATCCGCCCAGTCGTTCTGCCAGTTTTTTATCGCCCATCGATTTGTCGTTTCACTCAGACGTTGGCCTGTGGGTGTAATCACCTCGGTTTTTAAGGGACGTCCGGCAAAAGGAAAATCTTGACGATAGGTCGTGACGGTTTTAATTCCCGTTTGCTGATCCAAGGTGGCTAATCGTTCAAACCCTAAAAAGCCAATCCCTGCCGCTTGTATTTTGGCTTCGCCATAGAAATAAGCAATGGTACTCATGGCTTCGGCATTGATATTACCTGGCGTTGCTCCTGCCGAAGGGGCGGAGCTTGAAATGGATGTGACGATGGGCAAAGAGCCGTGGAATTCCAATACCGGCTGATACTTCCCTAGGGAGTTATGTTCACTCCAGTTGCTGTTAAGTTCACTATAAAATTGCCCGGTATCATAGGCGTAATAGTCTTGGCAGGTATTTAAAAAGGACTCTCCCCAAATGGCACATAATGCATTGGGTGGCGTTGCCCGTGTCTCGCCCACGTCAATACGGTGGTAATGAGAGCTTTTCGCAAGGGCTTCATGGCTAATCTCCGTAATGCCTCCTAAGCCATTTTCTATTTGCGTCATCACATGGCGAGGGCTGGACTGGGTGCTTAAAAATCGTAACAACCGACCAGACTCACTGCGATAGCGATGATAATCCAGATGGCCATCGCCATTACTATCAAAGAAGATATGGTTTTCTCGGTTAGTCTCTTCAGGATCTGTCGTCACACCGCGTCGAATGTTTTCTGTATCGATGGAAAATGCGTGTGTGTGAATATCCCAACGATACATACGAATATTGGCGGTGGGAAACGCATGGTATATCAGGTCGAGATCGCCATCATTATCATAGTCGACAAACGTGGGCGCCCGATCATAGTCGTCGATACTCGGCCCGCGAATAGACAATGATTGCTTCGTGCCAAATTGTAAACCGTCATTTATCCAATAGTTCAGCCGTCCTTTAAAATAGTAGGTGAGGTCGGCGAGGCCATCGCCATTTAGATCCTGAAGGTTAACACGGGGAAACTGTTCCGGTGCGGTGGTGCTTGGCTCCAATTCTTCTAAATAAATACTGCTGCCCCAAGGAAGCAATGCACTCTCACCGAAGGTGTATATATGATAGTAAAACTGGAATGTCCCTTGTTCCTCGTGAATGGAGCGGTAGCGCAGCATCAGTTCGGCTTGCCCATTACCTGTCACATCCCCCGTAGCGATGGCAATTTGATCAACATCGTCGATATCATCTTCAATACCTGCAGGAGGATCAATCGAAAAGCTTTCCTCGGCACCGAACGCAAAATAAGTATCGCTCTCGATAGCACCGTTGCCAGGCTTTAATCGCCTTATTATTAAGCGCTGTTGTTGACGGTTAAGATATACGGCATCGGATAAGCCATCGCTATCAATATCAAGAAAAAGCAATGTGGAATTCGCATCTAGGAAATGGTCTGCACCAAGATTTTTTAACCGCCAACCGCTCGATGTGGGCGTCGATATATACAGCTGCCAACCCCCAGCACTGGCGCTATAGGTGGCGAGATCCATACGCCCATCAGCGTTGTAGTCCAGTACTAGAATTTGAGCAGCGGCACGAGAGAAAAAGCTACCGCCAACAACATCAGGTAAAATTTCACTCGTTCTTCCCGATGCAAACGGTTGTGCGACAAGTTCGCCTGCCACAGACATGGCATAGTTGACCGTTTGTTGATCGCCCATTGGCGAGGTATGTAAAAAGACAATATCCTGCTCACCATCACCATTAAAATCGGCAAACTTATAGTCTACTAGCAAACCGGCATCGCTAAATTCTGTGGTGTCAAAATCCGTAAGCTCTTGTCCTTCCCCTGACGGTGTCCAAGCAAACACTGTTGGAAGTAAACATACATCTCCGGCGCACACTTCTATGTTTTCTAAGAGGCTGGTTTGCACATGGGCATCAGCGGGATACGGCGCATAGTTGAGATCATACCGTCGCACTTCGCTAGGTGTTTTATTCACTGTATTTTGTACGCGGATAGCCGCGAGTCGCTTTGTACTCTCAAAGGCATAACCGGCTAAATTAAAGCGTTCAATATCAGGACGGTCTTCGTAATCAAAGAAGACGGCGGCATTGGCTTGATCGCCATTACCGTAAGCATAATGGACAGAAGCAATTCGATGATCATTACCTGCTGTTTGTGCATACACATACTCAATACGATTGCCCACACTGTCTTTAAATTGGTTTTGTACCCACATTAGCGTATGTGCGTTATCGAACGTCCTTTGTTGGGCATTGTTGTCACCTTCAATAAAACCGTAAGTAGTGAGGGAACCGTCTCTAGCCACAGCGGTGAAATACTCTGGAGCACCCGCACTACCGCCAACAGATGTGACTGTAATAAAGCTATCGATTTCAGTTTTATAGGTCGCCCCTACAGCGCCATAGGATGCGCCAGAGGTTAGTACTAAGCGCTGGCCATTCAGACAAAAGCGGTCTCTTTCTCCCCAGGTAATCGGCAATGCAACACCATCGCGTCCTAGCGTCTGACGGCAGCGGCTAATGCTTGATAAACCACTTAGCCCCCAGCCTTTGCCCGCAATTCCACGATTGTTTTGACTGGTATAATGCAAAGAAAAACTCGGGGCAACACCGGCGGTGCCCGCCATCGTGGTAATGGGAATCGTGTAGGTAGCAGAACCCTGCTCATTGACCCGAAACTGGCCTTCAATAGAGCCGATGGCATCGGATATGCTGGTATCAGGATCTTCCGGTTTACTGGCAGGCAAAGGCGCTGCATCCGGTGCGCCCAAGGCAGGGCTGCTATTGGCTAAGTACTCTTGATAATTAGTCAAGCCGTCGCCATCGGCATCCCCATCACCGCTTTGGCTGGTGAGGTCGCCAAAGTGTGTGAGTTCCCACTGATCGCCCAGGCCATCGTTATCGCTGTCCAGTAAAAAGTCGCAATTGGCTTCTAAACAAAAGCCATAAAAGATTTGGAAAATACGCAGTAATTCTTGGTCAACGCGGGTAGAGAAGGTTTCGCTGCCGACTAGCTGCATGGCTAATTGCGTGCGCGTAAGTGCACCGCTGGTGAGTGCTGCGAGGTCTGCTTGATATTCGGGTGTATCCACCCACTCGGTAATATTTAACACATTCTCATACAGAGCACCCACATAGAGGAAGTCGGTTAAACCGCCGTAAAGGGCAACACCGGAATCAGAGGTTAAAAAGGCTTCCGTCACCTCTTCTAAGGTCGCGCCATAATCTGGCAGTAAGGCATAGGTCCAGAATGTGAGTGTTTCTTTATCAGGATGACGACGCAATAAGCCTTCAAATAAACGCCCCACTTGAAAGAGTTCGGTAGCATCCCAACCGTCCACCACAAACTGCTCAAAGTCTTCGCCAACAGTGCTTAAATAATCACGCAATAAGGATTGATCGATACTTTGCCAGTTGAGTTGCTCCGGCCCGATCACCCCAGCCCGTAGCTGATGCAATTGCCCATCCACAGAACTAAAGGACAGACTGTAATCCCCATAAATCACTGGCTTTTCGGCAATACCGGCAGTGGCGTTATATGTCCAGCGAACCTGGCCATCGGTGCCAAGGGAATAGAAACGGCTGTCCATCGCACCCGCGTAAACAAAGTCATATTGATCTACTAGAGGTGAAGCCACCGCGCCTGCTGCGGGGAATTGCCAATGGATTTGGCCACTGAGTACATCTTCAGCGCCACCCACCGCCACAAGGTGGCGATCACCGCCGCCCACGTAGACGGTATTTTCATTCACAGAAAGGGCAGGCTGGGTGGTAATCGGTTCTTGAATATCCACTGGCCATCCCGTAATAAGCGTACCGGCACTGTCATAGGCATACAGTTGATCACCACGGCCAATATAAATAATCCCGTTAGCACTGATGGTAGGTGGCCCACTATTGACGGCAGGTTCCGGTGATGCATTATTGGGATAGACCTGTGTGCTCGCGCGATTATTATTGGTGGTGTTGACCACCGCTAATGACAAACCGCCAAGGTTATTTAAGGCATCAATCACCAAGGCATCATCGATAGGCAATTGCAGGGAATCGTTGTTAACGATTAATTCAGGTGAACTAAACGTTTGGTTTAACGGGCTGGTTGTAATAGAACTCACAGCCACTTGCGTATTCGTATCAAAGCCCGTCCCAGCAATCGACACACAGGTGCCATCGCAAGCGAGTGATGCGCTGTAAATCACCGGAGTATCAATCACACTAACGGATAAAATCCCTCCAGGCGTACTGCAGGCGTTTTGATCATTACAGGCCAGCACACGATAGGAATAGGTATTGGTGGTTTTATTATTAAGTACAAGTGATGTTGCGCTTTGATTGGCGATTTGCTGCCAAGGGCCAGTCCCTATTTGTTCTTCCACTAAGTAGTGATCCAGGTTTTCTGTAACCGCATCCCAACAGATCTCGAAAGCGCCAGTGCTTTGGCCACTGGTAGCACCGTTGGCACATACTGCTGAAGTTTTTAAATAGGTGGGGCCGGGGCGTTGTGGTACCGGTAAGGTGATAGTCACCGTATAAGGGGCACTAAAGGCTGAACACCCCACATCATTACAGGCATTGACGCGATAGGTGTAGCTGCCATTGCCTAAGCCGGTAAAAGAGGCGGCACGATTGGCGGAGCGAATCACGCGGGTAAAATCGCCATCGCTGCAGGTCGCTAAACGGCATTCTTGTAGCTCGTATTCATTCGCATCTGTTACTGCATTCCAGCTGAGTGTGTAAATCCCGGTGCTGTTATTTACTCCAGTGTCTGCCGCTAATCCTGTCGGTGCTGAATTAGGTGCGGTTTGTTCAATCCCTTCAATCACCACGACTGGCGAAGAAGCACTGGTGATGCCGTGATTATCGGTGGCTTGTGCGGTAATGGAATGTAAACCCGAAGCGGAGACTGTCCACGTGGCGGTATAAGGTGCGCTGGTATCGGTGCTGATGATACTGCCATTGCGAAAAAACTGTACTTGGGTGATGGTGCCATCATCACTGGCGGTTGCGCCGATGGACACACTGTCTCCCACATCAAATTGTGTGTTAGGTGCGGGACTATTAATAAATACGGTGGGGCGTGTGTGCACATTGACCGTGATAGCGGTTGAACGTGTGGTGGCGCCATGGTTATCGGTAGCGCGAGCCTCCAGTGTTTGTGCACCTGATTGTGTGGGTGTCCATTGAGCGGTAAACGGTGCGCTGGTATCACGGGCAATACGTGTTGTGCCGTGGTAAAAATCCACGTAGGAGACGGAGCCGTTGGTATCGGTCGCACTGGCTGACAGTAGAAGTACTTGGTTCAATAATTGGTAGTGGCCATTGCTAGGAGAGAACAATGAAACACTCGGCCTAATATTCCCTTGGCAACGGGCAGAAGTTTGCCATGGCGTGCGTGTGTTGGGTTGTTGATCATAATAGGCGCGCACGCGATACCGACGTTCTTCGCCGGTGTTAATGCCGGGTCGTGAAATTGAGGTGGCACTTGCGCCAGCCGGATTGGTTAAACGTGTCCATGTGCTCCCCCCATTAGAAGATTCTTCAATATCGTAACGATTCGCTGCTGAGACCGCTGGCCAACTAACGGTATAACTATTAATACAGTAGTTGGGTAACGAAATGGTTCCCATGGAACCTAGTTGACGAATGACCGTAATAGTGCCGATGAGATCAATATCCGTTCCGCCACCATCAGGATCACCATGATCATTAATTTCCGACTCAGCATAATACCGATACACACCGTTATCATGGTTGAGCGTAATGGTGCGTGTTTCACCATCCACGTACCCAAAATCCAAGCGTGTTTGTTGGCCATTAAAGGTGCGCGTTGCCGTTAAGCGTGTTGCATCGATGTTAGGGATAAATGGGAAGGAATAAGAAATTCTGTAAGTGCCATTAGTATCGGTATAAGTGGCTGTGGAACCCGATCCGCTGACATTCTCCACATCAAGAAAATTAAAATAGGATTGTTGTGCGCTTACGAATGGACTAAAGACAAAAAATAATGGTAATAAAATATAGTGAAAAAATTTAAGATTATGCAGGTTCATTGCTAAAAAGCTCCCAGCAAAAATATGATCATTTTTATTCATGCTACGGTGAACAACGTTTTTAGAATTTAACGTACCCATACGACACTCGCCTCCCTGTTCTGTAATGGATTGGCAGGCTCCACTGCATACAAACGTCCTTCACTATCTTTGATATAAAGATAATCCGTGGGTGCACTTGCAGGGGAAACGATGGGGGCAGCATTGACGGTGGCATTGGCCGATACATTAAGGCGTAAACGCCACAGTTCAGTACCATTTAAATCGAAGGCGTAAAGCCAACCATTTTGAGTAATGGCGAATACTGTATTTTTTTCATTATTAAAGGCAAGACCAGCAACCGCGCCTTGTGTATCGGCTGACCACAACACATTACCTGCGTCGGCATTAATGCTGTATACATGAGCATTGGTAGAACCGACAAATAATGTATTACTAGCACCGATGAGCGGTTCGCTATTAATTAGTCCTAACGACTGTGACCAAAGCTCAGCACCATTGTTATCAATTTTTCGTAATAAATTATTATGCGTACTGACATAGCGTGAGCCATCTTCAGCAATGGTGGTGGCTTTCGCCGCTGAACTGAGGGCAGGCACGTTGAGTCGATCCGCCGACGCCGCATAAATAAATGCGGAGCGTGCTTTCCAAATATCTTCGTTATAAACGGCTAAGGTAAATCCACGTAATGTACGTGAAGAGTCAAGCGCTAACGGGGAAGCAAATGTCCAAATATGGGTAATGCCTGGACGAATATGAGAGCGCCCCTCATAATTCTCCCAGCGATTATCCATCCTCAACGCAGAAACAAGATCCGGATTATTCGTGCTGACACTTCTTGGTTCAGGAAACCCGATCTCTTGTACTTCCGGATCAGGGATGCCCATTGAGTCATAAATCAATACGCGATCCACATCTCCTAGCCCATTGTCGTAAAGGGCATAGAGCATTGTTTTATTGCCACTACCTGACATTAAAAAATTAATGGAGGCGTAACGGGCGTGTTGCTCTATGGGTAAAGTAACGTCAACAGCAGCACCAGGATGCTCAAGCGATGGGCTATGAGGACGATGTGCTCGCACAACATTGGGGTGTGTTGAAAGTTGTGGTGTTGATCCTTGCGGTGGCAGTACAAAGCCCGCTTGAGGTGCTGCGTCACGTGAGGTATTAAGGCGAAAAATACCGTAGTTAGTCGATAACTCACCACTTACAGGTAAACCAGAATCACTCTGATTATCCCAACTATAGGTTCCCCAAAAGCCCAGTTGATGTTCGCCAAAGACACGACCAACATCTCGACTGACAAATCCCCAACTTGAAGGTGGATCGTATAATGCCGCATGACTCGCCTCGGCATTGGAAATATAGCCATCGTAATTAACGCCTAGAGAAATATCTAAAGGGACAATATCCGCATAAGCAGGACGAGATAAAGTGTAAGTCATCGAAAAAAAACAGACGAATAGAAGAGCTTTGTTGATTAAGTTATATGTCCTTTTCTTTTCTATATTCACAAAAATAAAAGAACAACAAGAAATAGTAAGGCGAGAGGGATTCATACATCCTCCTTGTATAAATGAAAAGCACACAGAAATACCTCACCATAAGGTATGTTATGTGTATGTGTCGTTGGGATTAAATACTTTACTGGACGATAAACATGTGATGTATCCTTAAACGTTAAATATCGGCTTCCTAAACCTTTGCGAAAACACGGTATATCAATATATTTTTTTAAAAAATTACACCGCGTTATTCGAGAAAAATATGGAAAAATAAACACTAACTTGTCGAAAATTTTAACATAAGGTGTATTAAAATACAGTGTTTTAGGTGACATATTAGCTATATGAATTTTTTTCATACAACATAGCTCCTTACACGTAGAAACATGAATAACTCATGAACATGTGAATAATGTTGATGTTAACTATAAATGTAGGTTGTGATAATTCGTGCCGCGTATGCGACTTTGGTCGTAATGTGTAACAGATAAAAAAAGCGTCCTTGCTGAGTGTTCGTCTTCCTTGGTCTTGCTCCCCCATAGATTATTGATTATTAGTCTTCGGCCAAGACTGCCGGGTCTGCTGGAAATGACAAAGCAATGTTTTCTTCAAAAACAATACCGCGCAAGTTATGACGCATCACCGTGTCGCTAAAATCGTGTCGGCAATAAATCCCGAGATAGTTATCGTATTCATATTCATTTTTTGTAGATTTTTTTATATCTAGCCCATTAAATTGTTTGGCAACTTTTAGCGGGTTATAAAGATAAGCTCGTGTATTGCCGGAATAGATGGGTAAGAATTCTCCATGCTCTGCCAGCATTGCGTAAAAAATACGGTAAGACTTTTCACTCAACAGCATACACCCGTAGTCGACGATAAGATCGGGAATAGGCAACAGTTGCCCTTCTTCAAGAGAATTATGAAAACGGAACTTAATAGGGATGGGTATAATGCACCGCATTAACCTCGATACCAAAAACACTGTAATGGCCTAACTTTGCCAATAAATCGGCGCTATCCAACAGCATCACTTCCTATACTTTATCGCAAGGGATATACCCCGATTTTACCCATCGTGCGACAACACTCACCGAGGCATTCGTCGCTTAATTACCAAAAATACGTAAGACCTTTTTAATTCCTGGCGTTAGGGCTCTAAAGTAATGTGTAATTCTATAGTGCGATCCCATGATGCATCTCATCGATAAGCTTTATTATTATTCTCTGTTATATTTTTTATGTGAGACTGTGAAGCTGCTTAAGTTTTCACGTAAGTCACAATAGATTGAAAATACTTCAGCTAAATTGAATTGATATAGAGTGAGTCTTATATAAAGCCAGCAAATTACTAGTGTCTTTATCATACATATTTGAGTATGCACCAATCATATGACATGTTTTGTGAAAAACTTAACTTATTATTATCCTGCATTCATATTGGCTCTTAAGTGAAACTAGAAGATACTTTTTTAAAGGCCTCTGGTGTAAATGAGAGTTTGTCGCGCTCAGAATGAAAATATAGGTGCCAAGCTGTTAGTATAAATATTGTCACCTTAGTCTTTGTGAGATGAGTAATTGTTCATTTACACTATTCTTCGGTTGTACCCTTTTTTTCGAGTATCACCACAGTCCGCATTTTACGTGGGTTTGATGTAAGAAAATAAAAAAGGGTATTTATGCTAAAAAGCATAAAAGTTCTTTAATAATCAGATGCTTATTGTGGTTTTTGTATTGTTCACTGCCGTATAGGCAGCTTAGAAATATCTATTTAAAACTCCATTTTTATGTGAGAAAATTCTGTAGTATTTCATTATCTTTAAAGAACAAAACCCTTGATAAAAAATTTACTAAGGGTTTTATTGCTTCAAAATAATTACGTGTGACAATCGTTTTAACTAGTATTAATTCTTAGTTGTGGGTATATCATCAAACCTTGTCTAACTAAAAAAACGGGTAAATTTTCCTGTAGTATTTATACCATTCTCTTTAAATTGCCTCTCCACATTTTTCATCATTTTACGAGTAGTTTTATAATGGCCACTCTCATCTGTAACATCGACTAAATGACCATTATATACAGCTATTTTACCAGCACCTGCGACAGCACCTCCTTTTCTTGCTAAAGACGTATGATGCCTTTTGCCAACGGTCGGATGTTTATCTACTCGGATTTTTCCATTCCCTGTCATAATAAAGTTTGCCTTGTCAGTTTTCACTCGTGGCCTACCTATCATTTTTTCTGTCGAATCACGTGTATCAAATCGATTTCCTTTAGAGTCAAAAACTCTACCATTATGAAATGTTAACTCACGACGCTTGAGCTGTTCGTTACTCAAACGATCTATTTTGCGGCCTCTAATAGCAGGTGCTCTAGCATGACCTATAGTCTCGTTATCATATTCTCTGCTTCTTTTCTTCACCGGCCACTTAAAAAATTGATTTTGCATTAATGGTCTAGGTTGTGGCCTTGTACGATTATGGGAATGCCGCCTTTTTAATGCTCTAGTTTCTGGAGCCGTGTGGTGAAACGAGCGGCGCCGGTGCATTACTGGAGGTCTTGGCTCTGTGTGCCTCAACCTCTTATTAAGTGTCAAATGCTTATGGTGCAGAGGTATCAAAGGGCTTGTTTTTCGATCTATACGTCTAGGCATTGTTTTCTCTTTTAAAATCAGTTGCAGTGTTTACAATAGTAATAAATATGTGAAATAAAGAAAAAAATGGTTCCCTGTAATTAATCTTATAAATTCAAGAGTAAGTAGAAAGCTAATTCTGTCTTATAGTTCAAAAACGCAGAGTTACACCAATTGCTATATTATTTTATAGACTTTATTAAGTCACAGAAATTAAAGTCCACTGGGGATTTTTACTGTTGTTCACTTCCGTATAGGCAGCTTAGAAAAATGTTAACGTTAAACTTATATTTTTTCATTTATCAAAAAATAAGTAATTTGATAACATTACTATCACTGTAAGTATGCCCACCAATTCGGATCGTTTAATTTTGCTCTTTTTGCTGAATCTGTAGATCTTTCCGCTGCTTTCCGAGCTTCGTATCGATATGAGGCTTGTCGTCGAGAGTCTGCGCTATCATATGCCGCTGGCTTGGCAGTTGCGTCATCTCTTGTATATCTTTCCTTCGCAAATACAGATGGTATATCTTTACCTTTTGATATTAAGTATTCACGTGCATATTGCCGTTCTCTCAGAGTGAATGTTGTTTTAGTCTTCGATAGATAACTATTATAGCTGTCTCGACCGCTGGCTAATCGAGATAACTTTGCGCTTTCTTTTCTGGAGAGATGTTGTCTCTTCTGACCAAGAAGATCTTCTACTTCAGACGAGTCTCTTTTGACTAATCTTTTTATTTCAAGGCTCGAATGATGAGGCCATTTCATATAATCATAGTAAGATCGTAAATAAGATTTTTGATCATTACGAAGAGAAGTAAATTGCGAGGGAGAATATTTATCAAAAATTTGTTTTCCTATCTGTGTCGACCTTGACATTCTAGATGACGAGCTAGCGCTAGCTTTTGTTGGGCTTGGCTTCAAGCGTAATCTCAACGCTATAGACGAAGGTTGCGATTGAGTTAACGAATTATGAGTTGAAGGAAAAACTGATTGTGTTGAATGACTGTGATGATAATCATTGTGTCTTTCCCTCATTCTGTTGTCTATAAGTCTGTTGACGCAATGACCTTTATTACAATAATAAGCACCTGGAATACCTGATGGGCATAAATACTTTTCTCTTATTTTTTTAAATTATATGATGAGTAATTATACTCAGCTAAAAGTTTGAGAATATTTCAATATAAATTACAGTAAATGACGTGCTAATAGTAATAAGCCTATTTCAATGCTCCAAATTTTTTCTAAAAATATATTAGCTAGAGTCTATTTTGGTTTGTTTTTCGATTATAACTCACACTTTTTTACTGATTTTGGAGTTTCGTATGTTTGACAAATACAACACACTGAAAATAGCACGATTTAACAAAAAAAATAGTAGATGATATTGATACAAAGCTCACATTAACTAGAGTTAATCTATTACTTCTACAATATTAACTTTTATCGAGAGCTGATTTTATAGGCGCGGGTGCATTATTTTCTGCCGCTATAAATTAAGTTGGTTGGTATATTTACCTTATCCCAAATAATATGATGTCGATTTTAAGAACTTTTTCCGCTAATAGCATACTTACAGATCGACATTAATATTATAAAATAGGAGTTTTAATGCCAGTAAACAGATCATCACGTAGTTCACATCGACCCGTAAGTCAAACAAATACAAATACAAATACAAATACAAATCGTCATAGAAGAACTACCGCTAGGGAACCATTGCTGAATTATAGTGTTCGTAGACGAACTCACGAAACACAGTCGCGCCCTAGTCAAAATGCCATCGAAAGTCTGATACAAAATTCTCATCCTGAGGCAAATACACCAACTACAAGATCATCTGTTCGAAGAAGAACTAGAGAACAACTACGTCCTAGTGATCGAGAGATCCTTAACATCATACAACGCCCTCAACGCTAGAAGTCAATACTTTTTAACTTGCAAATACTGGACGATATATAGAACAATGATGGTAGTACACTTAAACTGGCCATCTTGTTAAAAGCTATCGACACTACTCGGTTGTTAAGCACAGGAAAAAAGTAAAAAGCCACTTTCATAGAAGGTGGCTTTGATTGGTAGTCTATATAGGACTGTGGTTGTCTTACTGCAAATGGTGTTACAACGCCACACGTCATCACAGTTACTGTGATAACATGCCGTCAAATCAGTATGAACAAACGTATTATTCTCGCCTAAAAAACGTCTAGTGAGTTAAAGGTAGTTCATAACACGATTACTGTTGTCTTGGTTGAATTGTTTTATGTCTGATTTATTGGCGCCGCTTTTATTAACGGCACGATAATAATATTTCCACTGGCCTTTAAGTTTGAGATAAGTCTCATCAAGCCGCCATCTCTTTCTGGGTAAACACTTCTTTTGTTGAAAGGACTTTTCTAATTTTCGTCGCGTAGAATATAACCCAAGGATTTAAGGTGCTGTGGTCAACATCAATGCCTCGCTCCGCCATCATTTCTTCAATATTTCTATAGCTCAGTGCATAGGCAAAGTACCAGCGAAAACATTGCAGAATGATTTCTTGGGGATAGTGGCGAGATTTAAAACTGATCATTGGTTACTTAGTCTAGCGGCTAAATACGAGCCGCTAGTACAATGAGTAGAATTTCAAAAGTCCGGTATGTGACAAAACCACAAAACCCGGTAGTCCTCTATCTAGTCGTCATCAGACTCGCTGTCTGTATCGTCGTCATCAGACTCGCTGTCTGTATCGTCGTCATCAGACTCGCTGTCTGTATCGTCGTCATCAGACTCACTGTCTGTATCGTCGTCATCAGACTCACTGTCTGTAATTGCCTGATAGAACGCGTGTTTCGATATCATTCTAACATCAGGAATTTGGGGCTGACCGGCAAACTGTTGAACCATACCAACGAAAACCAAGTCTTCAACTGGGTCAATCCAGAACCAGGTTCCGGCAGCTCCACCCCAATAGTATTCCCCTTTAGAATAGCCACCAACCGGGTTACCTTCAGGATCTTCAACAATGCCAAAATTAAGCCCAAAACTTGCTCCAGGCTGCCCACCAAGCAATGGATCCAAATTATTAACCAGATGCTCCGGGAGCTGATTTGTACGCATCATCCTTACAGTCTTTGGTTTTAAAAGTCTTACGCCATCTAATTTACCGCCGTTGAGTAACATTTGTGAAAATCTTAAATAATCCATCGCGGTTGAAACCAGGCCCCAACCACCGGCTTCCAGCATTTGCTCTTCTTTAAAACGAATAACATTGCCGTATAACTCTTGTTCTACCAGCTTACTGTTGATGTCATAATGATAAACCTCTGCAAGGCGATCATGTTTTTCTACTGGAACATAGAAAGCGGTATCATTCATTTCCAGTGGCTCGAAGATTCGTTCTTGCAAAAATTCACCAAAACGCTGACCAGACAATTTTTCTACAAGATAACCCTGAATATCTACTGATGCGCTATAAGAGAAATTTGTACCGGGCTGAAATAAAAGAGGGACGGTAGACATTTTAGTGATCATGTCTTGTAAGCTGGAGTCAGCATCAAAATTATTTGCCTCTGATAACATAACATGAACAGGATGGTTGCCCATCATTGTGCCATATCCAAAACCAGCAGTGTGATTCATCAACTGACGAATGGTTATGCTGCTATTAGCAGGTTCAGTGATCATATTACCGTCATCATCCAAACCCACATAAACTTGCATATCAGCAAATTCAGGAATGTATTTTTCGACAGGATCTGAAAGACGAAACTTTTTTTCCTCAAACAACATCATCATCGCGACACCGGTTATCGGTTTAGACATAGAGTACACTCTAAAGATGGTGTCCTTTTCCATAGGTGTTTTTGTCGCAATATCCTGATAGCCCATGGTTTCGTAATGAACTATTTTGCCATGACGCGCAGCGATGGTTACCATACCCGCCAAACGTTCTTCATCGACAAGAACTTGCAGGTTCTGAGCAACCTGCTTAATTTTTTCTGAATCCATTCCTGCGGATTCAGGTGAACCAAACCGTAACTTTTTACTCCCCGCATGAGACTGAAGGCTAAAGAAGGTAATACACATCATTAAGAAAAGGTAAAACCATTTATTTTTGTTTCTAAATATATTGTCTTTCATAATGTAGATTCAACTCGCTAGTGCAATTATTGGTTTGATCCCAAACATTATTTGATTGGGTGTTTTTAAAAATTTTCGTCGCAACTAATTAATTCGGCGTCAAAAGTTAAAAGGGGATTTGCGGCTTACACAGCCAAAGCATAGAATTGTTTAGTGCATTACAGACCGTTAGCAATAGTTTTCTTCATTTGCCCTTTTTTGATCATTACCGCAACTTCAATTTCTGCCAATGTTTTTTGTGTACAATGAAAATTCTTAAAGCCAAGCATTGAGCGGGAGAGTCTTGTAATTCGCCGATGATCCTGCTCAATGACATCGTTTAAATATTTACACTGACAGATTTTAACACGCTCATTGTTACCTTGGCTGAATTGTCTTATGTTTGATTTATTGGCGCCGCTTTTATCAATATTTAATAAGCAGGGCTTTCCATTGTGTTTAACCGTTTTTGCGAAAAAGTGTTGAGCCGCCTTCTTATCACGCTTGGCGGTCAGTAAAAAGTCAACGGCATTACCATGTTTACCAACGGCACAATAATATTTCCACTGGCCTTTAACTCTGAGATACGTCTCATCAAGCCGCCATTTATTCCCGGGTAGACGCTTCTTTTTTTGAAAAGCTTTTCTAATTTCGGCGCGTAGAATATTACCCAACAATTCAAAGTACTGTGGTCAACGTCAGTTCCGCGATCAGCCATTATCTCATCAATATTTCGGTAACCGAGTGCATAAGCGCAGTACCAGCGAACACTTTGCAAAATGATCATTGGCTACTTAGACTAGTGGCTAAATATGAACCGGCAGTATAAAGGGTAAAATTTCAAAAGTCCGGTATGCGACAAAACCGTCGAAAATTGGTCTAAGCGTGTGTCTGGGTATGAAGGATAATTTTCACTGTGCTAAACTATTGTGGACACACACTTAACTATTCACTGCAGTTTATTTTTGTGAATTAATATCCTTCATTAAGTCAAGTACTGGTCAGTATTGGAAGTATGATTGGCGTTTAGAACTTTTTATCACAAGCAGATATTTAGTCAACGATAACGAGCGTGTGCTTCTTTCAGTTTTCCGCCGCACAAAAAAAGAAGCTATGACACATTAGTATCTACAGTGCGATCATTCGATATAACGCCTTGTTTTGAAAAAACTGAAGCACAGTAGTCTTGTATCTATCAGCAACTTGTTATGCTTAGTTTGCTTCAAAAGATGAAATTGTTCTTTTTTATTACACTAACTTCAATATAGTTCCAGCCACCTCCAATAAGGCCTCCTACTATAGGTAAAGTCTTTGTGACTACACCTTTTTGTGTAACCTTGATACCAAAATATTTTAGCATTTAATATTATTTTTATGTTGATGATTTTTTCACTATTTTCTTAGATTGTCGAGAGCCAAAAAATGCAGGCCCAGACCAATGTGTACCGGTAATCTCTTTCGCAATTTTGGATAAACTTTTGTAAGGGCGTTTTTGAAATTCAAACTGTTCATCTGATCGCACAATCACCTCGTATTCCACATCGTTATAAAGTCGTTTCAAAATGGTGCCCGGTACTGGAATATAAGTGTTTTGTTTATTTTTACTTTTATTGATTGCGTATGTTTGGCTAATCTCTTTAATACGTTGTGTATTTCTTTTAATAATTTTCTTATCATCAGCACTTAACGAGTTAACTTATAATGCGTAAGGCAGACGCCGCTCAATATAACTTCTTGCTCGCACTGGGGGTGATGTTTGGTTGAATTCCTGCCATATGACTAACAGTTCTTTCATTGCCATGTTTTCAAGCTGCATGATCTGCGTTAGTGTAGAAGGGGGCGTTTCTGCTATCGACATGGCTGGCCTTTGGATGTGTTGATAATAGGTTTTCCATGTACGCTCAGGTAGGCAGACTAGCGCTTCCAGTATGTTTACTGCCGTATAGGCAGCTTAAAATAATAGGGTTGCTGATTAGTGGCCACATTGTTGTCCACTGAGCAATTCCTATGGTTGATATTTAGTCTTTTCTCTTGAGTGGAAATATACTTAATATAGGTTTGTTGCTACTTCCATACCTAGCAATAAATGAATGAATGATAAACCTATGCCTGATATCTCTCTTCTAGTACAAAATAAGATTGAAAAATACTCTTAATATATTGATTTTATTCCTTATATCTATGGGCTGTATTTGGTTTTTATTAGTACAGTTAATTACCTCTTTGGTTTAGCTAACTATAAACCCCTCTGGTTTTCTCCGTTCTGAGTAAGGTTTGCGTATTTCTTTTTGGGTAGCCATTGCCCTCAAAAAACCATCATAAAATTCCGTCGCTAAGTTATTGATTTATAAGGAAATAATTTTTCGTCATCGACGGACTTCGAAAGTGGTGCGTGGCATAGTGAGAGAGAATATAGGGGAGAAGAGAGAATTTGATGCTATGAAGTCCGGGATTAAAAAATAGCCGAAGTCCGCAAACCCTTGCCGTTACTGGGCTGTAGCGCGGGGGGCAGGCATAAAAAAGCCAACCTGATAGGGGTTGGCTTTTATCTATTGGTGGAGGGGAGGGAACTCGGTTCAAACCCTTTCTGTGATGTATTTAGGCTTAGTGGTAAGTCCTTGTAAGAATTGGTAAAGTTGTTATGCATCAATGTGGTGCATCTGCTTGTAGTTTTTAGTTCTATATCGAATTAAGCCTTTTGACGTCAGTTAACCTAGACATTCACGAAGAATTATATATGCTTAACTTGCCTGTTATAGTCGCTTATCAGATTAGGAAAGTATTTCTATGCATATAAAAGTCCTTGATTTTGTGATGAGTTATTTTTAATTGACAGGCCGAAATAATCAATAAAACATGCTACATACTCAAAATTTTGCCTAATACCTAATATCTGCTATGAGTAAGTTGCGACTTTGAAATCTAATAATAATAATGTTTATATTATTTGTTTTGGGTTTTTCTCTGGTAGCTTGTGCATCAAAATTGAAAACTAGAGTACAAAAAATTAAGCTTAAGGAGTGAGAATGAGAGAAGTAATAATCACAGACTTAACAAGGTTTTCTACCGGTGATAATGTCTGTACAGCCGTAATTGATGTGAAGACAGGCGAATGTTTCCGGCCAATGCCTTATTTAAAAAGCACTAAATGTGAGGAATTAGGTATTCATCCTGGTGCAATCTTGAAAGGGAATATTTCTTTGCAGCAAAATAGAGATAATCCTCATGTTGAGGATGCTAGTTATTCCGACCTAAAATTTTATGGTGCATGCAATGGTGAGCAGTTCCTTCAAATACTAGAAAACTCATCGAGTGATTCTGTGTCACAAGGTTTTGGTATTGATTTTGATTCTAATCAGAAACATATTCCCTACGGTCAAGAGGCAAATTGTTCAATAATCACGATTAAGGTCTTGCCACGTCAGTTAAGCATTCATGAAGACCAGTTTAAACCAGGAAAAATTAAAGCTTCTTTCACAGATGATAGTGGACATAAGTACAACTATCTTTCAATCACTGATAGGGGATTTCATGACTATGCGAAAAAGCACCAAAATGATGATAGGCTACACGAGGTCACTGATTTAATAAATAAACAGGATTCAGTCTATCTAAGAGTGGGATTAAGTAGAGTCTGGGCTATTGGAGAGAGGAATGGATACTGGTTGCAGGTTAACGGAATCTATACATTTCCAAGGTTTCACGATGAGATAAGAAGCTATGGCTAATGAAATAGATATATACACGATTGGTTTTACTAAAAAGAACGCAGAAACATTCTTTAACCTCATTCGCACATCAGAAATAAGTACACTTTTGGATGTGCGATTAAACAATATTTCTCAACTTGCCGGTTTTGCAAAGAGAGATGACCTTAGATTTTTCTTAAAAGAGCTTTGTAATACGGATTACGTGCATGTTCCAGAGCTTGCTCCAACAAAAGACATCTTGAATGCTTATAAAAAAGGTGAAATACCCTGGGAAGAGTATGAAGATAAATTTCTAAATCTTATGGGGCAAAGAAATATAGAAAGGTCAGTAAAGCCTGCATTGCTAGATCAAGGTTGCTTATTGTGTAGTGAGCATGAACCGCATTTATGTCATAGGAGGCTTGTTGTTGAGTACCTTAATGAGAATTCTGAATTAGATCTAAAAGTGAAGCATTTGTATTAATGGCGACAGTATTAATTCTTTATCCAAAACTATTTAATTGCTACTCAAAGTTTTCTAGAAAAGTAGAGAAAATATCTTCAAGTCTCAAAGATGTTGTTTTAACTTATCCAAACGATCCGTGTGATTTTATACAGAGATTGTGTGATGAAAACCCAGGAAAATTGAAGAGCATAAAATTAATTAATTGGACAACTGACGATATAACTCATGCAATTATTTTTGATGATGGTGAAGAGTTCGGAGAAGAAATAAAAAAAATAAAGGATAGCGGTAAGCCGCTAAGAGTTATTAGTATTGCTATAACACGAGTTGTAAATATAAAAACTGAGCCAGAATACCAAAAAGAGAAGAGTACGCCGAATTATGAGTACATTGGAAGAGGTTCTTACTGGGGAAACCCTTACTCAATGTATAGTGAAGGAGATGATCGAAACGAGGTCATACGTAAATATAAATACGATTTTGACTATGAAAAATTTCCTAACAAAGAAAAATCTGAAGTGTATAAATTAGCAGGAAAGCGTCTGGGGTGTTTTTGTAAACCAGAAGCTTGCCACGGCGATATTCTTGCTGATTTTTTGAATTCGTGGGACGACGGTAAGTAGGTACTTAACAAAGCGTTGCTGCGGAAACTGAAAGTTAAAACGAATACTCGAACAACCAAACAATAAGATAAGAGCACCTAGCCCCTGATCGTCTCGAAGAAGCTGCACGACTATACCTACATTTACTTAAATTCTATCCTGCGCCAGATTGGTTTTGAATACCGACTATATATAAAAGGCAAAACAATCATATAAATAAAGTGATGCTGACAAAGTAATGCTTTTGGTGTCAATCAAAAGCTCCCTAAGCTGTTTGCTCTCACGGATAGTTGTCATCTTTTTTTGCAATGGTTCTGTGAATAGTTGTAAGTGTCCAATACATAAATATTGGACGCGTGACTGACGTCTAGAGTTTTTTGTCACAAAAGCAAGCTTAGTAGAGATAACGAATGTGCACATTTTCCACATCACTGTCGCACAAAAAACAAGCTATGACGTATAGTATTTACAATGAGGTCATTCTATATAGCGCTCGTATTTACGACTGATTTGGAGAACAGCGGAAAACCAGTCCGTTAGCATGAGCTTGTTACATGTTTACAGTGTTGGATAGGACAGCTTTTCATTGTGAGATTGAGCGTCATCTTCCCAAATAAGCCGAATTACATGCTTAGATTTGGTCAGCATGTGAACCGCAGCTATCAATTCGACCGACTGATGTCTCTCTAAACTTTCCATTGGAAATTTATCAGTGACTTCAGAATCAATTATTACATCGTTCCCCTCTGGAAAATCTATTTTTACGTTTCTAGCAGTTGAAGCCCCTTTATTCCAAATTTTAAGCCGATATTTATTGCTGCCCAGTTTAATGAAAGATGCTCCAAGATCGGCTCTTTTTTCATTTAATGAGTCCTCATTTCCCTTCTCTAATAGAAGATTGTTTAACTTCTCTTGGCTTTCAACAAGAGATTTTTGCTTCTTGTTAAAACTAACAGTTTGCCAAGTTGCATAGCCTGATAGGAGAAATGCCAAACCAGCGATAATATCACCTGCATCAATAGTTACTGGCATTATTTGATCCTAATATTTTTACTACCTGAAAATGCTTTTTTGAGGGATTTGCGAAGTTCATCAGCAATACCTTCCGTAACCTCTTTCTTAATTTCAGAGAGGTGCTCATCAATATTTTCGCTATTCTCTTGAATTAGCTCGTCTTTGTTTAATTCTCTTTCACATAAGGCACAGGTCATAATCTGAATAGTTTCATCCGCGCCCTCATCATACGAAAAATCAGAACACCCGCATGTTGGGCATAGTAACCTAATACTTCTATTGTATTTCTCAGAATTCATCCTATCTCTCCGAATTATAAGGGTGCGTAAAACTACCCCAGTGGGAATTTCCAGTTATACACAACGGCCTTCCGATCAATGTTGTAGATAAAACTCTAACAGGCTCAAGGAGTTGCAACACAACAATACACCTAAACAGCCTCGATTGGCAAACGTAAGCCGCTAATTGCCTTTCATACTATCACTCTGTGAGTCTACTAAATCTTAATTAGACATCAGACTAGTTTTGAATGCTAATATCAAGAAACTCTACTTTGCTCGCAAACAAGAAACCAAACTATGACCTATTAGCTTCATTTGATATAATAGCTTAATAGGTGGTGCGACCTTTTGCGTCCGTACTGCTTGCATTGTTAGGTAATTTAGAACCATTTGCCTTAGTGGATAAAAATATATCCGAATAAATACCTTTTAATGAAGCGGCTACAATCACCATCCCGGCAATGAAAATGTAAAGGTCGATTTCTTTTAAAAGCTCTCTCGCATCTTCATTTATTGTACCGGCTACTAAAAGTGCACCGCACACAACGCCACTTGACTGAAGAATGGCATTAACCATGACAGCCTGATTGAATTCTTTTTTTGCTGCATGACATCTGTATGCATAGATACTTATCAATATGACCCCAATAATGGCTGAAGGTATGAATATGGCTTTATCCATTCTTCTTGCCACCATTTTTTACAGAGTCACCGATTAATCCACCAACAATACCGCCAATGAGGGCACCAAAAGGTCCGCCAACCGAAGCGCCAAATATTGCCCCGCCTGCGGCTGCCCCCAATACTCTGGAATTATCTTCTTCTGGATCAGGTGGTCGATGGTAAGTTTTAAAACTGACATCGAGTATTTTTGCCCCAGATGCTTCATGACTAGTATCATTAAGGATACCGTTAGGGTATTCCCATGCTTCAAATTTTAAATGTATATCTTCATTACAATTATCACATGGGTAATCAATATAAGCAGTGTACTGGCATTCTTTTCCCATACCTCTTTCAGACGCAGACTCTGCTTCAAACATTATTTCATCTTTACTCAAAGTGTGTTCATGACCACAGTTTGAACAAATATAACGTGCTTCGGCAATTATTCCATCACTCATAGTTATCTCGATATATCCATAATTTATTTAACGTTCCAACAAAGGCTGCAGTTTACGGCGTCCTAGTTTAATTGGCTTGTCATGTTTATAGTGCTTCACCATCTACAGTTACTGATGCGTTAAGATTACGATCATAAGGTACATAGACTTTTACTGATTTTCCTGATTCTGTTTTTACTTCAATTACCATATTTTGGGGTGGTGCCGCGAAATCATCGGAAATGAGGGTATGAATCGCTAGTTTGCAGGATTCACCGAACTCATGAGGACAATAAAGACTTCCATCTACTGCTGGAAGAGTAACTTCGATATTCGACATTTCACACTCCTAACCTTAGTTAATGAGTAGAGTTCTTTAGTAAACATAAGTATATTAGTCAGAATTCCCGTTTATCCCACAGAGGTCTTTCAATTAATGTTGTAGATAAAACTCTAACAGGTTAAAGGGGGTGCAACAATACACTTAAAAAAATTTACTAGAAAAAATAAGCCACTATATTTAACTAGATGCCAGGAAAGAGTTTATACACACTGCTAAACAGAGTATTTACAGAGAAGTACCCCCTTTATTTGTGTCCAGTTTTTCTACATATTATTTTTCTAACAATCTGTAATCCAAATATTCAGGACTTTCACACCATATATTGATATGCCCATCTTTAACTCTAGGCCCCGTCTCTGAAATTAAAAAAACCATCTTGGGTTTGTTATCGGCAGTTCTTTCTAATGTGTCTAGGTTAAAGCGTTTAAAACCTGATACTTCCAGTTTACTTATTGGAATATAGGTTGACGGGCGCTTAATGATATCACCTGATGTAAGTGTTTTATCGAAAACGATAGAGTACCCATGCTCTTTTTTATTAAACCATGCCTTTCCGTAATAAATTCGAAATTCATCTTCAAAATCAGCTAAATTTTGCCCATTAATTTCAATAAATAGATTGTTGAGGTCAATCAACCCTGTTTCTGGTAACTGTACGATCAATGATTCTTTTGCTAAATATGCGTCGATTAATGAAGAAAGTGTTTTTGTTCGCTGGATTTTACGCTTTCCAGCTATCACCCTCCCGCGACTAATCCTACTTTCACTATATTCACTATTCTTTGCAAGATCGCCTGATTCAAGCCTTTTTGTACTTGGTGGTTGGAGATTTATTCGAATAGCATGATCTATATACTCGTCACTATCTTTGTATATATCCATCGTTGTTTTTGAGGCTTTCTTTTGATTATCAATATCTTTTGCTATATTGCATTGAGAGCTATGTTCACCAACGATTATATAGTAAGGGTCACGCTTTCTCTTTTCTAGCGGACGATCTAGATTAGCGCAAGTAACGGGTGCATCACAGTTTTTACCCGGACATTGGAAGTTAAATTTTGACTGTATAACTCCTTCAGCAAATTTCATGTCTGCTTGTCGGGCAGTAATGTTTAGCTTCACATCCTCTGAAAAAGCTTTTTCTAATTTCATGATATATTTCCTATTTTTTTTCATAATCCTAACAGCTTATTTATGGTTGTTCTCTGTTATAAACAAGGCTTAGTGTCTTTTAAATGCTATTCAAGTTATAACATATCACTACTATTTAGTCTTTTTAAACTCTACTTCAATACGTCTTGATAAGAGTCAATTAAGTTGCTAATCAATCCTATGTACAATGATGGTTTGCAATAACTCATATTAATATCTTGGCATAAATTTGTGCTATAAATTTTTTGTGCCTTATTAAGAATGTGAGTCTTATTTGAGAGGGGTTCATTGCGAATTAAATTTTTCAATTCCCTGATGAAGTTATAAGTCTTTGCGCCTTGTCGATATTTAGGATCTATTTTAGATAGCTTCTTAAAAAAGACTTCTTCAAAATCATACAAGCGCTGAGGTGGGCTTCCTAATTTAAATGTACAAATATCGCTTGCTTTTTTGGATGCAATTATACTATTCCTATTAAATTGAGGATTTTGGAGAAGTTTTATTGCTTCTTCTCGACTACATGTAAAATACACTGCTTTCCATTTATCATATTCTTCCGTAAACGAGAATGAGATCTCAGAGTAGAAAAGAATAGTAATTACTAATGTTAAGGCTTGGAGTTTTGCAAACATCCCTTTTCAAACTCCTAAAAATATACGTAATTTATTCATTGATTGCCCTATTGCTAAATCATTAATGTTTTTGCCATTATACATTTATTAAAAGCTGTAACTAGATGATAGATTTGCTACGGGTGAACAATATAGTCGCAAATAAAGTCTTTTTGTCGCCAAAGTTTTTTTCGTTAATGGTAAGTTGCCTTAATTGTTAGCTGACAAACGGATTGAAAATGGTATTTCACGTTGATTTTTATAAGAGTATTCCAATTGTGGCAATGGGTAACTACTATCCAGTTAGTTCAGGCTCTGTTGATATTCATAGCCGTCAGATTCTTGATTTTAAAGACGGTAAAGATGAAGCCGTTTCTGTCTTCTCTAACAAACTTATTACCTACTTACGCGGAAAAGGACTAGGTCGCCAACCCGTCTTTATTGCAACGATTCCATCGTCAACACACGGTAGGTCTCATGCAGGCTTCGCTAAGCTAATTAAGAACCTATCCTTTGAGTTTTCAGTCCAAAACCCCGATTATAACTTAATCCTACGCACCAAGACAAAGCTAGCGGCTCACAAAGGTGGTAGTCGGAGGAAAGAGGATGCACTAGCATCGACAGCTATTCCAATTGATATTGCACGAAAGATTGGAGGTAGATCTGTTATCCTACTCGACGATGTAACGACAACAACTAATTCAATAAAAGCAGGCATTGATGTATTAACGGATGCTGGTGCATTAGTTAGAATCGCGGTAGTGTTAGGCAGAACAATGAGAGGATAGAGCAGCCAACTGTGCAGCAAAATACAGAAATACATGCAATAGACCAAGATTCTGATTATTATCCAGACAGTCTTCGTAATATCATGAGTCCCCCACGCATACTTTACGCTCGAGGCAACTTAGATTTGCTCGTGTCTTCTCTAGGTGTGGCCATTGTTGGCACACGTAATGCCACAACTAATGGCTTAAAAATAACAAATAGAATAGCTCGCCACTGTGTTAGCTTGGGAGCGACAGTGGTCAGTGGGCTTGCTTTAGGTATTGATGCTGAAGCCCATAGGGGGTGTCTAGACGTAGCTGGAAACACGATTGCTGTGTTGGCCCATGGTTTACATACGGCGGAACCCAAGGCCAATCAACAGTTAGGCTACCAAATATTGGAATCTGGTGGTCTATGGGTTTCAGAACATCCAGAAGGTGCTCGAGCGAGTAGACAAAACTTTGTGCCACGTAACCGCATACAAGTCGGATTATCTAAGTGTTCCATTATTGTCGAATCTGATGTTAGAAGCGGCACAACAACGCATGCTAAATTCTGTGTTCAGGAAAAACATCCACTGTTTGCAGTTATTCCTCAAGAAGGAAACCCTCTAAAATTACATTGTAAAGGGCCAGAAATGATGGTGAGAGATATGGGGGCGAAAGCGCTTGTTACTAAAGACGACTACTCACTTATTAAAACAGCTTTGAATTTATAACTGCAAATGTAAGTTTTCCTAACTTTACCTATTATTTAGTAGGTGAAAATGGATCAAGCTTGGCACTGAATAAAATAATAGCAGATGAGTTGTATGATAACGTTGATGGTGGGAGTTTGCACCTTGCGGCCACTAGCGGAAAAGCTAGAATGACGAAGAAACTCTTAAGAGCGAACGTTCGAAACGGATGGATATTCTAACTTCTGCTGCTCGCGTAAAAGACCACCAGAGTCTCGTTAAATACAGAGGCTTACTATTGCGAGTAGAGGTTGTTTAAGTAGATTCTTTTTGCTCATTGAAGTTGTTGGGGTTTTACTTAGAATGTTAATTGAAAAACAGCAGTGGATATTCGGGAATCCCGACATAACCTGCTGTTAGGTTCTATCAGGAGTCAAGCAGGATAATGTTTTGGATTCAATAGAAAAATGGGTATCAGTACTGGGGAGCATTGCTTCTATTGGTGCTGCGATCTGGGCTTGGGTTGAAGCTAGTAAGGCATCAACATCCGCAAAAAAAGCCGAAATCGTCAAAAATGAGATTGTTGACAGACGAAAATTGGCTGAAGTATCTCAAGTTCATGCAGAAACGAGCAGGGTTTTGAAAACTGTTTCAAAGGTTGGGCCTTCATGTAACCCAACAATGCTTCGTGGTGTAAATTGTGCAGGCATTGCAAAGGAGGTAGAAGAGTTCTCCCGCTTTATTAATGAGCAAAGCTCGCACTTTACAGAGTTCTTTGATAACAAAGCTAAAGAGCTGTGTGCGGCTTTAAATGATGACATAGAAGCGTTGTCTGAAGCTAAATCGTTTGAAGATAAAAAGGCGGCAGGCAAAAGTATTTACTACAAAATCAATGATTTTATGCCAACCGTAAAGACTCTTTCTGACGAAAAGAGAGAGAGTATTACAACCCGCTTTAATTAAGGGAAATAACAATGAAAATTACAGATGGTGAAAAACTAATACTGTTAATGCTCAGCGAGCTTTATGATACTTTAGACGTAGATGGTGAAATTGAGCCTGACTTTATTCGTTCTGCAATATATAGCGATAAAACGTGGAGTATACCATGGAAATACTCCGGTATCCCCTTTGAAAATCAAGAGACACCTGGAATCGTAAAAGAAGTACTAGATATTCTAGATATGTGGAGTTTTATTGAGTATAGCTACGGCGAGCTTAATGACGAAGATAGGGCTTATGTTGAGAAAGAAGCATCACCATTTGGCAAAGATCCAAAGTTTAGAGGTTTTGATGGCAACAATGAAACTGATTATATGGGAACTGCATCGTTTATTGTGAATCAACTTGATCGCTTTGAAGAGTTTAAAGGAAGAAACTTTAATTCGCACCTTCCATCAGTAGATAGCTATCGCAGGATGTTGACGGTTTTCAATAAGATGAGAAATAACTTCTATTTAGATTCTTTAAGTGCAGAGCAACTAGTCCAAATACTTAAAGAAAAAGTACACCCTGAGAATAGGTAATGACCTAACAAATGCCCTCTAATCCTACTAGTAAAAGTTTTGGCCTTCGCTTTTATTTTTCAGCTGCAGAACGGAGTGCCACTAAAAATATCTGCGCTATAGACTTCAATAGTGCGCACTCTAATTTTCTAGCCCCCGACTTAGTGGAATTTTTTGGCATTGGCATCCAAAAAGATATGGCGTCGAATTGAACTTTAGTGGATATACAAGGTGATATTATTTGGATCAGAAAATTGTCCGAAGCAGCCGCTTAGTGCTTCAGCTAAAATGTTGTATTGAGTGAGGTGGAAAACGACCCTGAATGGTGACCTGGAATGCGATCTATAAACTAAGTGTCATTTGATAAAATTCATAACTATTGATAGACAGGAGCTATAAGTGTTCTTACAAGAATTAGAATACGTAAATTTAAAAAAAATTCTCATTTCCTACGAGGAAAAAGGGCGTGGGGAGTCTATAGCCTTTTTAAACTGGTTCTTAGAAAATATATTTCGCTTAGATAGCGTCGCTGCGGACGATGCCATATGTGATAGAGCAAACGATCGCGGAATAGATGGTCTAGTGGTTGAACATACACTTAAGAAAGTATTAGTTCTTCAAGGAAAAATAAAACAGAAAGAGTCTTCAATTGGTGATGCGTCACTTAGAGAATTAGCAGGAACTATTACACAATTATCTGACGTCGATTCAGTTCAAGCGTTAATTGATGGTGGTGCAAATGAAGAATTAAAAAAAATTCTTAAGAGAAGTAACGTGAAAGATCTGATTTCGAAGGGCTATAAAGTAGAAGGGGTGTTCATTTCTAATCAACCATTGGATAAGAATGGAGAAGAATTTGTCAGACAAGATAGTTCTATCACTGTATACGATAGGCGCGCAATTGTTAGTAAATATATTGATATTGAAGCTGAAGGTGGTATTGAAGGCGAGCACGTCTTTGATACGAGCTATGTCACGCCAATTGTACTTCATACGTCTGACCGCGCAACAACTTATATATTACCAGTTAAAGCTCTTGAACTCATAGGTATGCAGGGTATAGATGACGGAACGCTTTTTTCACAGAATGTAAGGCAATCTTTGGGAAATACTAAAGTTAATAAAGCGTTAATGGAAAGTGTCAATGATAAGAAAGAGCATGAAAACTTCACGCTCTATCATAACGGAATAAATATATTATGTGAAAAAGCAGAACTGAAAGGCGATAGTTTAAATATAGCTAATTATGTGGTTGTAAATGGAGCTCAAAGCATATCTACGTTTAAAAAGTTATCCGATAAGCTATCAGAAGATTTGAGAGTTATTGCAAAAGTAATTCAAATTCAAAACCCAGAACTTTCCAAAAAAATTACAATAAATAGCAATAATCAAAACGCCATTAAACCGAGGGATTTGAAGTCTACTAACGAAGTCCAGTTGAGATTAAAGAAAGAGTTCTCTCACATTGAAAATGGAATTTACGAGTTGGAAATAAAGAGAGGACAAGAACAATCGGAAGGTACAACATTAATTACTAATGAAGAGGCGGGCAAGTTATTACTTGCATATGACTTAATGGAGCCGGAGTCATGTCATCAAGTATACAGGCTTTTTGATGATAAATATTCTGATATTTTTGCTCGTCCCGTTGTAACGGCTTATCGGATTATATTTCTTTATTTGATCATGGAGAAGATCAAGATAGTTACTCCTAGAATTCAGCCAACACCGTTATCAAAGTATGGGTTGACTAGATTTTTTTTAATGTCCGTTATTTCAGAGCTAATAAAATCTGATGAAGTGGCTTTGGTTTATTCGAGGTCTCCAGCTGAACTTTTTGATGACGGTAAAGTTGAAAAATTTATGGACGCGATAGAGTCAATACTTAAACTAATTGTTATGGATCTTAATTACGAGGTTGAAAATATGGGCGATAAATTTGATTATAAAAGTGATTTGAAAAGTCCTACAAAGTTGAGAGATCTAAGAAGCAAACTATTGCAAATTTTCAAAAAAGATGTTGCTCGGGGAAAGGCTGAGTCGTTGAGTGATCTACTTTCGTAAAGCGAGTCTAACTAAATGTCCGCTTTGCGGCTGATCTTTGATTGTAATTCAGCCCATAAGAAAAAATTTATGATTAATAATTTACAAAAAGAATCAGTGTTAATTTGGTCAGTAGATGAAAATAATATTGACTCATCACGTGTTCGAAGAGATATTACTAGATTTGAATCATGGTTAAATGGAAACGAGGCTGGGAGCATAACATTTTTGAGTTGGGGTTTATTAATAGTTCTAGATGAAATGCTGGAAGACGACTTAGAAATGAAGCTACTTTTAGAGACCCCATGGGGTAACAATTTACTTAATGAGGCGAAAAGACAAGCTTGTAATCAAATACAGATAATCACCGGTTATCGTTTGCCTGTGGATACTTGTCTTAAATTGGTAAGATAATTTTACTAAAACGAATAATGTATACAGCAAAGAACTTGTTATCTGGCTCTTTGTTATGAAGATAACGAGTTCCTAATGATAAGATTGATATCAATATTTATATCTTTTTATATATTAAACGGCTGCGTACCATTAGAAGAACGCGAATCATATATTGCCAATTCTAAATCACTAGAGTTTGTCTCGTTTTGGAATTACTGTTTTCATAGCTATTCAAAGACATCAGATAGCCGATGGCTTTTAATTGTTCAAATTCCACTCAAGTCTGGTAAATATGATGTCGCTAGGTTTGTCGAACTCATCAGCTTAAATGAATATGAAGATATTAATTGTGCTATGGCGTGTATCAAGGTAGTGACATTGTCTGTGAACCTAATAAAGAAATAGTTATTCCAGCGTCAGATGGTGATGTGCGAATTAAGAGAATTGATACAACTCCTGTATGGGAAAGTACAGTTTCTGTTAAATTGAGCAATCTTGTTTTTAACTATCAAAACGAAGAGATAGTGATTAGTGATGGTTTTTTCGCTAAGACTCCTATCTTTAACTTTTGTGCAGGATAGCTATAAACAGCAATTGCTGATCTACTAAAATATCAAAGTATTAAAAGGTAATAAACTTATGTTTAAGCTAATTTTATATCTTACAATAGGAATTGCGTTTTCATGTGAAGCTTTAGATATAGAAGGAACATCTATTGAGCAGGTTGCATCAGATGGAACAACACTGATTATTCAAGGCCGAGGGTTAACATATAATGACAATATACCAGAAATTAAAATATCAGACGTTCAACTCCAAATTTGTTCTTTTTGTTTCTCTAACACAGAAATTACTGCTGAAATGCCACCAAGCCTGGGCAATGGTGATTACAAAATTAAGTTATACTCTGATGGAATACCAATTGCTACCTATGACTACACTTATACAAATGCTTCTCGTCAAATCTCGTATAAAATGCTACCTACTTCGAACATAGCATGTAGTAATGCATTTGAACGATTAGATAGATATACAGGTAACACAAGCGGCTATTCCTTTGTCGGTTCGTCTATGGTGGTTATTGCAAATGACGGAAGTTGGAAATATCGAGCTATTGTTGGGGATTGTAGCCCGCGAACTAACAGACCGACTCGTGCTTGGGCTTCAGTTCCAGTTGATAACAATGGTGATATTGTGAGAGGGCACTGGGCTTTATCACAGCTACCTTAATTTTTCAGGAATTTAATTGACGTATTATACTAGTAATACATCAAATAGAGTTTTGATTGCAATTCTAATCTATTGAGGAAAAAATTGTGTGATTTAATGATCTACATAAAGTGATTCGAAAAGTTATCTTTGAATATTTGGCCTGAAAAGGGTGTGCTTGGTTCTTCATCTACGTATTATTGATGGTATAGTGTGGCAACCGTTAACACCACTAGCGGAGTTAATATTATTTGGTGACACCAAGCTTCACTCTTTGCTCTTCCCATACCATAGGCGTATTCGCCCCCAGGGTAAAGAGCGTCACCCCCTCGGATATATTTTCATCAAGAATCGCTTTGATTATATCTGGCGCCAATATGTTAAGATTTAAGATACGGCTGACGTAACTATTATCCACACCTTCTTTATTCGCTAACTCTTTTATCGAGCCATAGACGCCGCTGTTGAGTTTTTGCTCCCACTCATAAGCCCTCGCTAGCGCTAATTGAAGTGGCGTGGGTTCGCTATCCCAAGGGCGGTAGTCGCTATCTGTGTTACCGGGTAGTGTAATAATTTTACGGCCACTGCGCACTTTAGGTCTAAGTGAGATCTTTATAGAGAGGGAACCGTCGCTGCTTTCAATTATACGAGACATAGGTATTGTTTGATTATCCATTGACCACTTTCTCTTTCGAAGTTTTCGGTGTTATTTCTTGTGCCAGCTGTTCGAGTCCATTCTTTCTTAGCCTTAGATCCATATCATCAGGGGTGATAATAATTTTCTCAATCATCAGATGAATGAGCCGTGCCTGCTCATCAGGAAAGAGTTGCTCCCAAATAGTCGTCATCTTTGTGAGTGCTACCGCTACCATAGCTTCGTCTAATTCATCGTCGTGAACCTGAGCGATAGTGGTGACCTCTTTGACGATCTCTGACGACTTTAATAGAGTCATGACCTGTGTTGTCACAGCAGCTTCTATTTCACTGGCCGGAAACCGGGTTAAATCGGAAGTGCCAGCGCCTTCTTTCGCATCACGTATACTGAGGTAATAACGATAGCGTTTACCATTTTTGTGCCGACTATTGGCAAACGACGTGGTGAGAGCACGACCTTCTGCATCAAATAGCAATCCCTTTAATAAGAAAGGAACTTTAGCACGCGTAGTGTTGCCTTTTGCCTTATAGTTCTCAGCAAGCCTCTTATGGACGGCTTCCCAGAGTGTCTTATCGATAATGGCATCATGCTTACCTTCATACCATTGGCCTTTGTGCCCAATCTCACCTAAGTATGTTCGATTCTGGAAAAGCTTATAAATAAAGCCTTTATCGATAGGCTTCCCAGGGCGATATTTATTATCCTTCGTTGTCCATGATTTTGTTGATATCCCGTCAAGGCGTAATTCTTTTACAAGCAGTGTGGCTGACCCTATCTCTAAAAAGCGAGAAAATATATGACGGACTGTCTTAGCCTCATTGTTGTTAACCACTAATAGCCTATCCTTAACATCATAGCCGAACGGTGGAATACCTCCCATCCATAAGCCTTTTCTTTTACTCGAGGCCACTTTATCTCGTATACGTTCTGCTGTGACCTCACGCTCAAATTGTGCAAAGGATAATAAGATATTTAACATTAAGCGTCCCATGGAGCTAGTCGTGTTAAATTCCTGTGTCACAGAAACAAAGGATACATTCATTCGCTCAAATATCTCCACTAGCTGCGAAAAGTCATGGAGGCTTCTGGTCAGGCGATCTATTTTATATACCACTACCGTATCAACTTTACTTTCTTGAATATCTTTCATTAAGCGTTTTAGGGCAGGGCGCTCCAGTGTCCCACCAGAATAGGCGGGATCATCATAGTCATCGTTCACTGAAATCCAGCCTTCACTTCTGTGCGCAGCAATATACGCGTGCCCGGCATCTTTTTGAGCATCAATAGAATTGTAATCTTGATCCAGTCCCTCTTCGTGGGATTTTCGTGTGTAGACAGCACATCGGCGTTTAGGTATAACATGTTTGCTCATCTATTTTTCTCTCGCTCATTTTTTATTTTTCGATGGGGTGTTGGGCTTACGCAAACCAAAAAACGCAGGCCCAGACCAATGTGTACCGGTAATCTCTTTCGCAATTTTGGATAAGCTTTTATAGAGCTGTTTTTGAAATTCAAACTGTCCGTCTGATAGAACAATCACTTCGTATTCCACATCGTTGTAAAGCCGCTTCAAAATGGTGCCCGGTACTGGAATATAAGTTCCTTGTTTATTTTTGCTTTTATTGAGTGCATAGGATTTACTGATGCTTTCAATACGTTGTGTATTTTTAGCCACTATTTTTTTCTCTTGGGTACTTAACGCGTTAACTTGTAATGCATAAGCTAGACGTCGTTCAATATAGCTTCGTGCGCGTACTGGGGGTGGCGTTGGGTTGAACTCCTGCCACATAGCTAACAGTTCTTTCATGGTCATGCTTTCAAGTTGCATAATCTGCGTTAGTGTAGAAGGGGGTGTTTCTGTTATCGGCATGGCTGTCCTTTGGGCGTTGATAATAGGTTTTCCATGTACGCTCAGGTAGGCAGACGAAGCAAGCAGTTAGTTAGTCTTCGCTATATTTTGGCGCTTAAAGCTTTCTTTTCTGCATGAATCCGCTTGCCTTTTTGATATAATGCTTGAAATCGTTTACGTATTAATCCATTTGATAGTATTTCAGCAATTTCTTTTATCCGCTCTTCGGCAGTCATGTCGTGAGGTAATCGCTTGTTGTTTGTCACGCGTGAGGAACCTTTGTTATTAACCGATGTTCTTATTGTAGGAAATAAATGAGGGGGGATGCGATAAGACAATTAGTAACTCTCTGTATTGCATTATAAGAATATATAACTGCTGGTAAGAGAAAGTAATTTTAAGGAGGTTTTTTAAAGCTTTTATTTTTCTATTTTTAATAAGAAATACACTTAACAAGTGAAATAAAAGCGATTTGGTTTTGATTCTTATTATTTATTTTTTGTTTGCATCATGCTGATATCACGTCGTGGTAGCTTTTCAGTAGTTGGTTTTTAAATTTTTACGCTTTATTAGATTCGTTTTTTTACCATGGACGATAGTATGCCTATGTCTCTTGATCCGTGTACGCGTTTGTTACATGCTGTTAACACCGATACTTATCATTCACTTATCCATTCTAAAATAGCCGCTTCTCATGATACTCAAGGCGGTGTGAATCCCGCGAATATGTGGGCTGACTCGATTTTTTTAGTGGCTCAAAACATTAAACGCTTTGATCTTTCCTCAGTAAATTCTGCGATGTCTTACGGAGAACGGCAGACATTTTATTCTATCCACAACGAACATGAGCAAAGTCTTTGGCTTTATGTCCACCATCAACAGCTATTTCATGAAGTCGTCGCTGTATTATTAGCAGAGGATCACCTTTCTGACCCGAATACCACGGTATTTCAGTTGCCGCCACTGTTGACTCTCAACGAAGGTCAGAATCCGCTCGTACACTATAAACGCAGTTTAGCGGGCATGCTGAGATACGCTGAAGAGGATATTGATATAAAAGTCGTCAAGCGCTTACTCTCAGAGTATTCTTATAATTTTAAAATTCTTGTGTACCTTAATCGCTTACCCAAAGCCAATGACTATCCCATTGATAGGCGCACGGCATTACTTTCTAAATCATGGTCGCAAGCCGTCAGTATCGTCTACGATCCTAGAACAGGGATAACGGATGTGACGGCCAGTACGCTATATACACGTAAAATGAATACGGTATTTTTTGCCCGTTATCTTCTCAATATCAGCGACGTAGGAAAAATACAATACCCTAAGCCCTATCGTTATCAATTGTTGACAGGTAACTCTCACCAGGTGTCGGTGGATAGTCAGGCACTACGTCAGGTTAATCACGCGCAACCTACCCTTAAACTTGATTATGTTACATCAGACGCCTCTTATCTCCCCGTGCACTATGATGCAGCGAGACGTATCTTAAAAATAAAAGGGAAGCCAGATTGGTATATTGGTGGCGAACGTCGTCCTTTGGCGATTCGTTATATGTATGAGCAAGCCAAAAAAGGACGTTGGGAGTTACCGGCTAAAGAAATTCTAGCTGCAACTAAAATACCTGGACAAAGAGGTGGCGCAACACGCATGCAATCATTATTTAGTAACTCGTTGGAATGGGAAGACTATATCGTGAGTCCTAAAAGAGGATATTATTGTTTTAATATTTAAATAAAAACTGGCTCTTATGACTACGATAATTTTCACCCGGAGCTAATGTTAAGTAATATTATCACCATTTAATTTTGTGCAATTAATAGTCGTATACAATATATTTATACGACTTTTTTCAAAAAAAATCGCCGCAGTACAAATTACAGTACAAATTGCAGTACAAAGCCCACTAGACGCCAGTACAAACGCTTCTTCATAATACCTCCTGAATACTGTAGGAGATTTTATGACGTTAGCCTCACATCTTAATCAAGAACAACTTGCCCTTCGTTGGAATTTAAGTGAAAGCACGATCGCGAATTGGCGATCAAAAGGGATTGGCCCTGCCTTTTTAAAATTACATAACCGTGTGGTATATCGCGAGGAAGATATTATCGCGTATGAAGCACAGTCTTTGCGTAAAAGCACCGGTGAAAAAGCTCAGGAGGTGCATGCTTAATGTTTCCTCTTATTACAGCAGAGCAACGACGATCACAGCACCGGGGTGTTAAAGGCTGTATTTTTGGTAAAAGTGGTATCGGTAAAACTTCTTTACTGTTAACGCTCCCGACATCGTCCACATTATTTTTTGATATCGAAGCCGGTGATCTTGCCGTGGAGGATTGGAATGGTGATGCCTTTAGGCCCAAGACATGGCAAGAGTGTCGAGACTTTGCTGTGTTTATTGGTGGGCCTAATTACGCGCTGCGTGACGAACAATCCTATAGTGAAGCGCACTTTAATGCGGTCTGTAAAAAGTATGGTCATCCGGAACAATTAAATACCTACGATATTATTTTTATTGACTCGATTACTGTTGCCGGTCGTTTATGTTTTCAATGGTGTAAAGGTCAACCGCAAGCCTTTAGTGAGCGCACTGGTAAACCCGATACTCGTGGTGCTTACGGATTACACGGCCAGGAGATGATTGCATGGTTAACGCACTTACAGCATACACGTAATAAAAGTGTCTGGTTCGTGGGAATACTCGATGAAAAGGTGGATGAATTTAATCGTCGCGTTTTTGAGCCACAAATCGAAGGGTCTAAAACCGGATTAGAATTGCCTGGGATTGTCGATCAGGTCATTACTATGGCAGACCTGCCTTCTGAAGACGGCACCCCCTATCGTGCTTTTATCAATCATACCTTAAACCCTTTTGGTTATCCGGCGAAGGATAGAAGTCGCAAATTAGATGTCATTGAAGAGCCGCATTTAGGTCGTCTTATGGAAAAAATAAAACGGCCTGCAGACATGATGGTTCACCATCTTGACTACGGTCTTAAAGCGCCTGCACATCTAGACACTCAACCACCGTTACAACCTAAAAATACACGCAACACCACACACTAATTTATTGAAGGAATAGATTATTTGATGAATAACAACTGGACAAATTTTAATGATGCCGATGATCAAGTGGATTTTGACATTATTCCTAAAGGCACCTTAGCGAAAGTGAGAATGACAATAAAACCGGGGGGGTATAATAATCCTGATATGGGCTGGACGGGCGACTATGCCACACAGAGTGAAGATACGGGAGCCGTATATTTAAATTGTGAATTTATTATTTTAGAAGGGGAATACGCTCGCCGAAAAATATGGTCACTCGTGGGGTTGCATAGTCGGAAAGGCGAAAAATGGTCGCAGATGGGACGCGCCTTTGTGAAAGCGATCTTATGCTCTGCCCGTGGAATAAAGAAAGACGATTTCTCAAATCATGCGATGCAAGCACTTTCCATTACGGGTCTTGCGGACTTAGATGGCCTTGAGTTTGTGGCAAAAATTGGTATTGATAAGGGAGATGAAAATAATGAGCCGCGCAATATTATTCATGTTGCGGTGACGCCAGAGAATAAACACTATGCTTCAATCATGGGGAATGTGCCAGTTACTTTCTCTATGCCTCAGCACAATACTATGCCGGTGAATACATCTCACGTAGGTTATGGTCAGCAGCAAACACTACAGGAGCAACAACACGTGTCATCGTACACGAACGCTCTACCACAACACCATACTACTGTACCGCCACAAGTGATGAGTCAGCAAAAGACGACAACATCCACAGGCCGTCCTCCTTGGGCAGGTTAATCACCTAACACACGACGGATTTTAATCATGTTACTAAGACCTCGACAAACCACGTTTGTCGAGCGGAGCCTCGCTGCGCTCGAGAAACACAAAAATACACTAGGTGTGGCACCTACAGGATGTCATGCACCCGGCACATTGTTATTAATGTATGACGGCACACTAAAACCTGTCGAAGACATTCAGGTGGGCGATACCCTTATGGGGCCAGATAGTCGCCCTCGGCATGTCCAACGTTTATATCAGGGAACCAATAGGATGTATGAGATACGTCCATTAAAAGGCGAGCCGTTTACTGTCAATAAGGATCATATTCTTTCGTTAGTCAAAACTGGGAACGTTATCCCCGATAATAAACGAGCGGATAATGTCACCGACAGCATTGTGAATATTAGTGTGAGCGCTTATCTGGAACAAAGTGCTACCTTTAAACGCATACACAAACTTTACCGAACAGCAATTGATTTTCCTCAACAAGAAGCACCTTCTGTCGATCCGTATTTATTCGGGTTATTGTTAGGTGACAAACACTTAATGCATTGTCCGCCGCCGATTCCTCATCATTATAAAGTAGGATCACGAGAAACACGTGGGGCTATCCTAGAAGGGTTAATTGATTCTGATAGCAACCCTGTTAAAAGCTGCCGTGCGTTTTCTACCCCATCAAAACAGCTTGCGGATGACGTGACTTTTATTTCCCGTAGCTTAGGGCTATATCCATCGTCTACATCTAAAACGGTCAATGGAATACCCTACTATAGCTTGACGATAGCCGACAGTGCTCACGAGGAGAATGTCTTACATACAGGCTTTACCGTGCATGAAGTGGGGTTAGGCGACTACTATGGTTTTTCGGTCGACCAGGATCACTTGTATGTGATGGGAGATTTCACTGTCACACACAATAGCGGTAAGACAATTATGTTATCGGGACTGGTAGGACAATGGGCTAGAAAAAATCAAGGGGCTAAAGCCTGTGTGTTGGCGCACCGCGACGAATTAACACAACAAAACAAGGCTAAATTTTTACGTGTTAATCCGACGCTCACAACCTCTGTATTTGATGCGAACGAAAAATCCTGGCAAGGTGATACCACTTTCGCGATGGTGCAAACACTCTCACGAGAAAATAATTTACTGCAAATACCCGCGTTAGATTTATTGGTCATCGATGAGGCTCATCATGCGGCAGCAGACAGCTATCAAAAAATCATTGATGCGGCGCGAGCGAAGAATCCCGATCTTGCTTTATATGGTGTCACCGCCACCCCCAATCGTGGTGATAAAAAAGGGTTGGTGGATACCTTTTCCAATGTTGCCGATCAAATCACGCTAGGTGAATTAATTCAAGCAGGCCATCTTGTTAAACCTGTGACCTATGTGATTGATGTGGGTACGCAAGGTGAGTTATCGCAAGTGAAAAAAACGGCCAATGACTTCGATATGAATGCCGTTAACGCCATCATGAATAAAACATTAATTAATGAGTCTGTTCTAAAGCATTGGAAAGAAAAAGCGTCAGACCGGCCCACAATTATTTTTTGTTCCACGGTCAGTCATGCTAAGAATGTGGCGTCAACGTTTCAAAAAGGCGGGATTAATACAGAAGTTATTTATGGAGGCTTAACCAAAGAAGAACGCAAAGAAAGGCTCGAACGCTACGAGTCAGGGGAATCTCAAGTGGTTGTTAATGTGGATGTCTTAACCGAAGGCTATGACTACACCCCCACCAGTTGTGTGGTGCTATTACGTCCGAACAGTTATCAAGGCACCATGATTCAAATGGTGGGGCGAGGACTCCGCACGGTCGATCCGAATGAGCATCCTAACATTATCAAAACAGATTGTATTATCTTGGACTTTGGAACTAGCTCGCTTATTCACGGCAAGCTTGAACAAGACGTTAATCTAGAAGGAGAGGGGGTGGGTGAGGATGCCCCTCAAAAGTCGTGTCCTGAATGTGATGCTGCTATACCCGCAGGGTGTCGACTGTGTCCCTTATGTGGTTATTCCTTCAGTGTTCCTGTTGACAATACTGCCGCCGCTAATGATAGCCGTGCTGAACTCAGTGACTTTGTCATGACAGAGGTCGACTTACTTTCACGCTCTAGTTTTAAATGGGTGGATCTTTACCACGATAGTACAGCCATGATGGCCACAGGGTTTGCTGCGTGGGCAGGCGCCTTTTATTTATATGGCCATTGGTATGCGGTAGCGGGTGCTCGACAACAACACACACGACTGCTGTCCGTTGGCGAGAGAACGTTATGTATCGCTGCGTGTGATGACTGGCTCAATCTTAACGAAACCGAAGGGGGTGCCGAAAAATCGCGTCAATGGCTCAATGAAACCGCGACACCACAACAGCTTAAGTATTTACCAACAACATACACCTATAACTTTAGTTTAACGCGTTATCACGCTAGTTGTTTAATTGCGTTTAATTTTAATAAAAACGATATTCAACGCATTATTTTTACTGCCGCTAAGCAAAAAGAGCAGGTGGCGTAGTTGTCCTATTGCTGTGCTATTTGCTGCGCCCGATCACGTGGATTTGGCTGGCGAGATCCAAATAAAGCATTAAAGAGGCAGCGTTTTTGCTCAAAGCGTTGCCAAGATATTCATTACCACTACTTTACACAAGGCATCATCGTGACAGAAAGTGAAAAAAACGAATTTGAAAAAATAGCAAGAGAAGCCGTTATTAATCCACTCGCTACCTATGTCTGTAACGTCGGCTCTGAGAAAGCGTTATTCGACTATACCAAAGAGGAAATACACGGACTGATACACACGATTATTCACACCTACACAACACGATTACAGAATTTATATTCTGACGATATCCCATTCTAAATACGATTTAAGGAGCACACATTTTATTATGACCATTAATAACTTTTTAGATTTTAGTTCGGCGAATGACCAAATCGATCCGGATGAGCAAGAGGCACAACTCTCAACTCATGAGGTCAAGTCACGTTTACTGGATCAATTGCCTCATGTGTTGAACTATTTATTCCCTGAAGGCAAAGAGAAACAAAAACAATTTATTGTGGGAGATATTGACGGTAATAAAGGTAAAAGTCTTGTGATCGAGCTGCACGGAAGTAAAGCAGGCGTATGGCATGATTTTGCGACGGGTGAGAGTGGTGATATTTTTGATTTATGGGCGCATCATAAAGGCTTTGATATTCGTCGGGATTTTTCACGTGTCATTGAATCCATGTCACAGTGGTTGGGGACAGCACCGACGTCCTCTTCATCAACACCGAAAAGAAAAAAAGCACCCCCAATGGATGACTTAGGTCCAGTAACAGCGAAATGGAATTACCATGATAGTGAGGGTAATTTAATTGCTTGTGTGTACCGCTATGATCCTCCTGGCGGGAAGGAGTTTAGACCTTGGGATGTAAAAGCCCGGAAACAACAGGCACCAAACCCAAGACCACTGTATCAACAGCCCGCGATCGCAATTAACGACTACGTTATTTTTGTTGAAGGTGAAAAGTGCGCGGATGCCTTATCCGCTACCGGTAATATTGCAACAACAGCCATGGGAGGTGCTAATACACTGGTAGATAAAACAGATTGGTCGCCGCTTCAAGGCAAACACGTGATGATATGGCCTGATAACGACGAACCAGGACGCACCTATGCTAACAATGCGGCACGGGCTATCGCCGCTGTAGGGGCGCTTTCAGTGAGTATTTTGGACATCCCTAAAGATAAACCGGAAAAGTGGGATGTGGCAGACGCTATTGATGACGGTGTCGACGTTAACGAGTTTATTAAAAACACACCTAAGATAACGATTGATGTGCCTGCACCTACACGTGCATATACGGTAAGTGAAATACTTGCGGATGAAACGCCTACGCCAGATGATTTAATTGAGCCTCGCGTACTCACCCCCGGTGGTATGATGGTGTTAGGGGGTGCCCCTAAGGTGGGTAAATCGGACTTTATTTTATCATTGCTCATGCATATGGCTGCAGGTGAGCCTTTTATAGGACTGAAGCCAACAAAACGATTACGTATATTTTATTTGCAAGCTGAAGTGCAGTATTACTATTTGCGTGACCGTATTAGAAGTATGAATATGAAGGAACTCATGCTCTGGCGTGCGTCCGATAATTTATTTATTACCCCTCGGTTAAACCTTATTTTAAATAACGAGGGCTACAGTACCGTAAAAAATCTGATGCGAAAAGCCTCTGAGAAGGAACCTATCGACGTTATTGTGATCGATCCCTTACGTAATGTTTTTGATGGGGGTGAAGAGGGCGCAGGTGAAAATGATAACAACACTATGATGTATTTTTTAAAGGAGCGTGTCGAAAGATTACGTGATGAAATTAATCCTAATGCTGGCATTGTTATTGTGCATCACACAAAAAAAATACAGAAGCGGCAATTAATCGAAGACCCCTTCTTATCTTTTTCTGGCGCGAGCAGTTTACGTAGTTACTACACCACAGGAGCATTGTTATATAAACCAGAGGAAAATAAAGCGATACGAAAACTTACCTTTGAATTACGTAATGGTATAGGGATTAAAGACAAATACATCGATAAGAAAAATGGGCAATGGGTAGAGGTAGATCCTGAAAGTGAACGTCTAGTTAATCAAAAACATGGAGAGAAACTTGATGCTGAACGTATAAGAAAACGAGATCAAATTATACAGCTTATTTATGACGAATCACTAGAAGGTCGAGTGTATACCATTGCTCAATTTGCCGAAAAATTCGAAGGCACTGAGGGTTTAGGGGGCAATAGAACTATTGTTGAACGCATAAATGTTAATGCAACTAAAGGTTGGATTAAATTCTTTAAAAATACAGATGATTATGATTTACCTAAAGCGGCGCGTAGTAAGTTCGGCTATGCGTGTGTGGAGGATATGAGACTACCCAGTAAAAATATTATTGATGATGATACCGGAGACACAAAAACTATTTATAAAAGAGTCAAACCAACACACTATAAATGCGCCCAATCAGGGTCAGTCTTACCCGTCGAAAATCCTGATGTATGGGTATATAGCGATACAGAAAATGATGAATAAAGATACACAAAAATGTGTTGCATTTTGAAGATTACATTTACGCTCTGTATTCTATTGCTTACATATTTTTTTAATAAAATCAGTGGCTTGTAAATAAAATATAGTGCCTTTCATTCTAACAGAAAAATTTACCTTACAAACTGGTCGTTAGCCTTAGTGCTACGTGACTTTAGCTACTTTTTTTAGATAACTACACAGCCCCCTATACTTAAAGTATAGTTAGTAATACTACGTTACACTTGTATTACTAACTTACTTGAAATAGGGGTATTCTTTTCATGATGGAGATCTGATGACGATACATGAGTTTAAAACAACCCCTAATCTAGGGACATTGTTGATTTACGATAACCAATCTTATCGACTGAAACATATAAAACCTTACAGAAAAGTGCGTAATGGAGAAAAAACTTTTTTGCTAGTGTGGGAAACACCTTGTGCGAAATGCAAAACACCCTTTGAAACAACCACACCATTAAAAATTAAATCATTTAACCGTCGATGTAAAAAACATACCGCACCAGGAAAACGAGTTAATCCTAGTCGATATAAATCATCATGGAGAAAAAAATAATGGATAATTTAAACGTATTATCACTGGATCTCGGCACAACGACTGGATGGGCGGCACAGTCGAAGGAATGTATTATCAGCGGCACGGCTAATTTCAAGCATAGTCGTTACGACGGGGGTGGGATGCGATTTTTAAAATTTAATGCTTGGCTACGAGATTTACATACATCCATCGATGGCATAGACGTGATTTATTTCGAGGAGGTGAGGCGGCACATAGGGACAGACGCAGCGCATGTGTATGGCGGATTCTTAGCAACACTTACCGCGTTTGGTGAGCAGGAAAATATTCCTTACCAAGGTGTGCCTGTTGGGACAATTAAAAAACATATCACAGGCAAAGGTAATGCGAGCAAAAGCGAAATGATTAAACATATTAAAAATTTAGGCTATGAACCTGCTGACGATAACGAGGCAGATGCGCTAGGACTGCTCATGTGGGCGCAGGATCAACAAACAGGGAGACACTAATGCATCGGCGTAGCTGGGATAATAAAACCGTAGCACAGCGTTTTGAGGAGTGTGTTAGCGTGTTAAGCAAGTTACCAGGAAATATATCATTAGGCCATAGAAATTATTGGCCTGAAATTAAATACACCCCACGTGAAATTGCTCGGATGGAAAAAACTAAAACACACACGATATTACAACCACTCCCCGATGCCATTGATCGCGCTGAAGAAACCTTGTCTTGGATTACGTTAGTCGATAAGCCAGAGCGGCGTAAATTAATTTGGCTTAGGGCGCAGCGTATGTCGTGGCGATCCATTGCACGAGAGGTGGGCTATCCGAAAACAACGGCACAGCGGTATTGGAATGAAGCGCTTAGGACTATTAGTGATAATTTAGAAGTACCGGTAAGTCGCGGTAACTCCTGGTAAGAAGTCTTAAAAAACGGGTGGGACAAATTTGACGTTTGGGCGTATAGTTTGCCCTATCCTGAGACAAGAACCAGCAAGCACCGCTCGAAATATTTATTTAACAAATTATTAAACCGCAGTTGATACTATCGCTGCGGTTTTTTTATGCCTGAGAAAAGTTATGGAAACTACCGCTAGAAAATCACCGATCAAAACAATTCGACAAAAATGCTTGGATTGTGCGGAAACTCGTACTCAGGTAAAACATTGTGAATTTAATTCCTGCCCGTTACACACCTATCGCATGGGTAAGAATATATTTTATGGGAAAGAAAAACCCGAAGGCTATCGTTCACCGCTTAAGGCCATTCGTGCTGAATGCCTTGACTGTGCTAAATCAGCCCATGAAGCGCGATTATGTCCAGCGACGAAATGTACGTTATGGCATTACCGTTTTGGGAAGTATCCTAAGACGAAAAATAATTCTGATATCCCTATCATTGAGATTACCCAAAAACCTGCGCAAATAACGGGGGTTTAGCATTTTGGCCGCTTAAGCAGTAGGGTAGCTTAGGTCGATAGGGGTTAATCGTTGAATACCTCTTGTAGTCGCACTTTTGAAGCGTCAGCGACGTTATATCATAGAGTTTAAGGCCAGCATGACAACATCCTAGTGATTTAGCAGGAAAAAGCTTCTCTGCATGACGCTCGTTAGCATTGCTTTGTAACCTGCTCATACAACAGGGTTGTAGATTTTTAATAACCTAAGCAGTAGGGTAACCTAGGTCAAGTCGATTAAATTATTGAACCCCCGTTATACTGGCACTTTCCAGGCTTCAGCGGCGTTATACACTCGGACTTACGGTGTTAATTACACACAGAGATCTTCCTCATGATTAAACAAACATTTTTCACGTTATTAATTTTATTCTTTATCGCAGTGATTGGAGGAGCGGGATTTATTATTTACGATGGGATTAAACATATGTAACATTTGTGTTTAGTGGAATATTTTTCTCGCGTTATTTTTTACAGTAATTTATTTACTATTTTCTTAAATTAATATTAGTTTTGAAAAAAATTAATTTGATTGAAACTTTTATTAATTACCACAGTCTTATTTGTAAACCAGCTCATAACACTTAAACAAACTTCGCCGAACGTCTGCGATATCCTTCGAAAAATATCAAAAAGGTACTTGGTAGAAATGGACGCCATGCGGGCGGCAAGACCGCCGAATTTCGCTAGCGATAGATGTTGTTAAGTGGTTCGCACTTCGCGGTTCGCATTTTTAACTTAGGTTCGCACTCGCGACATAACGTATTAATTTACTTCACCGTTCATTTTTTCTTGCTGTTTTTTTTAATTTACTAAGGTTTGTATATGGCGCACATCGCTGTAGATTCGGTGGTGCACTGGCCACTCAAAAAACTTATTCCCTATGCCCGTAACGCTCGCACACATGACGATACCCAAGTCTCTCAAATCGCTGCCAGTATTGTCGAGTTTGGTTTTGTTAATCCTATCCTAGTCTCGAGTGACGGAACGATTATCGCAGGCCATGGCCGCCTACTAGCCGCACAACAATTACAACTTGAAAAAGCCCCTGTGATTATTCTAGATCATCTAACAGAATCACAGAGACGGGCGCTGGTTATTGCAGATAATAAACTCGCAGAAAACGCTGGATGGAACGACGAACTACTTGCCTTGGAACTTGATGATTTAAAAGACCTAGGGTTTAATCTCGATATCATTGGCTTTTCGGATGACGAGCTAGATGAATTACTGGATTTTGATAGCGCATCGGATAGCCAGGGTAACGAGGATGAGGTGCCTGAGCCAGAAGAAAGTGTGATCAGTCAAGTCGGTGATATATGGTTGCTAGGCGATCATAAATTATTATGTGGAGATGCCACTAGCCGTGAGGATATTAATACGCTACTGGGGGATGAGTTGGTCGATATGACCTTTACCGATCCGCCTTATAATGTGGATTATGGGAGCAACCAGCGCGATAAAATACGCTTTAATAGTCGCCCTATACTCAATGATAATCTAGGCGAGGGCTTTTACACATTTTTAAAAGACGCGCTAACGCATATCCTCGATAAAACTAAAGGCGCGTGTTATATCTGTATGTCCTCCAGCGAGCTGGATACCTTACAAAAGGCATTTCGCGATGCCGGTGGCCGTTGGTCGACATTTATTATTTGGGCGAAAAATCATTTTACATTAGGCCATTCCGATTATCAGCGGCAATACGAATCGATTCTCTATGGATGGAAACAGGGCAGCGACCACTTCTGGTGCGGTGATAGAAATCAAACCGATCTATGGTTTTTTAATAAGCCTAATAAGAGTGACTTACATCCTACGATGAAGCCGGTCGAGCTTGTGGAGAAAGCAATAAGAAATTCCAGTAAAAGTCGGGATATTGTATTAGACCCGTTTGGTGGCTCTGGCAGTACCTTAATTGCCTGTGAGAAAGCGAACCGCCGTGCAAGGCTAGTAGAGCTTGATCCTAAATATGTGGACGTTATTATTCGTCGTTGGCAAGAATATTCAGGGGGGGAAGCGACAAGGCTGTTGGATTCTCTTACCTTTAACAGCCTAGAGGTAACGTCGGCTTAACCTCTAAGGTGAGGTTAGCCGTGTGCAAATACGGAGGGCTTCCTTATCCCAGTCATTATTGTTGTAGTCGATGCGCTGTGTGATGACTTCGCTTAAAAAGTCTCGAATGATGGGGCGTATATCAAAATCACCCTCCAATTCATCGAGAAGATCGTATAAATCATCGTCGCCGATAATGTCGACTAAGTGATGAGTTGCTTGGTTGCAAGGTATTGGCTTTTTCATCAATACTTGTAAGTCGTTTGCGATTTTTTTTGTTTTAGGTAATGCCCATGTGCCCATTTTAATTTCCTCGCTTGATGTGTTTCTGTAGGGACATTAACGCTCGTTCCGACGACTACATCAAGTCATTGATGCATATATTTTTATTTTTTTACTAGAAAAATCCCACACATTAGGAATGCGAACTTTTACCATTATCCTTAAAAAACCTTTATTCTATTAATATTTTTATTTCTCATTCGATGTGCGGATTAAATATTTATTTTAGAGAATAATATGGCATATCCCTGGGTTAATCGTACCCGTTGATTGGCTCCAAATCGCCACTCGTGGCATCACTCGAATACTGAAGGTCGTGCAAACAAGGTGCTCCTGGATTAACAAATGTGACACCACCAGTAACGTGTAATACGACACCGTGTTTTTGGGATAAGCGTGTAAGTTCTTCTATGAATGCTTTGAACTGTTCGTCTTGCGAGTATTGTTCTTTTTGTACATGTTTTTCAGTGTCGTTTTCTATGCCTGAGTATGTGTCGCTAGTCATCGGTATTACTTTTAAACCCTTTTCATCAATACTCAACTCGCAAAAGGGATCAGTTAAAAATTGTGGCCGCAGTTTTAAAGCCGCTAACCTGATATCTTTTCCTATACCATTATTGAGTAATGCGACATTGAAGATATTGTCCGTGGCCGCTTCCATATCTTTAAGCAGGAGGCTTATATAATTAAATTGACGTTGTGTTATATGATATTGGGACATAAAGGCTAATTCTTCTGCGTTGTATTTTCTCATCGTAGTTAAATCCTTATAGTTAGGTGGTAGGTGTGTGTTTCTGTAGGGACATTAACGCCTCATTCGCGAGACACATCAAGTCGATTATTATTGTTTAAGGTCAGCTTCTGAAAATATTTATTCGAGTTCTAAGTCAATATACGAAAATTGCCAGTTGACTGGCGTTAGGCCACCATCAAAGGGTTCTATATTATATTCAACATGAGTAAGTTCTGGGTTACTAGGCGAGGTTATTTCAACCGAGCTATCGGAGTCACAAAGCGTTAAGACGACGCCATATTTTTTTGTTATGATTTCTAGTTCTTCGGTAAACTTTTTCAAACGCAGTCTTTCGTTTAAATTAAGTGTATCTTTGCCAAATAGTTTTGTCATATCAATGCCTTATTTATTTGTTTATCTAACGACATTAACGCTTCATCTGCGTTTTAGATCAAGTAGATGAAGCATTATTAAATTAATAAAGTTTGTGTGTTTGCCATTGGTTATCGTCGTAGACATAAAGAAAATTAGCGTCGTTTCTCTCGGCAGCTATTATCAATTGCTCCATACTTTTAGCGTATTGGGGTTTGCAGCGGCTCCAGGGTTCATGGCGATCCCGGTGATACGCACAGACCTCTTTATTTTCTATATAAGATAGGTTACCTAAAGCAATGAGGGCGTCTGCCTTATCAAAGGAATTATGATGTTCTCGTAATGTCGGCCCTACGCCGCCTATATTGTCATATCCATTCCAATGGCAATAGACTGCGTAAAAAAAATCCCCTTTTTTTATGGCTATTCTTGATCGTGTGCTCATTGTTATCTCCGTTTCGTTTGCTATTTAATTAAGTAGGAACATTAACGCTTCATTCGCGAGACACATCAAGTCAATGATGGATAAATATTGAGATAGGAAGTGCGGCTATATTTTTAAATTATTTATTGATGGAGGCTAAACATTAGCCTCCAAATATCTGTATCGTTAGACATCGTCCATTTCTTTAACGATGCTAGGTATATCAACACTACGATTCGCAATAGCATTGAGTGTATGAATATCAAAGCAATCGAGCATTGCTGTCATCCTCTTAATTATTAACAAATGGGCTTGAGTTGCCCAATTGTTGGTATTAGCAATATATTCCGCTTTAAATACATCTGACCCGACAAAACCTTTTAAGGTTGCTTTAATTTCAGCTTTATGTTTATAGATTTCATTGTATTGTCCTGCATCGTTAATATTTTTAAGGTCATCATCGGTAAAGTATTCGATATATTCTTTGAAATGTTTGTGGTCTTCTGGGTAAATAACCTCTAGCACTTTATTAGTAAGCGCTAATCGTAATTCAGTCATGGTGATAGTTCCTTGGGTTGTTTTTGGTAGGGACATTAACGCCTCATTCGCAGAACACATCAAGTCAATGATAGATAAATATTTAGGTAGGAAGCGCGGCTGTATTTTTTAATGATTTATTAATAGAGGCTAAACATTAGCCTCCGGGTAAATGTATCTTAAAAATCGTTCATCCTTTAACGATGTTGGATACACCAACAGCGATATGATTTTTTATAACCTCATTATTTTCCATGTATTATCGCTATAAAGGCATAGGGTATTGGCCGTATTATGTATGGCTAATGCTATAACGCTGGCCATATCTTGGCAGATTTTGGGTTTGCACTCTTTCCAATCTCTATTGTCATGTAGAAAATACGTACTTACGTAGTCTTCTTTTAGCGAAATCAGATTGCCTTGCTTAATGAGTTTCTGTGCTAGTGAATAAGAGTTGTAATATTTTTTTAGTATCTCATCGACTTCTCGTTCACTATAAGACGATGCTTGGTGACAATATATTGTCTTAATAGAGTGTTTTCCCTGTACAGCAATCATGAAGTGTTGAATGGCAGCATTTTTCATTTGAATTTTTACCCTTGTATGTTGTTGTATGAGACTATCAATGCAATTCTCGAAGCGCTATCCGACTGCCACATCAAGTCTTTAGTGCCTTTATTTAAGCCTCATCAAATGGTGAGTGCTGTGTGCCGCCACGCTTCATTGCAATGTATATACATATGGTGAGCATTGGCTTTAACGCCCTCGTCAACTGCAATACCGAGATCCTTATACGTGATATGGGGGTGATAGAGTTTATGGCCAAGTGTAAATAGACGTATACTATCGGGATATAGTGTATGTATGTTCCCACTACGAATAAGTTGATCAATACGCTCGGGGGTGTTGTAGTGTTGATGTAAAATATCGCTCAGCGCATCGTCATCATAGTGGTGATTATTAAAACAATAGACCGTGTGATAGGCGCTTTTATTTTTAACTAACAACATGGTTTTTGTTTGATTTTCTTTTTCGGATATCATTATCATCATTCCTTTTGTTTTTAGCATAATATTGTGCTTCATTCACGCTTCACTTACCGCTAAGATCAAGCAAATGAGGCGCTGTTTTTATATTTTTTGGGATAGGTTAATGACGGAGTAATATCTAATGCGTGTTGTCTTTTTTTAGTGTGTATTTGCGTGATCCATCGCTGTCTCTAGAGGAAATAATAGTATGCCCTTTAGATTTTAAAGTGCTTATAGCGCCCCTCACGCTATGTTTCTGCCAGGAGGTGGCCTCGCATAAAGCCTTAAGCGTTGCCCCTTCTTTGGCGCTCACAAGCTGGAGAATAATATCATTCTTGCTTGTTCTAGTTTTCTCCTTAGGTGCAAGGCCAATGGCTTTAAACCCATTGGCGTTAATAGTGTGGTCACCGTTCTTCTCGTCAATAAATTTTTTTTTGAGCAGGCTGTTAATAACACGCGACTCGATGCCTTTATTGATAGTGTTCGGCAGTGGATAAATCGAGCCTGTTTCTCTTTGCGCCGCGTTAGATAAAATGGTGGTTTGTGTATTTGTAAGTTTTATCATGATAGATATCTCTTTATTTTTACTCATAAGTTTGAGACGATGAAGGGCTACATGTTGTAGCCGCTCTCTTATGATGTTGTTTATACTCATTCTTTTTATTTAGTATTTAGCCGCGTTTCCTGGCGCATATTCGCCTTCTTTAAATACTCTATCGGTAAGATGCTTTAGTAATTCGGCGTAATCGGTAATGTCGGTCACATGTCCCCAATGTATTTTGTCTTGATTAACGTTAAAGAATTCATCGCTGTGCTGTTGCAGGCGTTGTAGCGCCTTATCAATCTGATTTTTTTTAGCGGTAAACGTTGCTTTGGGGCTTTTGGGTTCGTCAAAATTAATCATTATATTTGCCTTTTGTATTGCGTGTTTGTAGGGACATTAACCCTTCAACTGCCGAACACATCAAGTGGTTTTTTATTGTTTTTTTAGTCACGATGACTTGCTTTCTTTCGTCATTTGAGTGATGTATTTTTTATCCAGGGAACATGACTATGGGAATCTCTATTCGTGCCTATGCCCGCCACCGTGGGGTGTCGGATACTGCTGTGCGCAAAGCTATAAAAACAGGTCGTATTACAAAAGAGAGCGATGGTTCCATCGATATAGAAAAAGCCGATAAAGAATGGCAAATAAATACGGAGTCTACTTTTTCAAATCTATCGAAAACAGTTAGCAAAGCGAATAAGCCGAAGTCGCGTCCTATTTCTCAAGAGGCGATGGACGCCGTTGACGATACGCTGAAAGAAAAACCTGGAAGTACAACAACGTATGTGCAAGCACGGACAGCAAACGAGATTCTTAAAGCGCAGACACAACGCGTTAAATTAGCGGAATTAAAAAAAGAACTGGTCAATCGAGATAAAGCCGTGGCGCATGTGTTTCGACTTGCGCGAGAAGAGCGCGATGCATGGCAACGATGGCCGTCACGTATTGCTGCTGAAATGGCTTCACAATTAGCGGTCGACCAACACACCTTACACACATTACTGGATCGCTATGTCCTACAACATCTCTCTGAACTGGCTGATATAACCGTAACATTCGATGGTCGATAATTATGATGGCTTTGTTGATATTGAAAAGGCGTGGTCTGATGGACTCACACCCGATCCGCTTTTACTTGTATCAGAGTGGGCAGACAAATACCGAGTATTACCCGCGAAAAGCTCCGACGAAGCGGGGCGTTGGCGAACACAGCGAACCCCCTATTTAAAAGAAATTATGGATTCCCTTTCGCCGTCATCGCCTATCGAGAAAGTGACATTTATGAAAGGTGCCCAGGTGGGCGGGACCGAGACAGGAAACAACCTCTTAGGATACATCATCCATATTGCCCCTGGCCCTACGATGGCCGTTTCACCGACAGTTGAGATGGCTAAACGTAATTCACGACAACGTATCGAAACCCTTATTAATGATTGTCCTGAATTACGTGCACGCATCGCTCCAGCACGCAGTCGTGATTCAGGCAATACGATCCTGAGTAAAGATTTCCCAGGGGGGATGTTAGTTCTCACTGGGGCTAACAGTGCTGTTGGCTTACGCTCCATGTCCGCCCGTTATTTATTTTTGGATGAAATTGACGGCTGGCCCGTAGGTGATTTAGATGGTGAAGGTGATCCACAATTTCTAGTAGAACGAAGAACAGCTACGTTTCGACGTCGCCGAAAAATATTACTGGTAAGTACACCAACAGTAAAAAGTACGTCTCGAATTCTGCGGGAGTTTGAAGCCTCTGATCAGCGCTACTACTTTGTTCCTTGCCCCCATTGTGGTGTTAAACAATCCCTAAAATTTACACAACTACATTGGACAAAAGGCAACTACAAAAGTGTTCACTATATCTGTGAGCACTGCCAAGAAAAAATCTACGAACATCATAAAACACACATGTTGCTCAAGGGAGAATGGATTGCCACCTCAGAAGGAAATGATACAACACGCGGCTATCACCTTTCTTCCCTCTACAGTCCGGTTGGTTGGTACAGCTGGGAAGATGTGGCCAGTGATTATGAAAAGGCGCTATTAAATCCTGATTTAATGAAAGGGTTTATTAATACGGTCTTAGGTGAGGCTTACGAGGACGAGTATGATGCACCGGAGTGGGAACGCCTCTATGAACGTCGTGATGATTACCCTCTAGGTGTCGTTCCAAAAGGTGGTCTCTTTTTAACAGCGGGTGTGGATGTTCAGCGAGATAGAATCGAATGTGAAATTGTCGCGTGGGGACGCGATAAGATTTCCTGGTCGGTGGATTACCACGTATTAGATGGTGATACGGCGCAACAAAAAACGTGGAATAAACTCGATAAGCTATTAGCGAAAGATTGGCCAACAGAAACGGGTGCCACATTACCGATACGTGTTATGTGTGTGGATTCAGGATTTGCAACACAAGATGTGTATAGCTGGGTACGTCAATATCCTCAACCGGTGTGGGGCGCTGTTGGTGCTCGAGCATCACAACCACGAACGGCTGTTGCCATCAAAGGACGCGATAATGATACGGCATTAATTTTAGGGGTGTCGAAAGCGGATACTGGAGGCAAGCGAAAAGGTCTGCGTGTCTGGGGTGTGAGTGGCCCTGTGGCAAAAACAGAGCTGTATCGTTGGTTGAAGCTGCCAAGACTGACGGATGAGCAACGTAAAAAAAATGAAAAACCGCCCCATGGAAGCTGTTTCTATCCGCAATACGGAGAAGAATATTTTAAGCAGCTGACGGCTGAAAAGAAAATAATAAAAATAGTTAAGGGCTATCCCAAAGCTGTTTGGGAAAAAGATCCAACGCGGAACAACGAAGCATTAGATTGTCGTATCTACGCCAGAGCCGCTGCCACTATTTATGGATTGGATCGTTTTAAGGAAATTCATTGGCGGCGAATGGAAAAGGCGTTGGGTGAGCAGGAAATAAAAAGACAGGATACCATTAAGGATAATAAAAAACTAAAGAAGACATCATCAGGTGTTGTTTCTTCTATGTTACCGCTCATGCAACGTGGCGCTACACATGCCGATGATCCTTATCTTTAATATTTAATTGTCTAAGTAAAATAACCAAGAAAAAATACTATGCCGAGTTTAGTCATATTAAAACAACGTTTAGAAGAAGCCGAGTTAGCATTGCATCAGCTCAATACAGGGGCAAGGGAAGTGGAAGTCCGAGTCGATGACTTTGGTATGACAGAGTTTTCCGAAGTCAATGTGCGGGATTTAGAGCGTTATATTGCGCACCTAAGACAAGCCATTGCTCATACAGAAGGAAAACCTCGTCGTCGGCCTATATTAATGCGATTTTAGGATATTAAGAAAAATAAAAAGCCACAAGATAATAAGTGATCATGTTATATGGGAGTACAAATACTCGGCGCGGACGGCACACCGCTTGTTCAAGACTCTGCCCATCGTGGGGCATCATTACAAGCACGTGAGTTGGCATCATGGCAACCGGCATTAGGTTCCGCCGATAGTGATTTAATTCATGAGCTGCCCACATTAGTGTCACGCTCTCGCGATTTAGTTCGAAATCACGGCGTGGCTGCTGGCGGGATTCAAACTTTAAGTGATAATGTGGTCGGGAGTGGCCTTCGGCTATCCGCTCGCCCCGACTATGTTGCCCTGGGTAAAACAAAAGAATGGGCGGACGAATGGGCCAAACAGACAGAAGCTTTATGGCGAACCTATGCCGACTCCACCGATTGCGATGCGGCGAATTCTCTGACGTTTTCAGGATTGACCGCACAGGTGTTTCGCTCGGCGTTAGTCAATGGCGAGTCTTTATGTTTGCCTTTATGGTTACCTAAGAGGGCACAATCGTTTGCCACCAAGTTTCAAGTGATTGAATCCGATCGCTTATGTAATCCTCAAGGGCGAATGAATACAACAAAACTGCGAGCAGGGATTGAAATTGATCGCTATGGTGCGCCTCTCGCGTATTGGGTGACGAAGCATCACCCTGGTGACGGTACGATTGCTATGGCGTACACGCAAGACCAATGGCAACGTATTCCGGCATACACACGCTTTGGTCGTAAACGTGTGATCCATATCCATGATAAAGAGCGCTCCGGACAAAATAGAGGTAAACCTATTCTTAGTTCTATTATGCCGATGTTCAAGATGCTAGACCACTATGAAAAAAGTGAGTTACAAGCTGCTGTAGTTAACGCAATGATAGCGGCTTTTATTGAAACACCTTTAGATCCAGAATCGATTAATGATTTATTTGGTGGTTCATCTGAGGATTATTTATCTGCACGTAAAGAGTGGAGTGTTCAATTAAAAGGCGGTGCGGTGATACCTGTCTTCCCAGGAGATAAAGTCGCCCCTTTTACGCCCGGTCGCCCTAATGCCGCCTATGGCACATTTGTCGAGAATATTATGCGGCATATCGGTACCGGGCTTAACTTACCTTATGAATTATTATTAAAAGACTTTTCAAAAACCAACTATTCTTCAGCACGTGCAGCGTTACTGGAGGCATGGCGGTTTTTTCTTGGACGCCGAACGTGGCTTGCTACTTATTGGGCAACACCGGCTTATGCCCTTTGGTTAGAGGAAGCGATTAACAAAGGTCTGATTGAGGCCCCAGATTTTTATAAAAATAAAAATGCGTGGATTCGAGCAAAGTGGATTGGGCCAGGAAGAGGCTCTGTTGATCCCCTTAAAGAAGCCAATGCGTCAGAGAAACGTATGGCCATTAATACCTCCACGTTGGAAATTGAATGCGCAGCGGAAGGTTTGGACTGGGAGGAAGTGTTGGAGCAGCGTGCACGAGAAATTCAAAAAATGAAAGACCTGGGATTACACCATGACCACATGGAAGTCGATAATGGTAACGATAGCAATAGCAATAAAGACATAAAAAAGGAGCGTGAAGAAAAAGAGCAAAAAGCCCCTTCAAAAAAAACAACACCCTCTCACCCACAGGAGACTATGGATGAAATTTTGGAATAGAGCGTCTCACGAAGCTTGGGCGATTTCGACACATGTGCTTGAGACCATTATTGAGCTAGCTGCACAGCATAATACATCCCCAGAAGCCATTGCCGCTAAAATGGGAAAAGCCCTCGATAATACCTATCGTGTGACAGAACGTGATGGTGTGGCTGTCCTGCCTATTACTGGCCCCTTGTTTCGCTATTCAAACTTTTTTACGTCATTTTTTGGTGCGAGCAGCTATGAGCGTATTGCCCACGATTTTATGCAGGCATTACATAACCCAGACATTACATCGATTGTATTTGACTTTGATTCCCCAGGGGGTGAAGTCAATGGTTGTTCAGAATTAGCGAATCTTATTTTCGAGTCTCGCGGTACTAAACCTATTATTGCTTATGCGTCAGGGGACTGTGCTTCTGGTGCCTATTGGATTGCATCAGCATGTGATCGGATTGTGGTATCGGATACTGCGCAATTAGGTTCTATTGGCGTGGTGGCGGTGTACCACAATAGCAAAGGTAAGGATGCAGAAATAGAAATCGTCTCGTCACAGTCCCCGTTTAAGAGAATCGATCCTAGCCATGATAAAGGCCGTGAAAAGATTCAAGCGAGAATTGATGCCCTTGCTGACGTTTTTATTAACTCGATTGCACAACACCGAAATGTCTCTGCTGATACCGTGACGAATGATTATGGCCAGGGCGATGTATTGATTGGGCAAGCTGCCATTGAGCGAGGACTTGCCGACAGTGGCGGCACTTACGAAAAATTACTTCATGAATTAACCACATCGACATTGCCTTCACCCTCATCATCACAACCGCAGTCACAACCACTTTCAACTAGACCGGAGTCGCCGGACTTTTTTATATCTGAGGACAATACATTGGATATCGACACACTTAAAAAAGACCATTTTACCTTGTATCAGCAAGTGCTGGTAAAAGGCATTACACAAGAACGACAACGTATTCACGATATTTTAGAGGATGATGAGGCCAAAGAAAAAACGGCACTGGCACAGCATCTTGCACTCAATACCGATCTTTCCCACAAGATTGTGATCTCGACATTACAGCAAATTCCTATTACTCCTATCAAAGAAGACTCTACTCCACCAAAGAATACACCGGAAGCTTCCAGTGGTTTTTCAGAGATGATGGCCACTATTGATAATCCTAAGATAGTACCGAAGGCGGATGAGAGTAGTGAGGAAGAGAACACCGATGATGTAGCGAGGCGTATTGCCCAGTATTCGTTAGCCCCTGTTTCTAGTGCTTCAGGAGGTGATCGATGAGCGGACAAGGCATTGCTGAGGGATTTATTGATCAAGGCCGCTATACCCCTAACAATTTAATTGCTGGTGAATTTCCTCGTATTACGCGCTATGTTACGGTGACAGGTAATACAGCTCTTAGCGCCGGTGCGGTGTTGGGTAAGATAACGGCGGATAGCCGATATCAACTCAGTGCGGCAGCCAGTACTGATGGCTCTCAAATACCCGATGCGATTTTAGCCGAAGCTGTGGATACGCGTTCAGGTGATGTACAAGCGCCCGTGTATTTTTCGGGAGAATTTAATCGCTTGGCGTTACAGCTAGGCACCGGTTATACCGTTGCGGCGATTGAACCTCTCTTACGTTTACGCAGTATCTTTTTACGAGACAATGTACCCGCTTAGAGAAGCTTTAAATAAATCATTCGTATTTTTCAGAACTAAGATAAATGCTTACATTTATTAAAATAACTTTTTTTATTTTTAGGTTGCTAAAGTTAAGATATTAAAATGAGCGGTAACACTAAATCACTTCATGTTTAATTAAATAAAGTTGTTATTCTTAATGTCCTTATATTCATTTTTTAGGAAAATAAAGTTTTAAGTGACTATTTATAATAAAAACAAATAAAACTATATTTTTTAAATTTCTACTAAGTCTATGAAAATCAATGAACAACCATTTACTTTAGGATTAACTATGACTTTTGCTATTATAAAAAATAAAGATTGCCCAATTTGCTTGCAACCAATAAAAAAGAATGAGCGTGTTACCATGCTGCGCTGCCGAAATGCTCATGCGATACATCCGCATTGTGCACACACATTACTTCGCACAAACCATCCCAAATGTCCTCTTGATAAGAAATCTATTGCTGGACAAAATGCTCGCTCGACGCATACGGTTATTAAAGCTCCTACAAATAGTAGACCGGGCCAAGCTCAAGCTGTTCGTCGTGCAAGCGGTTCTGCATCTCTAAATCCACCTCAGAATTTACATCTGTCAAACAGCTTTCCTCCGTATCGGCTAAAATAATAAAAATACCAAGTCTATCTTTTACATAGTTAAACTATGTATAAAGAGTGATATTAACTAAAAATTGGTCTTGTATTTAGCATAAAATATGAGGTCAATTTTCTCCCATTTTGCCATTCAAATATACAATTTTTATTCTTTGATCATAATTATTTATAATTAGAATTTTTGAAATTAATTTATATCAATAGTTAATTATTGTTCATAGAAAAACTATTGCTGTGGTTTACTCAGATTTATTTTCTAAGCAAGTATTATAAATAAATTCTTGCTTTTTAAAGAATTAGAAAATTATCCTTAAAAAATCAATTTACACTTCGAGTGTTACTGGGTTTATCTAATCTCACGATGTTCACTAATGAGTAAGTGGATATTCTCCTATTATATCTAACAATTTTCTACAAGGTCTTATAGTGTATGGATGTTTTTACGACCACGGTGCTCAATCGTACCGTTGCGTATTTGCCTCGCCCATCGTCGTTTTTGCTGGATACTTTTTTTCCGTCTGTGCAAACCGATGATGCCGAAGAAATTTACTTTGATATTGATACATCAAAACCTCGACTCGTGCCTTTTGTATCGCCTTTAGTGGAAGGCAAAGTGGTGGCGAATGAAGGGTTTGAAACTCGCAGCTTTAAACCGGCGTATGCTAAAGACAAACGTCGCTTTGATCCCAACGGCCCCCTTAAACGCCAGATAGGTGAAACTATTGGGGGTAATCTTACGCCGATGAATCGCCGTGAAGTGGCGTTAAATCGTGCCCTCACCAATCAATTAGAAAACCTTACCCGTCGTGAGGAGGTCATGGCTTCCGAAGTATTACGACGGGGGCAAGTGACGGTAAGCGGAGACGATTACCCCACGCAGGTAGTCGATTTTCAGCGAGACCCGTTATTAACACAAGTTTTAACGGGAGCCACACGTTGGGGCGAGACAGGAGTGCGTGTGTTAGACAATGTGGAAGACTGGGCAGGTATGGTACATCAGGCATCAGGTGCCGCTGCGAGGACGGTGGTGATGGACCCGTTAGCTTGGCGTATTTTTAAGAACGATGACAAAGTCGAAAAATTATTAGAGATTCGTCGTGGTACGGCCAACACCTTAATTATTGATCCAATTTTACGGGGGCAGGGGAGTGAAAAAGCACGTTACGTGGGTTCTATTGGGGATTTCGATTTTTGGGTGTACAACGATGCTTATGTGGATGACGCGGGACAAGCCCAAACAATGCTCCCACCGTACACCGTTATTGTGGCTAGCCGCACCCTCCTTGAGGGCACACGGGCCTATGGTGTTATCCAAGACGAGAAGGCAGGCTACCGAGCGAGTCGCTACTTTACTAAATCCTGGTTGGAAGAAGATCCCGCATTGCGCTGGTTATTAATGCAATCGGCCCCGCTGATTGTGCCGTATCGACCCAATGCGTCATTTTGTGCCACCGTGCGATAAGGGAGGGTTTTTTAATATGATCATTACCTCTCATATAACGCTATGCACAGGCGAGCCAAAAAATATCCATTACGTCCGACCGGGAGAACGTGTTGAGCTGCCTGATGAGGAAGCGGAGTATTTAATTCAACAAAGGATAGCAAAAAGCCACGCCCTAAATGACTCTGACCTAGCATCACTCACATCAACATTAACACAGACACTGACAGCTCCTACATTAACACAGACACTGACAGCTCCTACCCTATCTCAAGTAGATAGGATAGATGCCATTATTGATGCAATGGCAGAATTAGAGGAAGGCGACTTTGGTAAAGACGGTAAGCCGTCTGTTCGAGCCATTGAAAAAATCCTAGAGCAGAATATCTCAGCGTTAGAACGGGATAGGGCGTGGGAGTTATATCAGCAACTACTCCATGACAATGCCCAAGACCAAGAAAATAATAGCGCCATAGATAATTAATATTTTTTAAAACAATAAATATTACAGCTAAGGAGGTCTTGTATGGATAGTCGCATGATATTTTCTCGTGCGATTGACAGTCAATTTACGCGATTAGGACGCGATGCTATGTATGTTTCTTCAGCTTCTCCCCCTTATGAATGTCGAGTGATTCCTCGGCGACCCGAGCATTTATTGTCGTTGGGGGAACACCGGGTTCATACAGAAGATCCCCATATAGAGTTTCGTGTCTCTGAAATACCGTCCCCGGTGAAAGGGGATGAAATTATTGTCGATGGTCGCACCTATCGTATTGAGGAAGAGCCTCGCTTGGATCAGCATCAATTGATCTGGCATACGGAGACCCTTCCTGTATAAATCAAAATATACAGTAGAAAAAGTAAGTCAATTAAAAAAGCATCTATAAAAAATCACCATGCTACATTTTTCCATCACACCTGAACCGTCCTTGGCGGAATTTCATCATGTTCTGCATATTGAACAAAACCTTGTAAAAAAAGCAGCAGTGCGTGCACTCAATAAAACAGCGCGTTGGTTACGCACGGATATTTCCCGTAGTACCGCTCAGGCATTAAATATCAAAGTGGGATTAGTAAGGAATAGTTTAAAACTGCAGAGAGCCACATTCACTAGTTTGGAGTCCATTGTGAGTTTAGGTCATCGCTCTGGTGTGATTAAAGCCATTGACCTCGGCAATGCTCGACAAAATGCTCGTGGTGTTAAAGTGGGAAGGCGGCAATTTAATCATGCATTTATTGCGACGATGAGCAATGGCCACAGGGGTGTCTTTGAACGAAAAAGAAAACCACGCTTACCGATCAAGGAGCTACAGGTTGTCATCACAGGCCAGTTAGCCCAACAGCTTGAAATCATGGAAGAGGGAAGAGGTATCCGACAATTTCAAAAAGTATTTGAGCGTGAATTACGGTTTTTAAGAGGAATAAACTAAAACAACGTATGTTACTAGAACGATTACATAGCACCTTAATGGAAGGGCTTTTTGAGTTGCGCCATGTGGAAACGGTGACGCATACACCGCAGCGTAAAGATACCATCACCTTGCCTGCCATTATGTTAGATATGGTAGAACTGGAACCGGCAAAGGATTCGGGCACAGGTGAGTTGACGTTACTGTCTCATTGGGAAGCGCGTGTTGTTACATTAGAAAAAGACAATCTGTTTATCCACCTGAATATTGTGCAAAGTCTTATGCTGTGGCTCTTTAATTTTGCGTGGCCCAATATCAATATCGGACGCCCGAAATTAAAGCAAGCAGCGCCTGATCATTTTAATCCTGAGTTACAAGGGCACCGTGTGTGGTTAGTCGAGTGGGTACAAGAAATTCGGGTAGGGGACAATATATGGCGCAACGACGGCAGCATAACACCGACACGAATCACGGTGTCATACGGGGAGAATAACTTTGAGGAAATACTCTCATGACATTTGAATATGAAATAACAGAAATTAATCGACGCCTGTCTAACCTAATAAAAATAGGCACCATTAAAGCCACGAAATATGATGATTTTTTACCGGTAGTTAAAGTGTCTATGGGAGAACTAGAAAGTGCATGGCTCCCATTGATGCAATTAAGGGCTGGGCCGGATAGTCACTGGTGGCCGTTAGAAGTAGGTGAACAGGTACTTGTTTTATCCACCAGCGGCGATACTTGCCAAGGCGTTGTCTTAGGCTCAATACACCAAAACAAATTCCCCAGCCAGAGCAATAGTACTTGCACTCATAAAGTCACATACAGTGATGGCGCAATTTTAGAATACAATCGAGAATCCCACCACTTAAAAATGCAACTACCTGAAGGTGCCACAATAGAGCTGATTGCCAATGGTGGGTTTTCTGTCGTTGGAGATGTGGCTATACAGGGTAATATAAAAGCCAGTGGGGATATTAGCGATACTGTTCGATCCATGGCAGAAGATAGAGAAATTTATAATACACATAATCATGCCGGTGTCACATCGGGTAGCGCCGCGACACTCACAACACAACAAAGACAATAGTGCTAAAAGTAAAATAAAAGACGAATGTATTTAAGCTTGTAGTTTATAAAAAATATTATCGTATTATTTTTTTATATTCATGTTTGTATTTAAAAATATGACAACAATAATCGTGATGAAAAAATAAAAAACACTACGTCATTTTTTCAAAAGAGACGCGTTAATTTATTAAATTAGTTGTAAGCCATTACTACTATATTCACTCATAGTTTTTTGGAATGCGTTAAAGATATACGGCATACACCATTTTTTGTATGTCGTGTTTTTATCTAACTTTTGTAGAAGGAGTCTTGTTTGAATATACGGTATATATTTTATGGTGGCACACGTGAACGCCATGCTGATGGTCGTATCAGACAGATAGGTATTGCGCATAACAGCGCTTTTCAATTCGCGGGGAAAAATCTTGTAAGAGATTATAAAAATGGAAAAATACAGACAGTAAAAATTATCACAGCAGCAGATCTTGTCAGTAAACTTAATAAAAACGCACCGAATAGCATTACATCTCTCGACATCTTATGTCATGGAACGCCTTATTCTCTTAACTTTTCTATTAAAGAAAATGAAAATGCGGGATTAGTGACAGGGTGGTTTGCCAAACAAGCACTCAGTGCTTACTATTCTTCTTGGGATGACGGTGTATATACGTTTTCTAAGGACAGCCGTTATGTCTCTGAGATAGATTTTAACGTTTTTGATAAGAGTGCACGTATTCAGATACATGGGTGTAATACGGCGCGTGGCAGTATGCCGGGAGATACGCTTGTCGAAGCTTTGTCGAAAGAATTGTATAGCGCAGGGAAAAAGCATGCGTATGTCATAGGGCATACCGATAAATCCAACCCCAATATTTATGGGACGAAGACCACCATTAAACAACAGGATTATCGCCACGGAGAACGTTCTATTTACAGTAATGGCAAGCTCCTTTTTCAAACGAAAAAAAGCGGTGTGATTCAGCATACAACGATACAAGGAAAGATATCAGGAAGATAAGGATGAAGAAAAAGTTATTTATTATTATAAACGCTTTTATAGTGCTAGGTGGAAGCTTGGCACTTTTGTTTGTGCTGTCTTTAAAAGGCGAAGAAATCGTTGTTGGTGCGAGATATTTACAACTCGCATGCGAACGGTGCTACCATATGGAAGTGGAGGTGAGTGACGACAAAAAAATGAATGATACGATAATTATCCCTTTGTCTTCGAACTTAAGTATTGAAACATTGATTGATATATCTCTACAGAAAAAAGAAAACTTATGCCTTTTAGGTAAACCTTATCTATTTAATATTAATATTTTCAATATTGATCCGGATGGTAGAAGATTTGAAGTCATAGAACACCTTCCATCGTCACGTTGTGCTAAGCTATAGAGTATTGGTGAAAATCCCTTAATTCTCATAGTAACAGCATGGATTTAAAGTTAGAAATTTTTGCTAGAGTCATTGAGAAATCTAATTACTCTGATAGTACTATTGCTGCTATTCGGCTAGTTCTATTTGAAGGTTGGCGTATCGTCGATGCAGCAAAAGAGGTAGGCAAAACCCGGAACTCTCTTAGCAATTCATTTCATTCAGTGAGAAGAAGGATGGCTCACTTGGAAAAAGAAGTTAAGCTTTTAGAACTCCAAAAAGAATGGCAAGCGCTATCTGAAGAAGAACGCCAAGAAATCATATTAAAAATCCTTAAACAATAAAAGTTATGCAAGGTATGAGTATAGTTACTGGAGAATTTCTCTCTGGTATTGATCACCTTCGCCAGTCTATTATCGATATACTTACAACTCCCATAGGTAGTCGTATTATGCGACCTCATTACGGCTCACGCCTATATGAGCTTATCGATGCACCTATTAATACTCAAACGATTGTTGATATTTATGCGGCTACTGCCGAGGCTATTTCTCGATGGGAACCTCGTTTTGTATTAAACCGAGTACAAGTCGAAAAGGCTTCAATAGGTGAGATTAGGATATTTTTAGAAGGTGAATATAAACCAACACAACAGCCTATTATTTTAGAAAATCTTATTATTTAATGTATGACATCGTTTAGCGCTATTGATCTAGAAAAATTACCTGCTCCTAATATTGTTGAGGCGTTAGATTTTGAAACTATCCTAGAAAGTATGCTCAATGATTTACGAGAACGTGCTCCAGAACTCACGGTAAATGTAGAAAGCGATCCTGTTTATAAAATTCTGGAGGTTGCGGCGTATCGCGAAGTACTTTTGCGCTCACGCGTCAATGATGCTTGTCGTGCGGTTATGCTCGCGTATGCCACGGATGATGATCTAGAAAATCTTGCAGTATTCTTTGATGTCGAAAGACAGTTAGTACATCCTGGAGATCCAACGACTATCCCGCCAACGCTACCCGTATTTGAATTGGATAGTCGCTTGCGAACAAGGACACAACTTAGCTTAGAGGGCCATAGTACAGCCGGGCCTATCGGGAGCTATACCTTTCATGCGCTAGCTGCTGATCCACGAGTAAAAGATGTGGATATTGCCAGTCCTACCCCTGGTGAAGTCGTAGTTACAGTTTTATCAACGGAAAACATTGGCGTTCCTACTAGTGAAGTTTTAATGCTGGTCGAGTCACAGCTCAACTCGGAAGATGTGAGGCCCTTAACGGATCATGTAACTATGCAAGCGGCGACAATCGTGCGTTACAACGTTGTTGCTGAACTGATTTTGTTCTCAGGCCCAGACAGTACCGTAGTGAGTGATGCCGCAAATAAAGCATTGAATACTTATATTGAAGCCCAGCATCAGTTAGGTCGAGACATTACATTGTCGGGTATTTATTCCGCGCTACATCAGCCCGGCGTTCAGCGTGTTAATTTAGTAGAGCCGACGAGTGATATCGTAGTTCAATCTCATCAAGCACCATGGCCAGATAGTATCGAAATTACTTTCGGAGGTCGCGATAACTAAATGATAGTGTAAATACAATCATCTATGGAAAAATCTCTTTTACCCTGTAATGCCAGTCCACTTGAACGAGCATTAGAAAAATCAATAAACCGCGCTTTTAATCTTCCTGTACTCATCGATACACTATGGAACCCTAATTTATGTCCCGAGCCACTATTACCCTGGCTCGCATGGACATTTTCTGTCGATACCTGGGATAGTGATTGGCCGGAGTCAGTAAAAAGAACGGTTATTGCTAATAGTGTCTCGGTGCATAGAAAAAAAGGGACACTGGGTGCCTTAAAACGTGTGCTTAATGATATTGGTATTATTGTTGAGATACAGGAATGGTTTGAAACGAATTCGCCATCGCACACATTTAACGTCACTGCTTATGTGAATGATAATACAGCACCAGATAGAGACGTCATTTTAGATCCAGTTCTTTATAACAATGTTATTAGGGCTATCGATAATGTAAAACCTGTTAGAAGCCATTACGATTTTAGAGTTGCCGCTCGGTTTGAATTAAACCTTGGTCTAGCGGCGGTATCGTCAACAACAATATATAAACGCATAACATTAATACCCATTGTTGAAACGTCATTAATCACACAAACAAATACAATACTTGCAACGAATATTGTATCTATTGTGCGTGTAAAGCTAGACAGTTAACTTCTATCTACTACTGATAACTTTTATTTATTTTTTATTATCTTACTCTTTCTTATTTTACTCCTTTTTCTTTTTTATTCTTCTTTTTTACTTTCAAGATTTTCACTGTATGAATTTAATTCCTATTATTACGACTGCCGGATTAAGCGCTGTATTTAATGCTACTAATGATGGACTATCCGCTAGGCTAACGCATGTCGCTTTCGGCGATACCGGCTGGCAGCCCGATAACACCGCAACGGCTTTACAAAATGAACGCACACGCGTACCGATAAGTAACGGTAGCCGCATTAGCCCGACACAAATTCATGTGACAGCTATTGAAAATGGGGCTGTGGAATATTGGGTGAGAGAAATCGCCTTTATTTTAGATGATGGCACTGTATTAGCCGTATGGAGCCATCCCACGCAAGCGTTAGCGTTTAAAGCTGCCGATGTGGATCTTTTGTTAGCGCTTGATTTTGTGTTGTCTGCACTCCCTGAAGATAGTGTGGAAGTGGTAGGCACGGGGGGCATTAATTTACCCCCAGCTACGGAGACGGTGATTGGCGTAGTACGTTTTGCGACGCAAGCAGAAGCGATTGCCGGAACATTAGAGACGGTTGTTATGTCTCCTGCTGTTACCAGAGCACATGGTGATGCCCGTTATGCGTTAAGTAACCATAATCACAATACTATTTATAGCTCCATCGATCACAATCACGATACGCGAAATGATCAACGCTACAGTGCCCTTAGTCATAATCATAACGGGCAGTACAGTCTAATTAATCACAACCACAATACTCAATACAGTGCCATTAATCATAATCACGATACACGTAATGATGGACGTTATAGTCGTATAGGGCACAATCATAATAACCAATACAGTGATATCAATCATAATCACGATAGCCGCAACAACCAGCGCTATAGCCTTATTAATCACCATCATGACAGTCGATATTTACAACGCTCGGATACGATCATGACACAAGGGTTTGTGAGGACTATTGCCAGAAAATCAGGAGACCCAAACGATTTAAATAACTTTAATGCTAATTTTGCGGATGTATTCCCACCTGCCGGATTTACGATGGCAAATCTACAAGGATTTATAGCCAGTATCGGCATTATCTTATTCGGGGGAACCGTCGACGGCAATGACATTTTATGGTGCCGCTGGACACAACGGCGAGACAGTATGCGTGTAATCTGTGCGAACTCAGAAAACCGAGCGGACGGCGCGGGCGCTGGTTCTTATATTAATTATTTAGCAATATGGAGACGATAAATACACATGTGGTTAGAAATTAACAACGATAATAGGATTGAAGGTATACATAGCCATCAATGTTCCTCTAGTAATACGTGGGTAGAATACGAGGGCGATAAGCATATCATACCCGGGGATTATTATATTAAGGGTAAGGTTGTTCCGGCAAATGATAAGCAAGACATCAAAAATAAAGATGTGAGAATTCGCTTATGTGAACAACATATCAAAAAGTATTACCCACTCACAAAACAAGTGAGCCTCCTACGTAAAGGGAGCGATTCTGACGTTCAAAAAATGAATGCTTTTATTGAGCATTGTGAAGACTGGGTAAATAGTCGCAAACAAGAATTATCAGTCCTTCATTCCATCACCCCTTAGTTGTGAGATTCACAGACCTTAGATAGTTTTTAGTTCTTTTATACCTTTTGTTCTTTTACATCCATCGTCTTATTTTTAACCCATTATTTATTTTTATAGTTATTTCTATTTTACTAGGGAGGCTTAACAATGCCTTTTTTACATGGTGTGGAGGTCGTAGAGATTGATACAGGGCCACGGCCTATACGTACCGCACGCTCTTCTATTATTGGCTTAATTGGTACAGCGCCTGACGCTGACGAACGATGGCCCTTACATACACCTAAGCTCATCGCAGGCCGCAGAGGCGATACTATAGGGCTAGGGACTACAGGTACTTTACCTGCTGCTATCGATGATATCTTTGACCAAACAGGCGCAATGATTGTGGTGATACGTGTTCCTGAGTCTACGGCAGGATCACCGCCCACCTTACCTGACGGTGTGGATGATACTACGGGCCAATATATTGGTGTATCTGCGTTTTTATCCTCAGAAAGTGAACTTAGTATTACACCAAGAATTTTAGTCGCGCCTGAATTTACGCATATTCAAACGAATGTAGAATCACTATTAACTGTGGCAGAGCGTTTACGCGCTGTAGTCATTGCTGATGGCCCTAATACTACGGATACCGATGTTATTGACTATAGAAATTTATTTGGTAGTCCACGACTGTATATTATAGACCCCTGGGTACGTGTATTTGATACAGCGACATTAACAGAGATACTGAGACCGGCGAGTGCCCGCGTAGCAGGATTAATCGCAAAGTCGGATGATGAACGCGGCTTTTGGAATTCACCATCTAATCAAGAAATACGGGGTATTGTGGGGCCTGCCCGTGCGGTAGATTTTGAGTTTGGGGATATTAATTCACGAGCGAATCGTTTAAATGAAAATGAAGTGGCCACCATCATTCGAAAAACCGGCTTTCGGTTGTGGGGTAATCGTTCTTGCTCTTCTGATCCTAAGTGGGCATTTTTAAGTGTGCGTAGAACTGCCGATATTATTAATGAATCTCTACTGCGAGCACATCTTTGGGCGGTAGATCGCGGCATTACAAAAACCTATCTGGATGATGTAGTAGAGGGTGTTAACGCATTCCTACGTAATTTAAAAACGCAGGGCGCGATTATTAACGGCCAAGCGTGGGCCGATCCTGAGCGTAATACACCTGAGCGAATCGCCGAAGGTCATGTACAGATCGATTTTGATTTTACGCCACCCTACCCCGCCGAGCGTATTACGTTCCGCAGCCAATTAGTGAATGATTATCTCGTTGAAGTTTTACCACTGATTTAAGTGCACACATAAATTCCTCTTTTTATTAAAAAGAATCTTATTAAGAAAATAAAAAATGTTAGATGATATTTTAAAAAACATGGCGCTCTATGTCGATGGCCGTGGTTACGCGGGTAATGTGGAAGAACTTGTATTACCTAAGCTTACTATGAAAATGGAGGAATATAGAAACGGCGGGATGGATTCCCCCATAGATATTGAAATGGGAATGGAAAAGCTCGAAGCGGAATTTACGCTCACGCGCTTTGACCGTAACCTGTTAACGCTATTTGGTCTCGCTCCTGGGCAAATTATTCCGCTCACCATTCGCGGGGCGGTAGTGTCTGACAATGGAGCTACACAACCGGTTATCGTTAATTTACATGGACAGATTAAAGAGCTGGATTACGGTACATGGAAACCGGGTGAGAAAACCACATTAAAATGTATGGTCTCTGTTCGGTTTTACAAATTGACCCACGGTGCCGCCATCGTTCACCAAATTGACATCCCTAATATGATTCGTATTGTGAACGGCGTGGATCAACTCGCTCAAATACGCGGTATTCTCGGACAATAATCCTATATCGTTTGATTTTAATCCTAACCTATTAACCCTTTCCTTTTTATTGTTAAAACTTTAATTCCTTTCTTAACTTTTTAATTCATCACAAACACACTGGAGTTTTTATATCGATGAAAGAAACAGAAAATACAGAAAAAAAAGAACGTATAGAAAACATAGAAAACACTTATTATGTTATTAAACCCTTTTTTATCGGTAATGTAAGAAAGAAAATTGGGAGTGAAATGCAATTGAATAAACACATGGCACGCCCCTATGTTAATGGTGGTTTTCTAACGCTTGATAAAAATCGTGCTGACACGCTTATTCGCGATCGCATTGATGTGATATCGAAGGAAATCGACGAGCTTAAACGTATTTTATCCCCCATACCCAAAACACGAACCACAACTAAAAAGGAGGCATTATAACGATGGCAAAAAAAACGGATCGTAGTAAAAAATCTATTCCATTGACTGACCCCATTGAGATTGACGGCGTTAAGGTCGCAGCGCTGAGTATGCGTTGTCCGAAAGTCAAAGATATGTTGGCAGCGGATAAGATCGCGACGAGCGATGCCGAAAGAGAAATCTTTTTACTGGCCAATCTTTGTGAGATCCCCCCAGATGCGACTCATGAATTAGATCTCCCTGATTATTCTAAATTACAAACTGCCTACCAAGATTTTTTGTCTTAAGCCCTCATGATACCCGGCGCGCTTGCGTCATCTTGGCAAGCCATACTAGCTGGCCACTCTCTGAACTTCTCGAACTTGACATAAGCGAGCTGATGCAATGGCTCGATGTTTTACCTCAGCAAAGATAAAAAAAATAAAAAGAATAAAAAAACAAAAAAAGTAAAAACAAAAATACACGAAGAAGATACAAAAACACATGGCTACATCGGTATTTAAACTCGCTATGCACATTGGTGCAACGGTGTCAGGTTCGTTGAGTTCATCAGTGAGAGGCAGTCGTACCCAATTAAACTTGCTCGGCTCTGCACTGGATAACTTACAAGGGAAGCAACGCGCTATTAGCCGGTTTCAATTGGCGGAGGCCAATGTTGGTGGAGCGCGGGTCGAGTATCAACGGGCTGCACGTGATGTCACACGTCTTCGTCGAGAAATAGCGCAAACGGATGCACCCACCGCTTCACTTACCCGTGAATTTAATCGAGCCCAAGAACGGGCTAATCGTTTATCCCAACGTTTACAAACACAGCGTGAAAGGTTACAGCGTGCACGACAAAGCCTTGATCAGGCGGGACTCTCTGCCAATGATTTAACGCGGGATAATACACGTTTAGGTGCTTCTGTTACACGATTAACAGCGCAGTACCAACGTCTTGGCCAAGCAATACGAGCGCAGCAACAAAATGCGAATAGACGTTCAGAGTTACGAGGGCAGCTATTTGATGCAGCGGCTATAGGGGCAACCGTTGCTACGCCCTTAAATGTCGCCATTGATTTTGAACAATCTATTGCTACCTTAGGGGCTATTTCAAGAACTGAAGGACAAGTGTTACAAGGGTTATCTGACGAAGCGGAACGCCTAGGGGCGAGTACCTCTTTTTCTGCCACCGAATCTGCCTCTGCCATGAAATTCTTGGCGATGTCAGGGTTTAACGCTGGTCAAATCTTACAGGCAACAGCGGGTGTTTTAGATTTAGCCCAAGCGGCAGGGACGGATCTTGGCCAATCTGCTGATATTGCCTCGAATATTCTGAGTGGGTTTGCCCTTGAGGCGAGTGAGATGAACCGTGTAGGGAATGTATTAGTTGGGACATTTACAACATCGAATACAACACTGGAAAGCCTTGGCGAAACCATGAAATTTGTAGCACCTGTCGCGAGCAGTGTTGGTGCAAGTATTGAAGAAGTTGCCGCGATATCGGCATTATTAGGCGATGTCGGCTTACACGGATCACTGGCAGGCACGGCTCTACGTTCTGCTTTCCTGCGATTAGCCGCTCCACCAAGGATGGCTGCTGATGCTTTAGCAGAGTTAGGCGTTGAAACTAAGAACGCCAATGGCGATTTACGCTCAATGCCCGAAATATTGGAAGAGGTCGCACAAGCTACGCAGAATTTAGGCACTGGTGAACAAGCAGAAATCATATCAAAAATATTTGGTAAAGAAGCGTCGGCAGCAATGATTGAACTTATCAAACAAGTGCAAACGTTTGATGAGGCTAACGATGGAACCAATAATAATTTAGAACAAAAAATACAAGATCTCGTTAATCAACAAGTCACGGCACAAGCCGTTGCTCAAAAAATGAATGACACGACGGCAGGGGCGTTAAAAACACTGGGTAGCGCTTTAGAGAGTGTGGCGATTAGTGTCGGCAGTGTCTTACTACCGACTATTGCATCATTGGCAAAGGGATTCGCCACCGTTGCCAGGGGTGTATCGTCTTTCGCACAAGCATTCCCGACATTAACAAAATGGGTGGTCGGAATAACTGTGGGTCTTGCTACTCTAAAAGTTGTGACCATTGCTGGGGCTTTTGCCTTTACTTTTTTACACGGGGGTGTTTTATCGCTTGTTACTGCGTATAGGACACTCTCAGCCGCGTTTACTTTGGCTCAGCTAGGGTTTATTCGATTCAATACAATAGCAACATTAGCCGCACTAAAAACAAAGATTATCACTGCCGCGCAATGGGCTTGGAACCTTGCACTCTCAGCTAACCCGATTAGCTTAATCGTTATAGGCATAGGTTCATTAATCACAGCCGGTGTACTACTCGTCTCTCACTGGGACACTGTAAGTAATTTTTTTAGTAGTATATGGGAAAGCATTAAAGAAAATACGGTTGAAGCGGTTACATGGCTAATTGATAAAATTTCCTTATTAATGCTGCCGTTTGAACTACTCGGCCAAGTGGCATCTTTCGTTTTCGGTAGTGATGAGAATAATGAGCTACAAGATAAAATTGCGAAAACAAATAATGCTGTTAAAACCGCTGCCCTTGGTACAGCGATTACCACTACGACCGCACTAGTAGCGCCACTATCGACAACAGAACTTCCCGATAATCTAAGTCCGGCTAGTATTCAGAATACACAGGCGGTGCGTATAGACGCGCCTATCACAATTAACACAACACCTAACATGGATGCTGTGGCTGTCGGTAATGAAGTACAACGAGTGTTAGATGAACGGCAAGCCAGAGCCGAAGCAGAACGCCGAGGAAACCTTTTTGATGGAGTAGAATAATAATGAGTGAAACAATGTTAGCGCTGGGTAATTTTAGATTTTCTCTAGATACTGCGGCTTACAGCGAGCTTAAAAGAAATTGTGCCTATCGATGGTCAAGTGTTGAGCGACTAGACGCCCGACCAGCAAGGCAGTTTATCGGCCTTGGTGAAGAAACAATAAATTTAACAGGCATGATCTTGCCTCACTACAAAGGCGGATTAAATCAAATAGAGAAATTGAAAGCATTAGCGGGTAATGGTGAACCACTGATTATGGTCGATGGAAAAGGTATCGCCTGGGGAAATTGGGTGGCATTAAGCATTGAGGAAACACAGACATTTTTTACTGCTAATGGGTTACCAAGGAAAATAACATTCACGATTAATCTAGGACGATACGGCGATGACTCACTATAGGACAAAAGACGGTGATCGATTAGATACTATTTGCTATCAATACTATGGTGAAACATCGCGTTATGTTGAAGCTGTACTCGATGTTAATCCTAAATTATCTCAACAACCGGCGTTATTGCCGGCAGGGATAATAATAACATTACCTGACTTTCCAGAGCTTAATCAAAAGACAGGTGATATTCGCTTGTGGGATTAATACAGTCAAAAATTAATTATGACACCAGATTTTAAAGTCATTACAAACACAATAGATATCACAGCAATACTTAAAGATCGATTAATCTCCTTAAGAGTAACAGACGAAGCCGGTATAAAATCAGATACTGTCGAGATTCAATTAGATGATCGAGATAACCGTATTCAATGGCCAGTCATTGGGGAAGAGCTTACTGTATTCTTAGGATATAACAATGCACGACTCACGAATGTTGGCCGTTACATTATTGATGAAATATCACATGCAGGCCCGCCCGATACCTTAACAATACGCGGTAAGGCTACGGATACAATTAAAAGTATTAAGGCCCCTAAAACGCGAAGTTGGGATAATGTATTACTGGGCGATATCGTTAAAACTATTGCCACTGAGCATGATGTCATTCCGCGTATTGCAGAAGTCCTTTCAAACATAAACATTAGCCATGAAGATCAGACTGAAGAATCAGATCTTCATTTTTTAACACGGCTCGCAAAAAAGAATGGCGCTATAGCTAAGCTTGCTAATAAAAGTCTTATCATAGTTGTTGAAGGCGATTCAAAAGCTATTTCAGGTAAAAATTTACCCATCATTAACCTCAATAAAAAAAATGTGATACAGCATCGACTGACACAAGCTGAGCGAGGGAAATACAAAACAGTTATTGCTCATTGGCACGATACGCAAGCGGCTCAAAAAATTCCTATAACAGCCGGTGAAGGAAAGCCTGCATTTACTCTACGGCATAGCTACGCTAATGCGGAAGAAGCACGACGGGCAGTAGAGGCTAAGTTAAAGGCGTTAAATCGAGGCTCAGCCACACTATCACTTACATTAATCGGTGACACTCGATTACAAGCAGAGGGGAAACTACAGCTCGATAATTTTCGGGAGCCGATTAATAGTGAATGGTTGATTAAACACGTCGAACATCAACTCAATAATAGCGGTTTTACAACACGGCTTGATGCAGAAACGCCTAACTCATAACGACTCTTACTCTACACACCTTCATTTTTATCTCAATAATATCTTTTTAATGAAAGAGAATCCCTTATGATTGAACAAAAAACAAAGACCCTCACAGAGCATGAACTCGATATGTTGCTCAGTAAAGCAGCGGAACAAGGTGCATTAAATGCACTGGATACGATAGGTCTCGATAATGAAAACTCTGCTGAGGATATTAAAGAGCTGCGTTCGTTTTTAAGAGCTTTTAATCTTGCTAAAAAGACAGCGTTTCAAACGACAATCCGATTATTAACTGCCAGTATATTAGCCGCCTTGATTGCAGGTACTGCGCTTAAATTTAAATTATTTGGAGAATAAAAAATAATGCTGACACTTTTCGCGAGCCTCTTAGGGTTTATCTCTAGTACTCTACCGAAGTTTTTTGACTTAATACAAGATAAGCATGACCGGCAGCATGAACTCAAAATCCTTGCTCTTCAACTAAGACAGATGCAGCGAAATCATTCACAGCGAATGGAGGAGATTGCCGTACAAGCTGATATTCACGAAAGCCTTGCGCTGCATAAACATGATGCCAGTTTATCTAATGCGGGATGGGTAGGGCAACTACGTGCATCCGTGCGGCCAGTAATTACTTATTTATTTTTCACCCTGTTCGCGTCTGTCAAAGCGTGCACACTTTATATCCTCATTACCGATCACAACATTCACCTATATCAAGCGCTCCCCCAAATCTGGGATGCAGAGACACAAGCACTATTCGCGGCAGTGATTAGTTTTTGGTTCGGTCAGCGTGCGCTATCAAAATTTAGACAGTCACATTAAGAAAAAAACTTATGAGAAAAACCAATCAAGCCGGTATCGACCTTATCACAAAATATGAAGGCTTTAGTAAAACGGTGTATATTTGCCCCGCAAATTATCCGACCATCGGTTATGGCCACTTAGTCAGAGATCATGAAGATTTTAGTAACGGTGTTACTGAAGAAGAAGCCATGCAACTACTAAAAAAGGATTTAATAACAGCAGAGAGAGCGGTCACCCAATTGATTAATGTACCTTTAACGGATGGTCAATTTGACGCCCTTGTATCCTTTACTTTTAATTTAGGATCAGGTGCATTACAGCGCTCTACACTACGAAGAAAACTAAACCGTAGTGACTATGATAGTGTTCCATATGAGCTAAAAAAATGGGTGTGGGCTGGCGGAAAAAAGCTGAAAGGGTTAATGAAACGTCGACAAGAAGAAGTCGAATTTTTTATATCTTGAGAAATCAATTATCACTTATGAAGGACTCGATTGATTTCCAGCATTCATACGGGTTGCTTTGTAGTAAAAAATGGGGGCCATTAATTTCATAAATATCAAAATCAGAAAAAAACTTACTAAGCTTTAAAGCATATTTTCTTGAAACCAACCGGTCTTTTTTCCCCATGAGATAACATGCTTTAACATGGCTTATATCACTATCAATAAATATTTTTTTCTTTTCGAATTTTGATAGTAGAGCTACTCGACTTAATAAAACTTTCGGATCAACACATCGTATAGCTTGTTTAACTTCTTTGACTAAATGCTCAGCACCGTTAACACAGAATAGCTTAATTAGAGAGTCCGGTATATTATGTGGGTTTGGAAGTATGTTTCTATAATAGTTTAATGCCTTCAGTAAATAGATAAACGGAGATACAGAAAAAGACGCACAGAATATAACTCTAGAAATATTAATTTGCTTATTAAGTAAAATATTAACAGCTAATGGGCCTGAAAAGGATTCAGCGAGTAAGAAGATTTCCGAGTCTTTTGGTAATCTTGATTCTATAAATTTAATGTACTGACTAAATGATAGTATTTTGTTGTAGGGATAACTAATAGCTATAACTTCAACATCTACAGCATAATTTAAAAACTCATTAAACAATTTGCCCGTCCCATCTAGTCCGGGCAAAAGAATTAATTTCTTTCTTTTCATTTTTGGAGTAAAAATAATTGAGTAGGAGTATATTTCGATTTATGTAACTAAGAACTATTTAGCAATGTTACAACATTCACGTATATACTCCGGGTCAAATATTAAATGGGGCATACTATTCTATATAGAATCTTACTGGTAAAAAAGTAAATAATAATATCGGAACTAGAACGCTAATCCAAAAAACTATAGTCCATTGCCAGTTTCTTTCCATTAGAAAAGCTATTCCCCATAGGACAACCGACAAGATAAAGTATCCTATAAACCAAAGGATAGTAAATGAACCTAGCCCCTTACCCGAAATGATAAAATTCCAATGCATGAGTACAATTGCAAATAAATTGCCAATACTAAAAAATGAAGCTATTAAGTACAAAATAAACGGTATCGATAACTTAACATTTACTGACATTACCTTAGACCTCCTTCATACAATTCTTTAGCCAATTCTCTTCTCCGCTCTTTACCGCTTTGACCACTAGGCGCATAATAAAAATGTCCAGCCCCTTGTGTCATCTGATATGCCAATTTAGGCGCATTAATAATTAGTTGTCCTCCGCTCATCCCTGCATTTATTGGATCTCCACGGTTAGTCAAGTCCTTTACTATTATGTTACTGATACTATCAGTCTCCCTAAGTGTCCGCAAAAACCCTGAACTAATAGGTGATCCAATCAGCACCAAATTATCAACTGTCCCTCCATTTTTTACTCTAGCCATTGCTGCTTGGGCTGCAACTAGAGATCCATAGGAATATCCTATTAGATTAAACTGGCCTTTCCCGTCACCTTTATTTTTAAACTTCTCTTCAATCTGGCCGGAGAAGTCCGCTCCTCCCCTAAGAGCAAAGACACCAGCGCTCGCATCAACAGGGGTACTTTCAGACCATACATCTTTATCCATGGCATGTACATCTGAAATCCCTGACTCTTCGAGCGATTTTGCCATATCATCTATATAACTTCCGTCTATACCTGCACCACCAAAGAAGTAAGTTCCATCAGCGGTTGCAATATCTGGATTGCTTTCATCTTCCTCGTTTCCCCCACCTCCATCAGAATCAAAAGCTCCCTCCGAAGCCGTATCTGTCTCCGTAGCCGTGGAATTATTCGCCTCTTCCGTGGCTTTCTCTTCCGTTTGCGCATCGCCTTCCGTAGTGGGGGCAGCGGGAATATCCGCGTTTACCGCTTGAATCTCATCACCGGAGCCGCCCATGGTACATAAATCTTCTACGCCACCGTTCAGGTCTTTTTGCTCACAAATGGTCCCTTGTGCGCTGTAGCCGGTAGGGTCGGTGTAACTTAAGGGATTATTAAACACATAGCTGTAACGGTTCAAGCTCTGACCGTTTTCTGGCGCCTGAACTATCGGATCAGCTTGGACAAAGCGGCCAGTGACGGGATCGTAAATACGTCCGCCCATATGGATAATATTGGCGTGATCCACGTGTTCATGTTGAGTAAAGCCCCGCGTGGTAATGTCCATTACGGTTTGCACACTCATATCATTAAAAGGATCGAAGAGTGGGTTCCAGCTTTCCCCTTCACGGCGTTGCCCGAAAGCGTCGTAACTTAACCTCTCTAATACAGTACCTGCAGCATCGGCAATGGCGACAAGAGAGCCTAAGTGATCGCGGTAAAAATAGTGGGTCTCGTTGTTATTATCACTGTCCACGGTATTGAGCACCATATCGCCAATATAGCGTTTGTACTCGATTTTACCGGAGTCATGATGGATCACTTCATTACTGCCAATATAGTAAGTCGTTCGATCATCACCGTCACCGGTATCCACTCGTTTAAAACGACTAAAGTTAGCATCGTAGAAAAACGCGGTGGTGATAGTGCCGGAAGAAATTAAACTAGGTTTATCGTAACCCGTGTAATTCACTTCACGTGTTAAGGAGCCACTCTCGTAAGAATGGGTTTGGTTTCCGCGTGCGTCATAACAGTAAAGTAGTTGGCTACCAATACCCGTTAAGGCATGCGCTCCAGGCGTGATAGAACACTGACTGTTTTGTGTGCCATAAGCGTAGATACCGCCATTACCAATATCCGATTTTGATTGAATATTGCCGTTATCAAAATAGCTCATCTCTAACACTTGAGGTGTGCTAGTGGTATGCAAGGTCGCAGTTTTTAATCGAAACAATTTGTCATAATCGAAGGTCTCTTGTAATTCATTAAAAGCTAAACCGCCGCTACGATCGGTACGGGTTCGTAAATTGCCGATGCCGTCATACTCAAATAAATTATTTTGCACCGCTTCGATACCGTTGCCACTATACACCGTTTGTAAATAACCGGTTTTCGCATCGTAACGAGCATGACCACTATGACCGTTGCCCAGCACCCAATCAGTGACATTACCGTAGGCGTCCATATCGGTGGCTTCATAATAGACTTTGCTACTATTTTGGCTTTCTTTTAATTGCGTGGCGTAGCCGTTGGTATAGGTGTATTGCACACCCCGGAAATTCTGGGACATATCGAACGCTTGGAACACGCGCCCATACTGATCATAAGTGGTGGCCGTATTCCATGTATGTCCATCCGCACGGTGTTGTATCCCTCTAGAGCGTCCCCAGGCATCGTAAGAGAAGGTTCTACTAATGCCTTCATTACTTACGCCTTCAGAGCTGGTCTCTATATCGAGTAATGGCCCCTTATAGTCAAACGTACCTACATGATTGCCGCCAGGCGCATTGGTTTCGACTTTAACAGAACGCCCCAACGCATCGAAGAAGGTTTTTTGTGTGACATTACCTGGTGCAATACGTCCCACTTCTTGGCCCAAGCCATTGGGTTTAAACGTAATATCCCCTTTATCAGGATCAACCATGCGAGTGCGGCGACCGTAATCATCGTAGGTAATGGAGACGGTGCTGCCATCGATATTGGTCGCTAAAGATAAACTGCCAAAGACGCTGTATTGGTAATACGTCACCTTACGCTCGGCATCATTGGTCGATGTTGTTTGCCCAAAGCCATTCACAATCTTAGTTGTTCTTTGAAAGATATTGGCATTGGATACGGGCGTTTCGTAACTGCTAATATAGCTTGTTGACACCGTAGTAGAGACTAGGCCAGCAATTCTGCCTATTGTCTTTGTTGTGCCATCTGCTGCAACATCTTTCCAACGACGTCCTAAATCATCATAGCTGTACTCCGCAAAATGCGGTGTATCTGTTGTCAGGTACGGCTGACTTTGACGAATTAAACGGCCATGCTTGTCAAACTCACGTAATACTTGTGACCACTCGCCGGTTAAGGTTTGGGTACGTGTGGCGACTTCGGTTCCAGTGAGATCAAAATAGTGAATACTATCAGGCGTGGAAGGTGATAGTACACGTGTGAAGTATTCTGCGTGCCTTGGGCAATTATTACTACAACGACTACGTATTGTTTGCGCAGAACTACCATCCACCGCACGGGTAAAATAGACGCGCCCAAAAGCATCGTAAAAACTTTCGGTAGTGAAGCCTGTGGCATTAACATGAGTCTGCGGTAAGCCTAGGGCATTAAAGTCGCTATACGCAGCGATAGTAAATTGCCCATTGCCTGTTGCTGTTAAATAACGACCTTCCGTATCAAAGGTGCTGGTGACCCGACGGAAAAAACGCATGTTATCGGTATCTGTATCGGTGGGTAACGCACGTGTTGCACAGGCGTCTGCGTAATGGCTACTGCACTGTGTCACGTCAGTGGGGTTGCCGTAACTATCGTAAACGGTGGCGGTTTTACTGTATTCACTCACATTGGTGATATCGCCTCGCTCATCACTTTTGACACGGCCAGAGCTGTGATATACGAGCGTACGTTTTTGCGTAGCACTATCGATATCACTAGGGCTGCGTGCTAACGTTCTTACCGTATCGATCACCGTAGGACGCTGAATGAACCAATCATTATGATTTTCATCACCATAGGTATTGGTTGTGGTGACGACTAAATTTTCATTACTCGTACTGACATGATTGTAAGTCGTGACGGTCACAACATCGAGTAAAGGATAATGTTCGGGACTGGATGACCATTGTCGTTCTGTCACGATGGTATTTAAGTCTTTTTGCCCTGCGATTAATTCACCATTACCACTATTTATATTAAAGTGCTTTTCTTCTTCCTCTTTAGCCCGAATAAAGTGCGCTTTATTACTTAAAAACTGGCGGTGTTCCCACACATTCACATTACGCTCATACACGATCACGTCCGTACCATCACGATTTTTAACCGCACGCGTTTGACGTTTCACTTGGCCATTAAAAGGATAGTCTTGGCGATAATAGGTCGTCGTCGTTTGCTTTAAGTCATTATCTTTTTTAATGAACGTGCTAAAGCCTAACGATCCGCGACCACCGGCTTGATAGCGCAGACCTTCGTAATGGTAATCGTAGGATTTTGTGTAATAAAAGTCGTAAGGTTTTGAGTTATTAAGCAATTTCCCGGTGCGCATCGTCATCTGCTCGACAATGGCCATGCTACCTTTGCCATCAAAGACGGGTGATCCCCAATTTAAGGTATGAGCATTATCTAAAGGCGTGTAATGATCACTGTAGGCCAGCGTACCGTACTTAAATGTATGCTCACGGCCTAAGCCATTATTCACCGAGCGCAAGACATCGACGGGCTTATTTTCAGTGTTGGCATCATGACGAATATGCACACGATGTTTGCCAATATCAAAATAAACAAGGGCAGGTAAACCGTCCCCATCGAGATCCACCAACATTACGCGTGGTGTTCTGGACATATTTGTCCAATTCACTTGGCCAAGGTTTACAACATGTGTAGCGAACCCATAGTAGGACAGTGCGACTTTTAATGTACTGCCATCTAAGAAAATATAGTCGTCTCGACCATCGCGATTGACATCGCTTAGCTGGGAAAGTCCTAGTGATGACAGCACCTGTGTACCAAAGTGGTCACCAAAGCAATCATTAAAGCCAGACCCGGTGGCACATCCCGCCCCCCTAAAATCCATATAGCCATCGCCATTAATATCACCGCGCAATCTAAAGTCATCATCATTGGCGGCAAGCAATGGTTGAGCGGATTCACTGTGAACAGCGCCTTGGGTGGTATTTTTTAGCAAATAATACAGTGTGCCCACTTGCCCACGTTGCTGCGCTAATTCATTTTCACAAATACCATTCACACGATAAAGACGATCCACTAAACCATCACCGTTAAAATCGAAAACATCGGCGGCTTGACTCTCGACTTCAAAAGTCGTGGTGGCATTTTCAGGGCATTTGGCTCGGCCTGGGAAGTTGGTGTAGTTTTCTGCGTGATTTTCGGCATCACTGTTAAAGCCTCCAGCAAATTCCACAATGCCATTACCATCTAAATCAGCATATAAAGACGGCGCCGTATTGATGCTAGGGAAATTCGCCATAAATTCTACGGTGTCATGACCATCGCCATTCATATCATTCACCACCGCTTGCACGCTCCACGCACTAATGGTGCCGTTCGATCCCGCTGGAAAACCTGCTCTAAAAGATTCGCCACTGCCGCTAACATTCCCTAATGTATAACTGTCAGGAGTGACGACAATATTTTGATAGCGGTATGTAGAACCTTGATTACTGACCAGTAGTAATTCTCGAACCCCATCCCCATTGGCATCCATCAATTTAAGATCTTGCGACTGACAGTGGGTATCGGGAATTGGGAAGGATTGATCACAATAATCGGACGCCACATCCCCATCAACGGTCATAAAATCTCGTAAGTTCACGATAATTTCTTCAGAGGGAGAGACAAAACCTATGCCGCTCGTATCTTCATATTCAAAAGTGGTGGGTTGTAAACACGCGCCTGTTTCTGCACCGTCGCAGCGGGTCATGGTTCGCAATAAATAACGCTTAGATACCTGACTTAAACGATGATCAAAGTGATAAGAATTCACCGCGATATTATTGTGATTGGAAATCACAATATCCGTAAGTAATTGATTATCGACAATGGACAAGCCATGATAAAAATACTGGGATTGATCTTCTCGTTCACTGTAAATAAATTCAATCGTGTTTCCGGAATAACTTATTGTTGATAAACGGCGGGTATGGCTGTTATCACCGGTGTAACTGTAATCGATGGTGTTATTAAACGGGTCGACTTTTTGAGAAAGTTTCCAGCTGTAAGTGGCATTGCCTTTTTTCATACGACTATCACTCGTGGTGCCAAACCACCAGGTTTCACCGTTAGGCTTGCTCACTTCAAAATTACCGCCGCTATAGACAATACGTGTGCTCGGATCAAATTGCAGGCGGTATTCTGTTCCCTCAATAAAATACGCATTGTTGACAGGAATTAAACGTTGTCCGTTTAAACATACGGCGTCCTGATTAGTAAACAACACCTCTCTGTAAAAGCCGTCTTCTTCATAGTAACGACGACAACGGCGAATTTCAGAAGCTCCAGAAAGCGACCAACCCACACCCAGTACTCCGTTACCCCCTCGGCTGGAATAGCTCAGCATCACACTTGGTGTAAAACCACCGATACCACGCGGTACATCCAAATCTATAGACCATGTGGCCGCACCGCCCGCACTCACATCCACATTACTATTAATACTGCCGGTACTTTCTTCAGCCGCAGAGAGGTTCGGGACAGTGGCGAGTACTGGCGCTTGTGGCGCGTCGGGTGCTCCCACAACGGTGACTGTATTAGATACCACCCAAGGTGAACATAAACTTAATTGGCAGGTACGCACGCGGTAGTGATAATCGCCTTTTTCATATAGTACATGTCCAAGACGGGTCTCTTGTGTGGATTCAATTAATGCCCATGCACCATTATCTTTTTGCTCTTCTAATTCATAGTGACTGAATAAAGTGGCATTAGACGTCGTTGCTGTCCAGGTAATGGTCAAGGCATCTCCCGCTTCATTGGGAACGGTGATGTCACTCGGCGCGTTTGGAGCGCTTATTGTGACAGCATTCGAACTGCGCCATGCGGAACAACTGGTGTAAGCATTTTGTGTATTACACGCACGAACACGGAAAGCATGCTCACCACTTTGTGTGAGGTTTAATTCACGTGTTAAGGCATCACCACGGTAAATATTTTCCCATGCACCACTACCAATACGCTGTTCCAGTTGATACGACGATACACGCCCGCTTGAAGCGCCCCATTGAATAGTAAAGTTAGCGTTAGTTGGTGGTGAAATAGAGGGAGGGATACCGGGGCTAATCGCGACCTCAATACTTTTCGCCGTTGAAAAGTCACTACAGCCCAAATCGTTACACGCTTGCACCCGATAGCTGTAGGTGCCGCTGGTGCGTCCTGATAATTGGATACGAGCCTCAGAGGGGCTTTCAACCGTTGTCCATGTACTGCTGCTGGGAGAAATTTCTTGCAGTATATAGCGCAAGGTGTTGTCTATCGCAGTCCAACGCAGGCCAAATTCACCATCATTATCGCTCGCTAAGAGGGATAGCGTGGGTGTCGCGGCAGGCTTTGCCAATGTCACAATACTAGAAAGCCGCCAATCGGAGCAATTGGTAAAACTGCCGACGGTTTTACATGCTCGAACACCATGGCGATGCTCACCAATACCTTGGCCACTAATGTCGTAACGTAAATTAAGACCTTGATAAAGAGTGCGATTAGGCGTTTGTATGAGGTCATAATATGTAATATCGTCACTGCTTGCTCCCCAAGAAATAGTGTAGCTACCACTGCCATATAAACCAGGCACGGAAATAGAAGACGGTACACCCGGCTTACGCGCTATATTAATGGTTTTTGCAGAAGAAAAATTTGAGCAGCCAATAGCATTACATGCTCGAACGCGATAACGAATCGACGCATTAATTTGATTAGTATAGGCTTTTGACCGCGCTGAGTTGTCTTGTACTGATGTCCATGTCGCACCGTTCACGCTTTCTTGCAAAGTATAACGTGTTGAAATGTTCACAGTGTTCCATGAAACAGTATAGCTACCATTACCACTGGTTGACGGTAGAGTAATATTCGGTACTGCTGGCCGCGCTACCGCCACATTAGGAGATAAAGAACGAGGGGCAGAACAACGGCGTGATGTGCTTAAGGTATTACACGCAGATACGCGCACTTGATAGATGCCTTCGCTAACAGGGAGACTGGTACTGCGACCAGAAGGCGATACATGACGGCTTTGCCATTTTATATCCGTGGTTTTTTTATATTGCACCACAAACTCATGAACAATACGTTCTGACTCCCCCCATTGGATAGGTAGTAATGTGGTCCCGTGTGCAGAAGGCCCGCTCACGGATATGGGGGTTGTCGGAGTAGCATTTACCGTTACTGTATGCTTATCGATACGTGTGATTTCATCGGCGTCAATACAATTAGTACCTGGCCCATGGTCATATTCACGGCAAAATTCAGTGATATGGTAGTAGTCAAACCGCCAACGCCCATCACGAGTTAAGACGGTATCTATAGAGCGCTGCACACGTCTTAAATTATATTGCGTGACGTAAGTGTCGTTGTGATAAGCCCGAATATAATGTCTTATCAACGGTGCCCGATTCGACACTTGGGGACTAAATGTTAACGTCACGCTTTCAATCGATCGCAACGTAGGCCCGTTAATGGTGGCCAATGCTTGCCCCGAAAATAAACACAAACACCCCAGACATAGTGCATAGGTTAAGGTGTGAGAGGAAGAAGTTTTAGTAAAAAGTGTGTTAAATAATTGAGAGAGACGAGAAGAGTAAAAGTCCATAGAAAATATCATTTCCAATAGAATCCGTAAATAATAAATATAACGCCTTGTGAGCATATTCCTGTCCAAAATCTTAGCATAAGGTGTATTAAAACACAGTGTTTTAGATGACATATTGCCTATATGATTTTTTTTCATACAACATGGCTCCTTACACACAAGAACATGAATACATCATGAACATGTGAATAATGTTGATGTTAACTATAAGTGTAGGTTGTGATGATTCGTGCCGCGTATGCGACTTTAGTAGTAATGTGTAACAGATAAAAAAAGCGTCCTTGCTGAGTGTTCGTCTTCCTTGGTCTTGCTCCCCCATAGATTATTGATTATTGTCAATTAGTCTTCGGCCAGGACTGCCGGGTCTGCTGGAAATGACAACGCAATGTTTTCTTCAAAAACAATGCCGCGCAAGTTATGACGCATAAACGTGTCTCTAAAATCGTGTCGGCAATAGATCCCGAGATAGTTATCGTATTCACATTTAAACAGGGGTAAATGTGTCAGCTTCTCCTCAATAAAATGCAGTGTGGTAACGTAGTCATATTCATTTTTTGTAGAGTATTTTGTATCTAGCCCATTAAATTGTTCAGCAATTTTTAACGGGTTATAAAGATAAGCTCGTGTATCGCCGGAATAGATGGGTAAGAATTCTCCATGCTCTGCCAGCATTGCGTAAAAAATACGGTAAGACTTTTCACTCAACAGCATACACCCGTAGTCGACGATAAGATCGGGAATGGGCAGCAGTGGCCCTTCCTCAAGAGAATTATGAAAACGGAACTTAATGGGTTGCCATTGATGGGTATAATGTACGGCATTAATCTCGATACCAAAAACACTGTAACGGCCTAACTTTTTCAACAGATCGTCGCTATCCAATTGATAGGTAGCATAACGATAAAAGTTAGGATGAATTCTGTAAATCATGTGAATGATGTCCTTATGGAAATAATATCAATCCGGTCAGTTGGCAACTCTGGACCATTGCTGTGTTTGCTCTCGACAAAATCTCAGCCCGGTTAACGGCATTGTTTCAATAATGTTTTTAAATCGCTGGTGACAGACAAGCGCGGATGTTTTTTCTTGGATATCTTTAAAGATCAAGGTATTTTTAGTGGTAGAAATGAGCGTTTTTTTTGTGGCCCGTTTAAGAAATAGGGAAGGGCAGAACACATAGCCAATATGGTCGCCTGCATAGACACGAATAAACGTCCCGTATTTCTCAAGCGCACTGGCGATACAAGGGTAGGCATGAAGACTGAGATACATCGAATGCTGGTGGACAATAATATCCGGTAACGGGGCATTGATTACGCCTTTGTTAGCGGATGAAAATGTAATATGTGCATGCTGTGACATATCGCTCTCCCATGTTATAATACTAAGGCCGAGTAGCCAGTCACTACGCAGCGAATATTGGATAGGAGTTGGCCTATCCTGGTGGATGCTATAGAACATAATGAAAAAAAATACATGACCCTACGCTATGGCTAGCGCATAAAAGTGTTAGATTCTTTAAACTAGTGTGCTATTTTTTATGTTATGTTGGCATTTTTTCTTGTAGTCCTCGTCTTTCCATGTGCTTGTTGTAAGCTTCTTCCAATAGCTCGTTAATAGACACTGTCTCACCGGCATAGGTTTTTTTGCCTTCCACAAGCAGCATCACTTCCCATACTTTATCGCAAGGGATATACCCCGATTTTACCCATCGTGCGACAGCACTCACCGAGACATTCATCGCTTTTGCTAACGCCGCTTGATTACCAAAAATACGTAAGACCTTTTTAATTCCAGGTGTTAGGGTTTTAGAGTGATGTGCAATGCTATAGTGGACTGCCATTTGTTTTACTCGCTGTCAAACTTCTACTATTTTTTAATTGGACGATGTTGCTCAATATCTTGCTATTACGACAACCATGTTGTTTTTCTAGGGCGGTATCAAATGCTCTATGAATCTTATATCTACCTTCAAAGTGTAGAGTGATTGTCATTGTGTTCCATTGAAAGATATCAGCATAGTAACCATTGTAGGCGTGTAAAATAGTACAGAGCGTCGATATATACTGAGCGGAATCATTACCTATCTCTACAGGGAGTAAAGTCTCTCCTTGATACGCTTCGACAGAAAGCTGACAACTAAACGTTTTTTTTCCTGTCTTAAGCACATATAAATGTAACATAAAAAAATCGTCTTTATATACGTGAAGGATCTGCGTCATTATCTTATTGACGAGTCTTTTGGTATAATCATGTTGCATCCCTTCATAAAGTTGATCCGTAAAGGAATGGGTTTCTGTACAGTCGGCTGGCATATAAATTCTCCGTGTGTAGTTCTCTGTAAAAACTCAGTGATTATCGTACTAACTGGATAACCAAGGCCGGGGATGATTATTGGATAAACCTTCCCATGTGCGTATTTTTTTGAAGGTCTCTTCGTCTAAGTGCTTTAATTCTTGCTGACCTTGCATCACGCTATAGGCGGCATGTATATCGCGATCAAACTTGTATTGAAAGATATAGCGTTGGTCATCGTGGATGATGAGACGTGCTTTATTCCACTTTTGATTAAAGGGTTTGATTCGAGTGCAGTCCTGCAAAATATCTAATCGTTTATCGAAATACGCTGTCTTCTCACTCGAGTAAAATAGACTGTCTAATGCTAGTGGCTCATTTGTCGCACTTTTCGTTTCAAGAATATATTTGTGCCTGTTGGGTTTAACAAAGTGCAGTTCTACAGGGAAAACTGCATCTGTGTCACTTAATTCATCTATAATTATATTCGTTAGCTCCACCAGCATACAGATGGCCGCATCATGATGAGAAAGGTCGGTCAAGCTCCCGTGAATTGTTTCTGGTTTACTTTTAGACATCTTTTTATCATCACGTTTTTTTACATTTTTCATATGCTTGCCTAAGTGCATTCTCAATTGAAAAGAAAGCGCTGCTTGCTTTTTGATCACCAACAGCTAGGTAAACTTCCCACACTCTGCTAGGTGGAATGCATCCACTTTTAACCCATCTAGATATTGCTGAGTCTGTCACACCTAGTTTTTCAGCCGCTGCTCGTTGTCCACCCAATATTTGAACGGCCTTGTCAACTTCCAAATCCATAATAAGAACGTCATGCTCCCACATTAAAAATTTTATTTGTTTCTTTAGATTCAATATCTATTTGATTTGTTTGCTCTAACAGAAATCGACACTAACACTTCTTTGTACAACTTCAAGCATCTATTAAATTCTAATTATTTCTAATTAAATCTAGACAGTTCGAAAAAATAAGACTTTAAAAATCAATAGGTTAAAGAACTTCATAATATTCAGTGAAATACATCCTAACGGCATTCGATTTTTATCAAAGTGATTTTGTAGAACAATACCGAAGCACTTTTATGTGCCAAATCAATTTACATAGGAAATCGAAATGAAGATTATTAAATATAACAATGCTAAAACGTTATTTTTCATAAGTGGGATGTTTGCAGGAGGATGGATGTGGAAAGACTCACATAAGTCTATTGCTGGTACCCAACATCTCTTATTAGAAGAACCATTGTGTGCGATAGGTGGCACTGTAAGCGTCATCTCGGAGCACATCATCAAAGAATTAAAAAAAGTAGATGAAAAGGTTATTCTAGTAGGTAACTCTTTAGGTAGTTTTATATGTATGAATATAGCAAAACTTATTCCTGAGAAAGTGGAGAAAGTAATAATCTCTGGTTCAGCAGGCTTTGGTGAAGTTATATTAGATATAAAAATTAATAGTAAAAACTCTTCGGAGATTGCACAAAGGTTTGTTGATCTTATTTGTTATGATAAAAGTAAAGCGTCTATAGAAGTTAAAGAAAAGACTGCTAAGAGCTTCAAAGAGAACCTTCGCAATATTATAGGCTTGATGAGAGAAAGTAATGCCGCAAATGCAACGGAGTTATTAACTAAAGTGAAGTGCCCTGTGCATGCAATATGGGGCGAAAATGATGTAATAACACCTATTTCTCAAGCTATTACAACATTTGATAACTTTGGTATACCTGTTAGCTTAATCAATGAATGTGGCCATAGTCCCATGTATGAGAAGCCAACAGAATTCGCCTCTTGCGTTAGCGAATGTATAAAGTAATGTAAATACAATAGTAAAATATAAAACCATTATCTTGGTATAAAATAGTTTTACCCGCTATTTATGGTATTGAGGTAATGGTTCTCCGCCTGTATTTCAGAGACTATATTCTTTTATTTTGTTTCTCAATGTCGTGTGATTTATCCGAAGATAATCAGCTGTGGCTTGTATTTGTCGATCATTTTCATATAGGGCCTCCTTAATAAACTGCTTATCTATATGTTTATGGAACGTTCTCATATCAGCTTTTGTCTTGTCGGTCTCGAGTAATTTGTAGGCTAATTTTAATCTATCCCAAAAAAATCTACCTCCAATAGAAAGGTCAATAACTCTCTCTTGAGATATATAATAAAATGATAATGCCGTATAAAATGTAATAGTAGGGCCAATAACTGCGACAGGAATAGCATATTTAGTGGAAGAAAGGGCGACAACTATAAAAAATACTATAATCAAAGGTATAAATGAAATAATCGCGATTAAGTTCTTTGAAACAGTCATTCGCTGTTTTTTGCAATGTTTAACATTCCTCAGCAAAAAGTATATCGTAAGTATGTTAGATATCATTATGTATAAGTCAAAACACCATGCAAAAGATCCATCATTATGCATTAAAGAGTTTTGTTCTACTCGATAGCTTTCTACCATCAAACCATTAAAATGTAGAAAAGTCAGCAATAAAGGGAAAGCGTAAAGCCAATCTGAGCTAATGTTTATAAAGATATTTTTTCGATCTGAAAGAAATATGCTTGTCATCATTAAATGTGTGAAAAAGAAATACGCAGCAATTAGGTAGGCATCAGCTGCATATCCGGCTGCCTTAACTGAAAACGAAAATAAGACGTACATTATTGCTTGGGAAAAATTCATTAATACCAAATTTGAAAACAGTTTGATATAATGGTTACCCATTTTTCTTTTGTATAGCCTGATTAAAATAAATACACATAATACGGCCGGCACCATTGGCAGAGCTGCATACATCCATAAATTATTAATCATCATAAAACCTTAGCTTCATGCTTTATAACTTCACTTCTCTCATCAATTAGAGGCGAGCATTGTTATTGTATTTTAAGGTGAAGTCTAGTACTTGTTATGCCAAATGTTTAGCTTGTTTTTTGCTCTAAAAAACTTTAAATCGTTGCTAAAACAGAGCTTAATTTATTCAAAATAAAATAAATGCGACAAAAAATTAATTTAGGCGAAGCTTCATAAAGCTATATTATATATATCTTAAAGCTTAGGTTTAAAAATTGAGGTTATGATTTTTAGTGTTTAGGATCTTTTTTTGACTTAAGGTTAAGTTTTTTATGTTGGACTGTGAAGTTGATCAAGTTTTTATGTAAGTCACAATAGATTGAAAATGCTTCAACTAAATTGAATTGATATAGAGAGTGAGTCTTATACCAAACCAGCAAATTGCTATCGCCTTTATCATAGATATTTGAGTATGCGTCAATCATATGACATGTTTTGTGAAAAACTTAATTTATTGTTATCCCGCATTCATATTGGTTCTTGAGTGAAACTAGAAGATACTTTTTTAAAAAGCCTTTGGTGTCAATGAAGATTTGTTGTGCCTAAAATGAAAACATAAGTGCCAAGCTGGTAGTGCAAATATTGTCACCCTAGTCTTCGTGAGATGAGCACATGTTCATTTACACTATTATTATTCGGTTTTACCCTTTTTTTTCGAGTATCACTACAGCCCGCATTTTACGTGGGTTTGATATAAGAAAATAAAAAAGCGTATTTATGCTAAAAAGCATAAAAGTTCTTTAATAATCAGATGTTTATTATAGTTTTTGTATTGTTCACTGCCGTGTAGGCAGCTTAGAAATATTGCAAGTGTAAGCTTGACAGGTACGCCGCGTTCACTGCCGTGTAGGCAGCTTAGAAAATTAGTGGTCGTTGTAGTAGAAGAAACAGGTTGTTCACTGTCGTGTAGGCAGCTTAGAAAATCAACAAAAAGTGTTGAGGAAAACATTTTAAATTCACTGTCGTGTAGGCAGCTTAGAAATAATTAAAGGCTTTAAAATCAACAATTTGACAATTCACTGTCGTGTAGGCAGCTTAGAGAGCTGTGAGTTTTCTCGGTTATTCACATGTAATATTCACTGCCGTGTAGGCAGCTTAGAAAATTCACAAAAACACGAATAAGATCACCAAATGGTTCACTGCCGAATAGGCAGCTTAGAAAAGTGAAAAGAGTTAAAACAGTAACAACCTGCAGTTCACCGCCGTATAGGCAGCTTAGAAAATAATTAAAACTCCTACATGTTTTAATTTTTTGTTCACTGCCGAATAGGCAGCTTAAAGTAGCAGGTTAGTTGAGTGGCATTCGTATCGCTGCTTGCTAACTGGTGTCTACTGCTAATATTTCCCCTATCGCTTTTTTAATCACAAACTCATGCAATATTTAGTTTTTAAACGCAAAATAAAGCTGATAAATATTCCTAGTATATTGATTTTATTGTATATATTTTTTCAGTTATGTGAATTTCGAGTTAGTGTGATTAGTATTCTATTTGTATTTTAATTAATCCCAAAAAGCCCTAATTTTCTCCGTTCTGAGTAAGGTTTGCGTATTTCTTTCTGGGTAGCCATTGCCCTCAAAAAACCATTATAAAAGTCCGTCGCTAAGTTACTGATTTATAAGGAAATAATTTTTCGACATCGACGGACTTCGAAAGTGGTGCCTAGTAGAGTGAGAGAGAATATAGGGGAGAAGAGAGAATTTGATGCTATGAAGTCCGGGATCAAAAAATAGCCGAAGTCCGCTAAGCCACGCCATTACTAGGCTGTAGCGCGGTGGTCGCGCATAAAAAAAGCCAACCTGATAGGGGTTGGCTTTTATCTATTGGTGGAGGGGAGGGAACTCGGTTCAAACCCCTTCTATGATGTATTTGGGCTTAGCGGTAACTAGCAGTAAGTATTGGTAAGCTCATTAAACGCTATCTTCCTACCTTCGTATATGTCTTTTTGATATATGCTCGTTAAGTGGTTTTTGGCGCAGCGTTATCTACTAAGTGATAGAATTAAATTATTGTATTTGGCTTAGAGTGAGATAGATTACACACCTCTCCTTGAATATCGGATATATTGTATTTTGAATAAAGGCAATAGATATCTAGGTTCAGTATGAGTGCAAATACGATATGAGGGTTGCTTAAAGCGTCAACGATTTAAAGAATATAGTGTCTTTAAAGTAGAGAACGGCGATTGTCGATAAATCATTGGGAAAGTTCGCAGAATGAATCATGACTTACACCTAAATACGCCCCTATCCAAAGCCGTGCTAAGTTTTTTTAATCGGGCGGAGCAGGACTTCTCGAAGGTGCAAAAGCAACCTGGTAGTATCAAAGCATACATCTTTGGAGGCTGCGCGATGCATATATTGACAAATTCTCGTGGTAGTGGTGATATTGATGTGGAGTTTTCGGCAGCACGGCATGTGAAAAGCTCTGAGTTAACCTTTAATGTTTCCCCCATTACCTATACTTCTCAGGGTACAAAACTACGTTTACTTTATGATAAAACCTTTTCGCCGACACTAGGCCCTCTTCACGAAGACTATCAGGATGATGCTATACAGATAGAGACTAGGATGGTGGCTTCTCCATTGTGGCTTTATGTGGTGACACCTGCCGATTTGGCTGTCTCAAAACTGGGACGCTTTGGCGAGAGAGATATCGACGATATCTTAACTTTGATAAAAGTGAAAAGATTGTCTATTGATGAGTTTGTAAGCAGAGCTAATGAAGCGGCTGAGTATTATGTTGGTAATGTCGTCGCTATAAAGAATAATGTGAGCCATATCCAACGCCGAGCAGAGAGCTTGAAACTATGTTAAACGATAAAGATGTTTATGATGCTCTTGATCGAGTTGCCGAAAGTCGTCTACGTAATACGTCAGTGGAAGACATGGTAGCAGTCGCTCTCGCTGTATGGCATGAAGGCTTTGTGCCAGACGTTTCTTGGGCTAAGAATTTAAACCCTGAAAGTCAAAGAGTTGTCGGCTACATGATAGAGTTTTTAGCAGGCTTTAATGTACTTTGCCATGAAGAAAGGGAAAACCTATTATCCTTTTCTGAAAAGCTAAAGCCCTCTAGTGTGCCTTACGTTACTCCCGACCGATATAGGGATGAATTAGCGACAGACTGGGGACTGAAACATGATGTGACTCCATACTTTGAACACCTTTCTCATTTTCAGACTCGTCATTATGGACATAACTCAGATTATGAGCGTCCATCGCCAAATTTTGTTTTGTAACAATAGCTGAATCATTTCCTATAAAATAAATTTCTAATTATCCAACCAACCTTCATTTTACAGAAAAGTTTTGGCACGCTTTACTGTTTAATATAAGATGCTCAGTATTTTTGTTTTTTATCTGCTTTTATTAAATTAATTAGATAGTATAATTTTAGTTTGTGTTGATGCGTCTAAAATCCATGAAAATTTAAGCGTCATGGTTAATTCATAATTCTCCGCATTAAATATTTAATCTAACTTTCAATAAATTAGGAAAAATTTATCCTAAATTTTATTAACTAAAATAATGTTGTAAGCAAGCGGAAGTAAAAATGAGGAAGTAAATTGGAAATAATATTTAAAGAAGTTGATGGTATAACATACGAAGCGGAATATACGGTAGATGGCAATATGCTTACCGTCTACGGAGTAAATACTTCAAAGTCTAGTCAGCTCAATGGGATAAGAGAAGAAAGCCTAGCAAAAATATTATTAGGGCATTTAATTCGAGAGGGGAAGGCTGAAGAGCAAAATTCGTAGACAGAAGGTAGAAGTTGACTAAATGGACTATATGCTGTGTCAATCCATTATACACAAAACGAAGATTGTAAATACACTATCTATTAAGTTGACCAATAAATGAACATCGCGATATGGAAATATTTATTGCTAGTCTTCGAAATTGTTGGTATCTTGTTTTTAACTAAATCACTTAACTCGTCTCTTGGAGAGACAAGCTTTGAGATAATATGCTTTAAAGCTAACATTTCGGGTTTGCATGGATGCTTAAAACTGTCATAGAGAGGCAGCCGTGCTCATATTGTATTCACAATTATTCCTATCCCAAATGTCATCTGTAATGGTGATATTACTTTTTCTTTTCTCCTTTCTTAGCCTTATTTTCAGTTTTTGTCTTCAGTGGGCACAGCGAGGAGGAGGGCTAATGTATCTGCTGACGTGTATTATCTTGTGCTGTTGGGCTACTGCAGTTGGAAGCCCAGACACAGTAAGCCCTTCGGATGTAGTTGGCCTTTTAAAAAGTATATTAAAGAAGTAATGTTTAACAAACATATCAAAGCACTAAATCTTCAGCAGTTAATGTATCAAATAAGGTTCAGAGGTTAATAGTAGTTATGCATGTATTATTAGAAAGTATGAGTTCGCTACTAGGTGTATTGCTTAATCATTATCAGTGGTTTTTTTCCGGGATTGGTGTTCCGATATGTAGTTACTTATTTCTCAGACGTTTATCGAAAAAACAGACCGATGAAAACAGGAATAGAGTTTTAGTTCCCCAAAAAAACGATAGTGATAGTAACAATAATGAGTCAGAACAAGGGGGGGCATTGTCAGGTTCGTATCGAACGGCAGTTGGTCAAAAACATAGATGGCTTAGAGAGGAAATTCTTGATATTAAGTTAAGAGATATGGCAATTTTTTATGGATTAGATGAAGTAACACAGTTAGAGAGTTACGAGCTAGGAAATATTGAGCTGCCAATGAGTTTAATTGAAAAAGTAGAAGATTTCTTTTTTTTAAAACCAGACTTTATCGATTCGGATATATCATCTATATTTCGCTCGTTTCATTTGTGTGAACGAGAACTCGCAAAACTATTCGATAAAGGCTTTTCAGCTACCATAGCTTGTTGCCCTTATAATAGAGATGATCTGCTTTGTTATATAGTTATGCATAAAGTGGAAAATAAATTTACAAGAATTATTTCTTCTGACTTAATTGGTTCATTTATGTCTTCAGGTGGAGGTAGAATGAATATTCAGTATTTAATAAATGAAATTTTGGATAGAGGGATCTCTAATTACCATGTGCCTATTCTCACCGCGACTGAAGATGACTGGGAGAAATTAGAGCAAAAATGTTATTATGATGTAAATTTGTGTCATCGAGTTGGAGCCGCTGATAGAGCATGTATGGATATATTTAGCCTCTGGTATGAAGAAACCGTTAAATCTAGAAAAAGTTATAAGCCTGAAGCAGAGTTTTCTATTGGTACTGAGTATTAGGTTAAAGAATGCAGATTTAATATATGTACTTATATTTCATCTAGAACTATTGAGGTTGTTATCAATAAGTGTATTAAAAAACAGTAATCTAATGATATAGATTGACTTATTTGCAAATAAAATGCTACATTCAGGATAATGTGGTTGAGCCATATTTGGAGCTAAAGGTTCCAATGTTGGTCTGGTCGCTAGGAGTGCATTTATAGGAAGAACTCAGAACTACTGCGAGGCAGACTCTGAACTGTCCTAGCCTATATATGGTATCACGCTCTGTTAGCTGGAATGATACTCCAGTAGTAAACCCACTATAAACTGATTAGCTATCACTTTTAGTGGCGTCGCTGGCCTGCGACGTAAAGCTCAAATGTTACTAACATCCTGAGCCGGCTTAGGGTTTTTATGGAGAGCAATATGTTCACATTTAAAAACTCTAAATATGAGGTTACCATTGATGTGGCAAAAATTATTAAAGCATTAGCATTTTTAATTCTACTTTTATAGTAATCTTTGGCGGGGTGACCTCGGTCACCCATAGCTGAAAGCCATCCCATTTATAGCCAATGACGGACGCTGCATTAATTAAATTTTCCTCTGAATTCCTGCATTTAATTCCTTACTCTGACTAAAGATATTGAATTTTTATTTGAGACTATTAAGAATGCGTTCTATAAAGACCAAGCTATTGTCTCTCTGCAGCTTTCAGCCAATCCAGGATAGAGCTTCCCCCCAATGACAATAATAAATCCTGCACTGACACCACACGACATAGCATTTCACCGTTGTCCGACTCTTCTCTCTCTTCCGCTTCTGCAAACAGGCGAGTCACCAGCTGAACAAGATGATCACCATGATCGTAAAAATAGGATTGATCACGACTAATATAGGACAAATACATCTCCAGCGCGGCAAGTGCTGTTTCGGGATCTTGCTGCGCAGTAGCGTTGAGCCATTCATTAAACCTAGGTATGCGATGGCTTTTGTCTTTCGGGTCACTTTCAAGTACGCTGAGGTAAAGTTTGATCAAGTGTATTGGTATGATAATCGTTGACGTGTCATTACTAAATAACGCACTCATTTTGTTAGCGACTTCTATTGCAAGAGAATTGCCTGAATTCAGTCCTGCCTCGATGCCTGACAAGCACTGTGAACGATGCTGCTTGATATTCTCAGTGTGAGTCCAAACGCTTGCGGACCCTCTCCAGGCTCCAGCGACATTAAGTGAATTCAAATCGCCAAGTAGGCTGACAAAATCAATATGCCCACTTAGGGCAGCTAAAGCTGAAATCCGCCCCCAGGTTTCTGAATCTCTCTCATTGCCACTTCTATAGATACAATCTAGAGCAGACTTAACCTTATCGAAATTGCCGCGATAGCCATAATAAAGACAGCGTTCTGCCTCCTTCCAAAGCCCTCTTGCGTCCTCTGTTGCACGATAAAACAACGCCCACCCCAATCCTGGATCTTTACTTTGGAGAAAAGGCAAGCGTCGCATAATCAGTGCGCGAATTGCAGGATGTTCGTTGCCGGAAAACAGATATAGTGCTTTCGGCAGTAATTCGGGCAGTGCAATATTGCGCTTATAAAAGTTGCAGGCTAATATCATCAGAGCTTCAGTAACTTTTCCGCTCGTCATGTTGATACCCCTATTAATCCAATCGCCCGACTCTTCCTTATAGCTGGCCTCCTCTCTATAACTGGAATAGCCTAATGCCAAAAATACCAACCGATCTGCAGCCTGGGCACTCTGAATAACATGTGCGCATGACTCCAAAGCATTTGCAGCGGAATGACTTAGTCGCCAATGGGAAGAGTGTCTATCAAGCTCATCAAGGATCTGATTAGCCAATTGAGGAGCATCGTGCTCCGCAATTGGCTTCCAAGAACTATTTGTTTGCAGGTTGCCATGGCGATATGCGAGATAGCTGGCAACTCCATCCATTATCTCATCACTAAAGTCTCCCGATATATCTTTCCATCGTGATGACAGTATATTTAGGAAGCGCGATGGATTTCGAGAAGAGGCTTCGCGCAGCTGCCGACCGACTTCCCTCTGCCCGCCGACCACAAACTCATCGAAATCACGAATATACCCTGCATAATGTGCTAACAAGTCAATCACGCCATCATTACTAGCTTCGAGAAATACCTCATATGAAAATGGAGGTGCCACTATGCCACCGCGTATACCAATGTATGGCTGACGAATAAATGTGCCATCTACTTTTCCGCAGTCATCTAAAATCGCCTGTATATTTTCTGAACGCAGATAACAAGGAATGGCAGATATATACTCAGATCTTTTTTTCAATACCCAGAGTCGAGAATCTTTATCCTCTGCATGCTCTTCCCATATGGTTTGTAGCATCTCCATAATCGCATCTTGCGCGGCTTTATCAAGATATATAAATGCCACCTGAATCAATTCACCCAACTCAAAAGAAAGCTCGAATTCCAGCAAGTTTCTGTCACACAACAGACGCTCGATCACATCAAGGTTCGGAATAGGTGAATTTGTAAGGGCGAGGACTGCGAAGTAACACAGCGCGCCTTCGTGGTTAAAGCAAAGACGCTCTCTGTTGTTTTGCCACCAATCAGAATTTTCTTGCGCATGATTAAGGATCGCGGCCTCGATTGCACCCATCAGGACCCGCTCACTATCTACATGATGAATATCATCCTTAGAGTGAACGTCATGGTATGACGTTTCATTAAGAAATCCAGATCGATAACCTACTCTAATTTCTCCATATTGAGCGGACTTGATTTGACTCCACCTCTCAACTTCTTCCAGCGCCAAGTCAAGTAAGGCAGTAGATTCGACCATTCTTTGTGTCAAGAAATCATCGTTTTTTTCCCCAAAGTTATGAGGCTTACAATGCAACTTATGATCGAAATGAAATTTTGTTACGTCTTCTTCACCTATTTCACTAGTAATGTACTGCCATAAGAGCTTGTCATCGACTATTCCAGCTTTTATGCAGTTTGCAACGGTGCGCCCAAGAAAACTATGCCGGTGTTTTAGCGTAGGCATGCAGAGCAATCGCTCTAGCAAGGGCACAGCCAGCGATAAATTTTCTGTTTCAAATTCGGATAATGAAAAGATCAGTTGCTCCGCAACTCTTGTGCTATCCAGCCAATCAATTGCCAACAAATCTATCCAAAACTCCAACACTCCCGCAGTGTCTTCTTTACACCACCGTGCAACTCTATGCGCATGAATCGTTAGTCCCTCAGAATCATACAAGTTCCTCAACTCTGGAACTAAATGAGAGAACCAAAAGTGGTGCCACTCTACAAATGAAGCTTGGGTGTAGATTACCTGAAATACTTCACGATGCTGGTTTCTCAAATCCCGTATCAGCGGCCAGTCGTCATCCTGAGGTACCTGCTGTGCAAACGATTCGGCAACCAGGCGGCGGATATGAAAAGCAGCATTGCCTGTCAATACTGTTCTCAGTTGCTTTCGGAAATCTCGCCGATCTCCTGCTGCCAACTGGGCGACGAAGCTGCGTATGCTGGGCCTTACAAAGGGTACGGGCGACAGACCTTGAATAAAATTATTGAGAGAGATCCCTTGACGTATGGCGCTACTTATTACCAATACGTCCAGTAAAGTCTGATGACCAAACGTCAATCTCCCATCATGGGTATCTTGCAGCACATTGAGACTATTCAGTCGCCGTTGGATGTCCGGTGAAGCATTGAAACGCTGATGCGGAATTGACAGGCTGCGAGACTTCAACATGTCATCCGCGACAGTTTCGATTGCCTGCATCGCAGCATCACCCAATGTAGGTTCATCTTGCACTATGGTCTTGAGGTAGCGCTGTGCCAGCGCTTGGCTGGCTACCACTTTGAAGCTGCCTTCGCGCTGGGCGAGTTCAACAAACAAGGCAAGTTCGCGGGGGGTACGGATCAATTCGTGCGTAACTTGATCGATAGTCGTCGAATCAATTCCGAGTGTGTCGAGCAACGGTACAATTTTGGTATCCCAATCCAATGGCAAACACTGCAATTCGCAGTCCCACTGCCGGGAGGCAATCCGTCGATCATACTTGCGGTCAAAGTCGCGGCAAGCTGTGACAACAGTAACGTTGGGGATCAGCAGTAATTTATCTATTTGCGCCAGGAAGTACGTCAAGACGTTGTGCTCACGAGCAATGGACAGGACATCCAGGGAATCAATGACTGTGACCACATGCGTCTCTTCCGCCAGGCGAGCAGCCTGCTCTACCCATTGCTCTGACAACCCTTGTGCCTGACGCTCCTTCGCCGTTTCCATATCAGCGAATTCACTTGACTGAATGAAAAGTGGAATCAAGTCCCCTCGGGCTTGCATACGCCGCTCAAGCATCTCTTGCATGCTAAGCATTACACAGGTTTTTCCTGACCCCGGAAGCCCCGTCAGTAAGATGGCTCGTTCCCCGGCATCGATAGCAGACAGCAGCTCATTTACAACCTCGCTCTCAATACGTTGACCAGAAATATCTCGATGCCAAGCCCTACCTATAGCCGAAGTACTGGCAAATGATGCGCGCACATGTGCCGCGGATATCATAGGAACCAGCATTGCTCCCGCTCTTTGGAAAATCTCTTTAAGATCGTCTTTGGTTAGACGGTGCTGGCTGGAGATCGTCAGGTCGCTAACTTCCATACGCCCTCCAATTTTATCCAGCCTTACCCAAAGAGCGTTGTATACGGCATCTGAGTTACTTGCCATTTGGCGCAAGCGCTCATGCAACAACATCTCCATGCGATCAAAGTCCTGACTGACTTCAAAGGAAGTTCGACTGAGAAATTCATAGGTGGTGAGACCCGGAGTATGGTCTGCAATGCGAGTGGCTAATTCACTATCTGTCTTTGCGTGCTCTTTGGTAAGATTTGTAAGATATTCAGCCTCGTTACTATAGAGAGTACTGAACTCACGCAATTTGGCGATGGAGCCAAAATCACTGCGCGAATAGAAACGGACTTTGGCATCTGAAGTCTCAACAAGCATCTCAAAGGCCTTGACCAGCTCATCTCCGAGGTCAGCTATGGACCAAGCCCTGAAATTAGCCTGATTCTTTTTACACTGGCAGCAGACCAAGGAACCATCAGACTTGCCAATTACAACATCATCCACCTTATAGGTGGTCGAATCCACTTCCAGCCACTGATACTCTGAGTCAGACAAAATAGTCAATGCCCAATCAAAAGCAACCAGGGTTTGATAACTATCACCGCGGTTGGAGCGTATTCCTGCCTCGCTCATAAAGTATTCTCTATTTATTATTTCGCTTTATATTTTTTCCAAGGCTCCAGCTCATTCACCTGAAATATCAATCAGCCGGCATACCGAATTCCACGGACAGTTTATTTTAATTAATGTACACTTTGGGTCGTATGTTATCTCTGAAGGGATGAATTCAAGCTTATGTTGGCAAAGTATACAAATATCTTCTTAGGGCGGCCTTCTGACGTATTAATAACCCCATTCCAATGTCTACTATTGTCGAATCGTCGTCACTAATTCTATCATTTTGTGTGTCTGTTTGAGTTTTATACGACGTCAGGTTGGTTTTGAATATCAATTGTATGTACAGTATAGAACCATCATAGAAATAAAGTGCCGCTGACAAAATAATGCTTTTAGTGTCAGCCATCATCTTTCTTTTTATAATCGTTCTGTGAATAGCTATAACGTCCAATACGAGTGAGTATTGGACGTATTAGGATCTATAATTGGCGTTTAGCATTGTTTTTTGTCTCAAGCGGACACTCAGTTAAGAATAATGAACACGTGCTTCTTCCACTAAGCAGACCTTCGTATAATTTTAACGTCGAGTTCACCGGCCTGTCCTCTGTAACGCTTTGGTATGCGATTGCATGTTCACTATCGTAAACCAATACCTGCTTGGCCCCCAAATCAACAAATATTTGACTTGGATGATTAATTCAGATGAATTAAGTATATACTCGGCCTCATAGTGATATTGATCAATTACTGTGAAACTAATCAGTACCGGTATTTCTTCTTCCACCACTATATGAGTTTGATTCTCTGAAAGCAGTTTTTCAAATTGTTCTTTCACTACACTCCCCGACCAATAACCCCAATCTAGATCTGAGCTAAGGATATTTACAACAAAATCTAAGGGTTCTGATTTAATGTTATCGGCTGGCGCGTTATCAGAAATTTGATAATGTTGATAACTAATAAAACGAAGGAAACGAAACAGACCAACAAAATAGAAGTAACGCTATTTGATCTGAATTTTTGAAACCCGTACTTTTCGATTTCTTCAGTGGTGGCTATTACTATGCTTTGAGAGTCTCGGTCATTATTTTTCTTTGCTTCTGCCAGCTTGAGTTTTGGCTCTTTAATTCTAAGCCAATCAAGATAAAACTTGGAAATAGCAACTATCCCACCAAAAGCAGATAAGATTATCGGCCAGAATTGTTCAATTAGTAGGATCATTCTCGATCTCTTTTACGCATAACGCCGCAAGCAAAAGCGAGCGATAGCGAATCCAGAGCCGAAGGCGCGATTTTGGCTTGCTTTGTTATGCATCTTTGATTAGCCAAGTTAAACCACTTTGTGGGAGCGCCCAAGTACCATAGCTAAACTTCACATACCCTTCACTTTCAGTCACTTGACTTACGACATCTTCGAGAACCAGGGTTTTAAATTGTATTTTTAGCTCTTTTGGGTATGTGATAGTTATATCAAAGTTCTTAGTGGGGTGAGCCATTTGCCAATATTGAAATTTATTTTTCTCCACTGTATATTCAGCTTCTGTTATTACAACTAGTCCATCGATCGAAGCATAGTCGGATAAAGATACTTTTATGCCTTGAGATAGTTGACGTTGATCAACTGAAAGATCAATGACCTCTCCCGCTTTTTCATGGTTTGCAGGATACTGTATTTTAACTTTGAGGCTTTTAACCTCTAAAAACTCTTCTTCGTCCGGTTTCCAGCTAACGTCATTCTGGATTTTATCTCTCGATGCGCGGCAAACATACCTCACTTTATCTTTCACAAAGTAGCCTTCGCCATTTTCCACATGACTCATGAGGACTTCTGTGGAAACATCCTCTCTATACGGCTCCGAAATAAATTTATGTAAATGAAGATGAAAATACTCTAGGAAGCTACCATCTTTATCAATTTGAGAATTTTTAAATTGAATTTTTAGGATGTTTGTTTGTAGTTGCTTTAAAGCAGAGTCATCTAGAGTTTTTAAATAACTATTTTCGACAACCACTTCCTTCAAGCGCTCCCCAAAATACTCTCTCCAATTTTTACTATCCAATAAAACCCCAAAGATTGCTATACCCATCAAGGCGATTGACAGAGTAGTCAACGAGCTTATCGCGGAATTAGTGAGTGAACCTGGTGACGGCTGACTAGCCTCCATCCAGTAAGCTGATGCAAATACACCAATTAGTCCTATCAAGAATGTAACTACTGATTTCAGCTTAATCATCTCCTTAGCGCTGCTCATTTAATAACCCTCTCTTGAATTAGTGCATAGCAGTTTGATCAATAGACTTGTTCTACTTATCACTCTTCTCTTGATCAAATTAAGCTCTAAATGGCTTTAAGTCTATTATTTTCAATAAAAACAAATGGTTAGATGGTGATTATCTATTGATACTTTTGAGATCAAGAGAATAGCTCTACTGATCTTGGATTAACTCCATATCATCAATGACCACTCTGGGCGAAGAGCCGTCATCAAGGCATACTCCGCCTTACAACCCAGAAAATCTATTACACGTTATTACATCAATGACAGAAAAGAGCGATTTTTTGCCTTTATTAATATCGCTTTATATGTCAGCTACATTTCTATTCTGCGTCATATTATTTTTGAATATCAACGTCAAAAAATCGCCCTTTACAGTCCTTAGCGGTATTAATTATCGAAGCAGACTTTTGAACGCAACTACCATTAATCAAAAAAGAAAAACAATATTGATGTCCGTTAGGGGTATCCTAGTGTAAACCTATTATCACCTAAGAGAGAGGTTATTCCTGTCTTATGTATAGAATAACTTAAAACATAATTAATTGAATATAGCTTCTATTTCTACTTCGCTCGTTTACCAGGATAAATAGCACAAACCAAGTCTATGTTTCTAGGTCTTGTTTCACTCCCACCGGTATAGTTTGTTTCATAAACAAACGCCCCCGTACCAGTCTCAAAACCGAATGAGCCTACTCCAGCATAACCAGAGTGATTGAACGTGTGATTATGGTTCCGAAATTGGTCTTGTTGATGTACTCCTTCTCTGCCAGGATCAACACCTCTTCCCATATCACGACCACGTAAAAACTCGCCTCTGCAATCTCGCAAAGATGCCGAACTTGCAAATTTGTCACCATTCGTAAGAATGTATACTAATTCCGGGTAATCATCTACATGTACTGTGCTTCCATCTAGAGCGATGTAACCAGCATTTTCCATTGCGAAAGTATTCACAAAGAAATCTACCTTTCCTACATTAGAGTCTATAACGATAGTTGGAGGATCTGTGTTTGGCTGAGTTAGCTTTACTCCATCAATATAGAAATACCCGTATATTTGTCTTTGTCTCTGGTAATCATCTGGTGCTTCATAATGAAAACTGACCTTTTCTATATTGTTATAACTTCCTAAAGTAAAATATTCTCCCGAAACTTGAGTTTGCTGATTCATAAAGAAGTTATCTATCTTTCCATTGTCGTAATAAACTGTGACCTCTGCATTGTAGAAGCCAGGTGAACGTGATGACTGTTGAAACCATATGTATGATAGTTCAAAGGATTCTGATAAATCTATTGCCGGTTCGTATTTGGTAAAATCAAATGTTATTTCACCAACCTTACATCCTGTAAGGCTAACTATTGACATTGCTTGTGTGTCCCCTATCTTATTAGGAGAATCATAAATTGTTGTATCAAGTCCCCAATTTCTACGACTTTCAGGCCAATCACAGACAACTGGATCTGGGTAATAATATGTAAACCAAGGCACTATCCCTCCGCGACCATCGAACTTGTCATCAAAAATATACTCCTTTGCATCAGCACATGCGGCACTAAGCAGTAGAAATAAGTTTACCAAAAATACCTTCATAATGACCTCATTTTCAGAGTGATTTATATTTGGCGGAAAAATTTGAGATAAACCCAGCTTCATTCTATAGATAAATGTTCTGTGAAAATATATTACTTTGCGTAAGTTACTAAAAATAATATCCATTAAAAAAATTTATATGTATATTATTTGACTACTAAATCTTAGTTAATCAAAAACCAAGTTCACTGTCACTGGATAATGGTCTGAATAATCTTTGCGATATTTTGAATTAGATATCCCAGCTTTATAATGCACCTTGAATGAATCTCCGTTAATAATATCTTCCAAACCGGAGGACACAAAAATATGATCAATCTGGCTGCCTCCCACTCGTGTCAGAGGGTATGTCCCTGAATCTGGATGTAAGTGAACGTAATCTACCCCCTCCAAGTAATCAAATAAATATTTAAATCCATGTCGTTTGTGGGCTGAATCATTTAAATCTCCAAGAATTACTACATCTTTTTCTTTCCTAACCTCTGGCAATCCAGATGCTTCTCGTAAAGCACTATCCGATAAAAAACCCAATAGTGTCGCTACTGCTGCCATGTGATTATGAACATACTTTTGTTGACTTTTGAGGTGTAGGCCTATGATGATTATATCTTCAACTTCATTGCCATCTTCGATCACGCTAACCCAGGCGACAAGCGGATCTCGATCGTAAATATCTTTATCTCTGACTAGATGTCTCTCTACCTCTAGCTCGAAAATTTTTTAACTTGAATTTTCTTTGAATTATATGCAAACACTAACCTTTGTTTGCCACCTGTAGTTCCAAAGTGGAATTGCCAATCACCATTTAGGCGATTCATAATATGTTTTAGCTGTTTAAAGCTGTTATCATTCTCAGCTCCGACCTCAGTTAATATCAATGCATCTGCATTCACATCTTGGTTAAGGTATTTGGCTATTTTATTTAACTGACTTTTGGTTCGAGGTTTTAATTGAGTGCCTCCTTTAAGCTCTGGAAAACCACGCTTGGATATTGTATTGAGGTTTTCAATATTCCATGTACCTAGACGTATATCTGTACAAAAGGCAATATTTGCAAAAGATATTATGAAAAATACGCTAATAGCTTTCATAAGTGCTCACTCATCTAATTATCCTATAAGATGCCTTGTTGAATATTATAAATACTTCCTTACAAAAAAATGCTTTAACTTTTTTAAGTGTAAATATATATCCGCTACCTATTCTATTAGATCATACAATCCTTGACAAATGCGACTGCTTTATCAGAGTTATATTCTAAATATTCAAATATATTCTATGAAAAATTACTAGTGATAAAATTTTCTCTTACTAAATCTAGGTTTTTATACCTTCGGGTGCCTAAGGTGACACTCTGGAGTTTTTTTTGGCATGCAATAAAGAATAAGTAATTTTTCATGGAAGATAGATGTCAGGATTTTATATGAGAGAAATTAGACTCTTATAATTAAATAAAATATATATGGAGGCTGTATATTTATAGTTACCTAACCCTATATTCTCATAATCAACTTTAGTAAAATATATAGTATTTATTATCCATTTTTCCCTTTTACGATCTTTGATATGCATACTGTAGAGTTGGTCGCTAATATGTATATGCAATATATTGTTAAGGGATTGTGTCTTTTGCTAAACAGCCTATAGATGATTTTTCTAGCAAAGAAACTGATTTTTGGCTTAAAAGTTATCGGGATTCTTGCTTTTTTTCAGATGTTATGAAAGGAGAGAGACGTTAAAGTTAATTTAGATAACAGAAAATCTTTTGCTGAGAATTTCTATGAGGAAATAATGGGAGAGCTAAAAAGTAAATGTATTAATACTATGAAGCCAGAAAAAATGGCTGACGAATTCTTCAAAATATCATTGCTTGAAAATACATAACACTGTATTAAGTAAGGAAAATTCTGTCGGTAATTTTTATATGAGGCCCTATTTATTTGGTCGCGATCTAGGAAATTTTTGGTCTCAGTCAGCAAGAAAAAATGAATAGAGAATTTAGTTTCAATGTTGGATGTCCGCTTACTAGAGATGATTAATACAGTGGGGTAAATCGCCTAACAAGATGTTGTTATTTGTGTTGGCGGTTGACCTAGTTGTCTATGGGATGTGGGTAAAATAAAAAAATAGAGGAAAGTATGATTAAGTATATTTTTTGTTTTTTAATGTATATTTACTCGCCTGCAGCTTTTTCTGATGCAATTGATCTTCATCTCACGGATGGGAGTCGAATTAAAGTAGTAACTGAAGATATCATTGGTATGTCATTGGATAAAGAAGGCGAGTATAAACTATCAGAAAACCGATATATCTTCTCCGGTTGGCCTCAGAAGAAGTTTCGGTCAGACTTTACAATCTCATTTGATGTGAAACCTATGACTAGCTATAAAAACGATATCCTTGGAGCCTACGAATCTGATATAGCTCAATGGAAGTTGTATTTTCCTTCCAACGGTGATGTTTTGAGATTTATTACAAGAAATTATTCCATGAATCGAACAACTATGTTGGACGTAAGATTTAGTGATTTTGGCATACTGTATGAGTGGAATAAAATCAAAATAATACGAACCGGTTATCAGATTGAACTCTATATTAATAATGTAAAAGCTGGAGAGGTAACCTTGAAGTCAGATATTCCTATTGTGCGAGCTGATGTGAACTTTGGCTATGTAGGAAGTTACTCTACAGATATATATATAAAGAATATATCTAGCTATTAGTTCAGATGGTTGACAATCATTAGTGTTGTCCTTTATTTGTTTTAATAAGTTAGTAAACTGAAAGTAAGTAACTTGTTGTTTCGAAAACTGTCTTTGTTAATTTAAAAGTTTCTAACGGCGGCTATGTCGGCTAACAGTGCGAGCCATTTGGAAAAATTAAGTTCACCAAAATTATGTATAGCCATTGAATATACCGGAGATAATGTTGAGATTGCTGTCCCGGCTTTACTCATTATTGGTAAGAGTTCAGGTTTTATGGGCCGGCAAAGTGCAACTTACTAGGGAATTTTCGATCTAGTCTCAGGAGAGGAAAGCACTTCAGATGCAAAAAAATAACAAATGAGTTTGTTAACAATTTATCAAAAATAGCACTTAAAAAGTAAAAGAGTGTCCAAAACCACAAAGATAACAAAAGCTGAACCCGACGCGCAAAGAGCGCAATCGGTTTAGCTTGGCGTTACATGGAATAACCGCTTTGTAGAGACTAATATGCCATAGCTTGATTTTTGTGCAGTAGTAATGTGAAAATAGATGCTGCTCGGTTATAGTGCAACTTATAAGAAAAAATTTTATTATGAATAACTTACAAAAAGAATCAGTACTAATTTGGTCAGTAGATGAACATTATGTTGATTCATCGCGTGTTCGCAGAGATATTGCTAGGTTTGAGTCATGGTTAGCTGGAAATGAAGCTGGGAGTATAACATTCTTGAACTGGGGGCTATTAATAGTTCTGGATGAAATGTTGGATGATGATTTAGAAATGAAGTTACTTTTAGAGACCCCATGGGGTAACAATTTACTTAATGAGGCGAAAAGACAAGCTTGTAATCAAATACAGATAATCACCGGTTATCGTTTGCCTGTAGATAGCAATCTAAAGGTAGTAAAATAAGTCAAATTTCAGTTTTAACTGTCGTAGATTAAAATTCGAAATATATCATTTGACAAAATGGAAATAGGCGCTATTTGAAGGTAAGTCCCAGTCAAAAATAGAATGATGATGAGATATTACCAACAACAGTAGCGCTTCGAGTTTTAATCCACGTTACAATAACTTAACTCCAAAAAATCAAAGCTAATTTTTTCTTATAAAAGCAGATAAGGCATCCAGCTCATCGCCTGAATACCCTCCTATTCCTTGAATAGAATATCCTGTAGGTGCATCGAAAACAAAATACCTACCACTTTGAGTGCCATACCAAGGCGAAATTTTTAAATTTGTGTGAAACCTTAAACCAAATATCCTATTGCTTCTCCTTCTATTATAAAACCCTTCAATTTTTTTTATATACTCAGTTGGTCCTAATGAAAAAAAACTTAATGATCCTCTATTCCCTCCATGTTTATTTTTAAAAAATGTATTGCCAAAATCATCTAATACTTTTAATTGTATTGCATCTATTCTATTGCCATAACGAATGTTAATGCCACATATTCGTTGGCTATCCGGTAATTTATCAACAAACTCCTTACCTAATAATCCACCAACAGGGCCAACGTTAAAGCTCGATGAGTGAGAGTAATTTGCAAATAATATTAAAGATAATATGATTACTTGAACTAAACTGAAACTCTTCATATATAACCTCTTTATATCAATTTTGAAATCCAAATATTGTTTATATCGTTTAAAAAATGATACATAAAAAACTGAATTTTTATAAAAACATATGTGCCAAAAAATTGGACTTAATTTCAATTAAAAATATAAGTCACTCTATATGAAGCTCTATTAATCACTGATTCTTATATTATTGCTGATGGTTAGCCCAGGTACATTTACGCTTGATTCTCTAACTTGTCTTTAAATAGCAGATGATGATGAAAATTTATTCCAGTAATTTTAAATGAGAGTATCATAGTGGAAAACGCAACCTTTTATTTGTTTGCCTTAAACCCGAGCTTGATCCACTGATCATCCCAAAGTTTGGGTGTATCCGCACCTAGAGTAAAGAGCGTCACCCCCTCGGATATATTTTCATCAAGAATCGCCTGAATAATATCGGGTGCCAATACATTAAGATTTAAGATACGACTGACGTAACTATTATCCACACCCTCTTTGTTGGCTAACTCTTTTATAGACCCATAGGTGCCGCTGTTTAGCTTTTGCTCCCATTCATAAGCCCTTGCTAGCGCTAACTGGAGCGGCGTGGGCTGGCTATCCCAGGGGCGGTAGTTGCTATCTGTGTTACCGGGTAGTGTAATAATTTTACGGCCACTGCGCACTTTAGGTTTTAACGGTATTTTTATAGAGAGGGAACCGTTGCTACTTTCAATTATATGAGACATAGGTGTTGTTTGATTATCCATTGACCACTTTCTTTTTAGAGGTTTTCGGGGTTATTTCTTGTGCCAGTTGTTCGAGTCCATTTTTTCTTAGTCGTAGATCCATGGCATTGGGGGTGATAATAATTTTTTCAATCATTAGATGAATCAATCGCGCTTGCTCATCAGGAAAGAGTTGCTCCCATAAGGTTGTCATTTTTGTCAGCGCGACTGCTACCATGGCTTCGTCTAATTCATCATCGTGAACCTGAGCGATAGTGGTCACCTCCTTGACGATCTCTGACGACTTTAATAGTGTCATGACTTGTGTTGTCACAGCCGTTTCTAGTTCACTGGCTGGAAACCGGGTTAAATCGGAAGTGCCAGCCCCTTCTTTCGCGTCACGTATACTGAGATAATAACGATAGCGTTTACCATTTTTGTGCCGACTATTGGCAAATGAAGTAGTGAGGGCACGACCTTCTGCATCAAATAGCAATCCCTTTAACAAAAAGGGAACCTTAGCACGCGTATTGTTACCTTTGGCCTTATAGCTGTCGGCGAGCTTTTTATGGACGGCTTCCCAGAGTGTCTTATCGATAATGGCATCGTGCTTACCTTCATACCATTGGCCCTTGTGTCCAATCTCACCCAAGTACGTTCGATTCTGAAAAAGCTTGTAAATAAAGCCTTTATCGATGAGTTTCCCAGGACGGTGTTTATTATCCTTCGTTGTCCACGATTTTGTTGTTATCCCATCGAGGCGTAATTCTTTTACCAGTTGTGTGGCTGATCCTATCTCTAAAAAGCGAGAAAATATGTGGCGGACTGTCTTAGCCTCATTGCTGTTAACCACTAATAGCCTATCTTTAACGTCATAGCCGAGCGGTGGAATACCTCCCATCCATAAGCCTTTTCTTTTACTCGAGGCCACTTTATCTCGTATGCGCTCTGCCGTGACCTCACGCTCAAATTGCGCAAAGGATAATAAGATATTTAACATTAGACGCCCCATGGAGCTAGTCGTGTTAAATTCCTGCGTCACAGAAACAAAGGATACGTTCATGCGCTCAAATATCGCCACAAGCTGCGAAAAGTCATGGAGGCTTCTGGTCAGGCGATCTATTTTATATACCACTACCGTATCAATTTTATTTTCTTCAATATCTTTCATTAAGCGTTTTAGGGCAGGGCGTTCCAGTGTCCCACCAGAATAGGCGGCATCATCATAGTCATCGTTCACTGAAATCCAGCCTTCACTTCTGTGCGCAGCAATATACGCGTGTCCGGCATCTTTTTGAGCATCAATAGAGTTGTAATCTTGGTCGAGTCCTTCTTCGTGGGATTTTCGTGTATAGACAGCACATCGGCGTTTAGGTATAACATGTTTGCTCATCTATTTTTCTTTCCCTCACTTTTTCTTTTTCGATGGGGTGTTAGGCTTACGCAAACCAAAAAACGTAGGCCCAGACCAATGTGTACCGGTAATCTCTTTCGCAATTTTGGATAAACTTTTGTAAAGACGTTTTTGAAATTCAAACTGTCCATCTGATAGAACAATCACTTCGTATTCCACATCGTTGTAAAGCCGCTTCAAAATGGTGCCCGGTACTGGAATATAGGTGCCTTGTTTATTTTTGCTTTTGTTGGGTGCGTATGTTTGGCTAATCTCCCTGATACGTTGTGTATTTTTAGCGACTATTTTCTTATCTTCAGCAGTTAACGCGTTAACTTGTAATGCATAAGCCAGACGTCGTTCAATATAGCTTCGTGCTCGCACTGGGGGTGGTGTCGGGTTGAATTTCTGCCACATGACTAACAGTTCTTTCATTGTCATACTTTCAAACTGCATGATCTGCGTCAGTGTAGAAGGGGGTGTTTCTGTTATCGGCATGGCTGTCCTTTGTATGTTGATAATAGGTTTTCCATGTACGCTCAGGTAGGCAGACGAAGCAAGCTGTTAGTTAGTCTTCGCTATATTTTGGCGTTTAAAGCTTTTTTGTCTGCATGAATCCGCTTGTCTTTTTGATATAATGCTTGAAATCGTTTACGTATTAATCCATTTGATAGTATTTCAGCAATTTCTTTTATCCGCTCTTCGGCTGTCATGTCATGAGCTAATCGCTTGTTGTTTGTCACTTGTGAGGAACCTTTGTTATTAACAGATGTTCTTATTGTAGAAAATAAATGAAGGGGGATGCGATAGGACAATTAGTAACTCTTTGTATTGCACTATAAGAACATATAACTGCTGGTAAGAGAAAGTAATTCTAGGGAGGTTTTTTTAAAGCTTTTATTTTTCCATTGTTAATTATAAATAAACTTAACAAGTGAAATAAAAGCGATTTGGCTTTGATCCTTATTATTTATTTTTTGTTTGCATAATACTGATATCACGTCGTGGTAGCTTTTCAGTAGTTGGTTTTTAAATTTTTACGCTTTATTAGATTCGTTTTTTTACCATGGACGATAGTATGCCTATGTCTCTTGATCCGTGTACGCGTTTGTTACATGCTGTTAACACCGATACTTATCATTCACTTATCCATTCTAAAATAGCCGCTGCCTCTCATGATACTCAAGGCGGTGTGAATACCGCGAATATGTGGGCAGACTCGATTTTTTTAGTGGCTCAAAGCATTAGGCGCTTTGATCTTACCTCAGTAAATTCTGCGATGTCTTACGGAGAACGGCAGACATTTTATTCTATCGACAACGAACATGAGCAAAGCCTTTGGCTCTATGTACACCATCAACAGCTGTTTCATGAAGTCGTCGCTGTATTGTTAGCAGAGGATCATCTTTCTGACCCTAATACCACGGTATTTCAGTTGCCGCCATTGCTGACTCTAAACGAGGGCCAGCATCCGCTCGTACATTATAAACGCAATTTAGCGGGTATGCTGAGATACCCTGAAGAAGATATTGATATAAAAGTCGTCAAGCGCTTACTCTCAGAGTATTCTTATAATTTTAAAATTCTTGTGTACCTTAATCGCTTACCCAAAGCCAATGACTATCCCATTGATGGGCGCACGGCATTACTTTCTAAATCATGGTCGAAAGCCGTCAGTATCGTCTACGATCCTAGAACAGGGATAACGGATGTGACGGCCAGTACGCTATATACACGTAAAATGAATACGGTATTTTTTGCCCGTTATCTTCTAAATATTAGCGACGTAGGAAAAATACAATACCCTAAGCCCTATCGTTATCAATTGTTGACGGGTAACTCTCACCAAGCGTCGGTGGATAGTCAGGCACTATTTCAGGTTAATCACGTACAACCCCCCCTTAAACTTCACTACGTTACATCAGACGCCTCTTATCTCCCCGTGCACTATGATGTAGCGAGACGTATCTTAAAAATAAAAGGGAAGCCAGATTGGTATATTACTGGCGAGCGTCGTTCCTTAGCTGTTCAGCATATGTATGAACAAGCTAAAAAGGGACGTTGGGAGCTGCCAGCGAAAGAAATACTTGAGTACACTAAAATACCAGGACAGAAAGGTGGGGCTAGGAGGATACAATCTTTATTTAGTAGCTCTTCAGATTGGCGAGATTATATTGTTAGTCCTAAGCGTGGTTTTTATAGTTTCAATATCACGTTGTAATTTTTTCAGTTCCCTTTCTTTGTTCAAAAAGGTTTCATTTTTCCAGTGAAATCTTTTTTTTGAAAAAAAATTGTGTCCGAGTACATCGCGAGTACAAACGCGAGTACAAAGCCCACTAGACGCGAGTACAAACGCTTCTTCATAATATCTTCTGAATACGTTAGGAGATTTTATGACATTAGCCTCACATCTTAATCAAGAACAACTTGCCCTTCGTTGGAATTTAAGTGAAAGCACGATCGCTAATTGGCGCTCAAAAGGTATTGGCCCTGCCTTTTTAAAATTACATAACCGTGTGGTATATCGCGAAGAAGATATTATCGCGTATGAAGCACAGTCTTTGCGTAAAAGTACCGGTGAAAAAGCTCAGGAGGTGCGTGCATAATGTTTCCTCTTATCACAGCAGAACAACGGCGATCACAGAACCGAGGTATTAAAGGTTGTATTTTCGGTAAAAGTGGTATCGGTAAAACGTCTTTACTGTTAACGCTCCCGACATCGTCGACATTATTTTTTGATATCGAAGCCGGTGATCTCGCCGTGGAGGATTGGAATGGTGATACCTTTAGGCCCAAGACATGGCAAGAGTGCCGAGATTTTGCTGTGTTTATTGGTGGGCCTAATTACGCGCTGCGTGACGAACAATCCTATAGCGAAGCGCACTTTAATGCTGTGTGTAAAAAGTATGGTAACCCTGAACAATTAAATACCTACGATATTATTTTTATTGATTCTATTACTGTTGCCGGTCGTTTGTGTTTTCAGTGGTGTAAAGGCCAGCCACAAGCGTTTAGTGAGCGCACAGGCAAACCCGATACTCGTGGCGCCTATGGCTTACATGGGCAAGAAATGATTGCGTGGTTAACGCACCTACAACATACACGCAATAAAAGTGTCTGGTTTGTTGGAATACTCGATGAAAAGGTGGATGAATTTAATCGCCGTGTTTTTGAGCCACAAATCGAAGGGTCTAAAACCGGATTAGAATTGCCTGGGATTGTCGATCAGGTCATTACTATGGCAGACCTGCCTTCAGAAGATGGCACCCCCTATCGTGCCTTTATTAATCATACATTAAATCCTTATGGTTATCCGGCGAAGGATAGAAGTCGCAAATTAGATGTCATTGAAGAGCCACATTTGGGTCGTCTCATGGAAAAAATAAAACGGCCTTCAGACATGATGGTTCACCATCTCGACTACGGTCTTAGAGAGCCTTTACAAACAGACACGCAACCACCGTTACAATCTAAAAATACACGCAACACCACACACGACAACACCACACACTAATTTATTGAAGGAACAGATTATTTGATGAATACGAACTGGACAAACTTTAATGATGCCGACGATCAAGTGGACTTTGACATTATTCCCAAAGGCACCTTAGCCAAAGTGAGAATCGCCATAAAACCCGGCGGTTATGATAATCCTGACATGGGTTGGACGGGCGGCTATGCCACACTGAGCGAAGATACGGGCGCCGTATATTTAAATTGTGAATTTATTATTTTAGAAGGTGAATATGCTCGCCGAAAAATTTGGTCGCTCGTGGGGTTGCATAGTCCGAAAGGCGAAAAATGGTCGCAGATGGGACGCGCCTTTGTGAAAGCGATCTTATGCTCTGCCCGTGGAATAAAGAAAGACGATTTCTCAAATCATGCGATGCAAGCACTTTCCATTACGGGTTTTGCGGACTTAGACGGTCTTGAGTTTGTGGCGAAAATTGGTATTGATAAGGGAGATAAAAATAATGAGCCGCGTAATATTATTCATGTGGCAGTGACGCCAGAGAATAAACACTACGCTTCAATCATGGGGAATGTGCCAGTTACTTTCTCTATGCCTCAGCACAATACTATGCCGGTGAATACATCTCACGTAGGTTATGGTCAGCAGCAAACACTACAGGAGCAACAACACGTATCATCGCACACGAACGCTCTACCACAACACCATACTACTGTACCGCCACAAGTGATGAGTCAGCAAAAGACGACAACATCCACAGGCCGTCCTCCTTGGGCAGGTTAATCACCTAACACACGACGGATTTTAATCATGTTACTAAGACCTCGACAAACCACGTTTGTCGAGCGGAGCCTTGCTGCGCTCGATAAATACAAAAATACGTTGGGTGTGGCACCTACGGGGTGTCATGCACCAGGCACATTACTGTTAATGTATAACGGCACAATAAAGCCAGTCGAAGACATTCAGGTTGGCGATACCCTCATGGGACCCGATAGCCGCCCTCGTCATGTCCAACGTTTATATCAGGGAACCGATAGGATGTATGAGATACGTCCATCAAAAGGCGAACCGTTTACTGTCAATAAAGATCATATTCTTTCGTTAGTCAAAACTGGGAACGTTATCCCCGATAATAAACGAGCGGATAATGTTACTAATAATATTGTAAACATTAGTGTGAGCGCTTATCTGGAACAAAGCACCAATTTTAAACGTGAACACAAACTTTACCGAACAGCAATTGATTTTCCTCAACAAGAAGCACCTTCTGTCGATCCGTATTTATTCGGGTTATTGTTAGGTGACAAACACTTAATGCATTGTCCACCGCTGATTCCACACCACTATAAAACGGGATCAAGAGAAACGCGTGAAGCACTGCTATCAGGATTACTTGACTCTGACGGTCATAAAAATAGCTATGCACAAAATATCATGGCGTTTTCTACAGCATCGAAAGAACTCGTTGACGATGTGGCGTTTATTGCGCGTAGTTTAGGGTTATATCCATTGTCTAAGTCCAAAACCGTCAATGGGATGAGGTACTATGGTTTGATGATATCCAAAAGTACCCATAAGGAGAATGTCTTACACACAGGCTTTGCCGTACACAAAGTGGGGTTGGGTGATTACTATGGTTTTTCTGTTGATCAGGATCACCTATATATAATGGGTGATTTCACTGTCACTCATAACAGCGGTAAAACGATCATGCTATCGGGGGTGGTTGGGCAGTGGGCTAAAAAAAATCAAGGCGCTAAAGCGTGCGTGCTGGCTCATCGCGATGAATTAACCCAGCAAAATAATGCCAAATTCTTACGTGTGAATCCGACGCTCACAACCTCCGTATTTGATGCGAACGAAAAATCCTGGCAAGGCGATACCACTTTCTCCATGGTTCAAACGCTATCAAGAGAAAGTAATCTTCAGCAAATACCCGCATTGGATTTATTGGTCATCGATGAGGCTCATCATGCGGCAGCAGACAGTTATCAAAAAATCATTGATGCGGCACGTAAGAAGAATCCCGAGCTTGCCTTGTATGGTGTGACCGCCACCCCCAACCGTGGCGATAAAAAAGGACTCGTGGAGACGTTTTCTAATGTGGCCGATCAAATTACGTTAGGTGAATTAATTCAGGCAGGCCATCTTGTGAAGCCTGTTACTTATGTGATTGATGTGGGTACGCAAGGTGAATTGTCCCAAGTGAAAAAAACGGCCAATGATTTTGACATGAATGCCGTTAACGCCATCATGAATAAAACATTAATTAATGAGTCTGTTCTAAAACATTGGAAAGAAAAATCGTCAGACAGGCCTACGATTATTTTTTGTTCCACCGTCAGCCACGCTAAGAATGTGGCGTCAACGTTTCAAAAAGGAGGTGTTAATACAGAAGTTATTTATGGGGGCTTAACCAAAGAGGAACGCAAAGAAAGGCTCGAACGCTACGAGTCAGGGGAATCTCAAGTGGTGGTTAATGTGGATGTCTTAACCGAAGGCTATGATTACACCCCCACCAGTTGTGTGGTGCTATTACGCCCGAACAGTTATCAAGGCACCATGATTCAAATGGTGGGTCGAGGACTCCGCACGGTCGATCCCAATGAGTACCCTAACATTATCAAAACAGATTGCATTATCTTGGACTTTGGGACTAGCTCGCTTATTCATGGCAAGCTTGAACAAGAAGTCAACTTGGAAGGCGAGGGGGTGGGTGAGGATGCCCCTCAAAAGTCGTGCCCTGAGTGTGATGCTGCTATACCTGCGGGGTGTCGACTGTGTCCCTTATGTGGCTATTCCTTCAATGTTCCCGTTGGTAGCGCTGCCGCCGCTAATGATAGCCGTGCAGAGTTAAGTGACTTTGTCATGACAGAGGTCGACTTACTTTCACGCTCTAGTTTTAAATGGGTGGATCTTTACCACGATAGTACAGCCATGATGGCCACAGGGTTTGCTGCGTGGGCAGGCGCCTTTTATTTATATGGCCATTGGTATGCGGTAGCGGGTGCTCGACAACAACACACACGACTGCTGTCCGTTGGCGAGAGAACGTTATGTATCGCTGCGTGTGACGACTGGCTTAATCTTAACGAAACCGAAGGGGGGGCTGAAAAATCTCGTCAATGGCTCAATGAAACCGCGACACCACAACAGCTCAAGTATTTACCGGCAACGTACACCTATAACTTCAGCTTAACGCGTTATCACGCCAGTTGTTTAATTGCGTTTAATTTTAATAAAAACGATATTCAACGCATTATTTTTACTGCCGCTAAGCAAAAAGAGCAGGTGGTGTAGTTGTCCTATTGCTGCGCTATTTGCTACGCCCGATCGCGTGGGTTTGGTTGGTCAAATCCACAGAATCATCACACCAATACTACGCGTTATCCAGAGGAGAAAAACCAGCAAAAAAAACACTTACGCTTTTGTTCAAAGCGTTGCCAAGATATTCATTACTACTACTTTACACAAGGCATCATCGTGACAGAAAGTGAAAAAAACGACTTTGAAAAAATAGCAAGAGAAGCTGTTATTAATCCACTTGCTACCTACGTGTGTAACGTTGGTTCAGAGAAAGCATTGTTCGACTATACCAAAGAAGAAATACACGGGCTGATACATACGATTATTCATAACTACACCACACGATTACAGAATTTATATTCTGATGACATTCCATTCTAAATGAGACTTAAGGAGCACACATTTTATTATGACCATTAATAACTTTTTAGATTTTAGTTCGGCGAATGACCAAATCGATCCGGATGAGCAAGACACACAACTCTCGACTCATGAGGTCAAGTCACGTTTACTGGATCAATTGCCTCATGTGTTGAACTATTTATTCCCTGAAGGTAAAGAGAAACAAAAACAATTTATTGTCGGCGATATTGACGGTAACAAAGGCAAAAGCCTTGTCATCGAGCTGCACGGAAGTAAAGCAGGCGTATGGCATGACTTCGCTACTAACGAGAGCGGTGATATCTTTGATTTATGGGCGCATCATAAAGGCTTTGATATTCGTCGGGATTTTTCACGTGTCATTGAATCCGTGTCACAGTGGTTGGGTACTGCACCGGTATCCCCCTCACCAATACCTAAAAGAAAAAAAGTGCCCCCAATGGATGACTTAGGTCCAGTAACAGCGAAATGGGATTACCATGATAGTGAGGGTAATTTAATTGCTTGCGTCTACCGCTACGATCCCCCTGGCGGGAAAGAGTTTAGACCTTGGGATGTTAAAGCTCGCAAGCAGCAAGCCCCCAAAATAAGACCGCTCTACCAACAGCCTGCCATAGCGATAAATAACACTATTATTTTTGTGGAAGGTGAAAAGTGTGCGGATGCCTTATCCGCTACCGGTAATATTGCAACAACAGCGATGGGAGGGGCGAATACATTAGTGGATAAGACGGACTGGTCACCACTAAAAAATAAACACGTCATGATATGGCCAGATAACGATGAGCCAGGACGCACCTATGCTAACAATGCGGCACGTGCTATAGCTGCTGTAGGGGCGCTTTCAGTAAGTATTTTGGACATCCCTAAAGACAAACCGGAAAAGTGGGATGTGGCAGACGCTATTGATGACGGTGTCGACGTTAACGAGTTTATTAAAAATACGTCTAAAACAAACATAGACGTGCCTGAGCCTATGCGGGCCTACACACTCACAGAAATTCTGGCAGATGACACACCTATCCCCGATGATTTAATTGAGCCTCGCGTACTCACCCCCGGCGGTATGATGGTGTTAGGGGGTGCTCCCAAGGTGGGTAAATCCGATTTTATTTTATCGTTGTTAATGCATATGGCTGCAGGCGAGCCTTTTATCGGACTGAAGCCAACAAAACGATTACGTATATTTTATTTACAAGCGGAGGTGCAATACCACTATTTGCGAGAGCGTATTAAAAATATGAATATGAAAGAACTCATGCTTTGGCGTGCCTCTGATAATTTATTTATCACTCCAGAATTAGATTTTATTTTAAATGATGAGGGGATGCTTGAAGTTAAAAAAATGTTGCGAAAAGCCTCAGAAAAGGAACCTATCGACGTTATTGTGATCGATCCTTTGCGTAATGTTTTTGATGGGGGTGAAGAGGGCGCAGGTGAAAATGACAATAATGCCATGCTGTATTTTTTAAAAGAGCGTGTTAAAAAATTACGCAATGAAATCAATCCAAAAGCGGGGGTGATTATCATCCATCACACCAAGAAAATACAAAAACGTCAGCTTATTGAAGATCCTTTTTTATCGTTCTCAGGAGCCAGTAGTTTACGCGGGTATTATTCCACGGGTGCACTGTTATATAAACCTTATGAAGATCGTTCTGAACGAGCACTGACCTTTGAATTACGTAATGGCCCGGCTATCGCAGATAAATATATCGACAAAAAAAATGGACAATGGGTAGAAATAGATCCAGAAAGTGAACGTCTTATTAATCAAGATTATGGTGAAAAACTTGATGCGGAACGGCGCCGTAAAGGTGATCAAATTTTACAACTACTCTACGATGAAGCGTTACAAGGCCGTGCCTATACTATCGCTCAATTTGCTGAAAAATTTGAAGGCACTGAAGGTTTAGGAGGGAATAGAACTATTGTTGAGCGTCTCAATGTCCATGCAACAAAAGGAGATATTAAGTTTTTTAAAGACTCAGATAAATACGGGTTAAGAAAACCTATCGGAAGTAAGTTTGGTTATGTGTGTATCGAAGAGATGCAACTACCCAAAAAAGTCGCCCGCGATGATGCCGGTAAAGAGGTCGATGATGTGCTCTTTAGGGTTAAACCTACCCACTATAAATGTGCGCAATCAGGGGCTGTGTTACCGGTTGAAAACCCTGATATATGGGTGAGATCTGAAGATAAAAAAGATGAAAAATGCGACTAAAAATTCATTTGCATACTTAAGAGGTTTTCTAGTTTTTTTTGCGAACTACATTCCTCTTGTTGACATATTTACTAATAAAATCAGTAGCTTATAAAAAATATCGAACTTTTACATTCCTTCGGTTTAAAAAGTCTTGCGCACCTGCTTCTAGCCTTAGTGCTGCGTGACTTTTTGAGCTTTTTTAAGGATGTAACACAGACTATATCCCCTACGGGTATATTAACCCTACTTAGTGAACTAGTAGGGTTAATATCACCTCGTCGGATAGGTTTTTTTTCACGGCGGAGATGAGACGATGATACATGAATTTAATATGCCCCCTCGACCAGGAATGATCTTGATGTATGACGGACAGGCCTATGAGTTCAAAAGGGTAGAATTTTATACACGAAAATCCAATGGGAGGGAGACGATGTTATTGGTGTGGGATAGTCGGTGTCCTGAATGCGGTGCATCATTTCAAACAGCCACACCATTTAAAATTAGGTCGTTAACACGTCGGTGCGAAAAACACCGGGCACGAGGAAAACGTATTGCCCCTAAAAAAACCGTCACGCAAAGGAGAAAAAAATAATGGATAATTTAAACGTATTATCACTGGATCTAGGAACAACGACTGGATGGGCGATGAGATCAAAAGAATTAATTATCAGCGGCATCGCTAATTTCAAGCATAGTCGTTACGACGGGGGTGGGATGCGATTTTTAAAATTTAATGCTTGGCTACGAGATTTACATACATCCATCGATGGCATAGACGTAATTTATTTCGAGGAGGTTAGGCGGCACATAGGGACAGACGCAGCGCATGTGTACGGCGGATTTTTAGCAACACTTACCGCGTTTGGTGAGCAGGAAAATATTCCTTACCAAGGTGTGCCTGTTGGTACGATTAAAAAACATATCACGGGCAAAGGTAATGCGAGCAAACAGGCTATGATCGATTCGGTGAGACGTTTAGGCTATGAACCTGCTGACGATAACGAGGCAGATGCGCTAGGACTGCTCATGTGGGCGCAGGATCAACAAACTGGGAGACACTAATGCATCGGCATAGCTGGGATAATAAAACCGTAGCACGGCGTTTTGAGGAGTGTGTTAGCGTGTTAAGCAAGTTACCAGGAAATATATCACTGGGCCATAGAAATTATTGGCCTGAAATTAAATACACACCACGAGAAATTGCTCGGATGGAAAAAACAAAACAATACACGATATTACAACCACTCCCCGATGCCATTGATCGCGCTGAAGAAACCTTAGCTTGGATTACGTTAGTCGATCAGCCAGAGCGGCGTAAATTAATTTGGCTTAGAGCACAGCGCATGTCATGGCGAGCCATTGCGCGAGAGGTGGGCTATCCGAAAACAACGGCACAGCGTTATTGGAATGAAGCGCTTAGTACAATTAGTGATAATTTAGAAGTACCGGTAAGTGGCGGTAATTCCCGGTAAGAAGTCTTAAAAAACGGGTGGGACAAATTCCGCGTTTGGGCGTATAGTTTGCCCTATCCTGAGACAAGTACCAACCAATACGGTACGTAATATTTATTTAACAAATTATTAAACCGCAGTTGAGACTATCGCTGCGGTTTTTTTATGCCTGAAAAAATAACGGATGGTGTAATTAAGTATTACCAAGCGTCACAACAGCTATTCGAATCCTTAAACCTGATAGTATAAACTTGGTTCTAAGTTCAGACTATTCGATACCAAATTATTGATTTTTAAGTCTATATTTTCCTAAGCACTAAGATATTACTGTGATAATTATCGATTTTTAAAAAGTGAACCAAATTGTTTAAATCGATACTATAACGATACAAAGCTATTAAATTTAATTAATTTATCTATGATGAAATCTTTTAGGAAACATATATGACACTACATACTCCAGCCTTTGCTGGTTCTTACGCTATGAATCCTCTTTCAAACAGCTTCGGTATCGCAAGAGAAAACAGAGATGAAAGACAACCAAGCTTTTTCGTAGGCGCTCGTGCTACTGCCCCGGCGATATTAGATGCGAGAAATCATAGTCCAGTTCAACAACAAACAAGTCTTCTAGATGCCAGAAGTTCCGTAATGCCACATGAGTCAGCAAGCTTGTTAGACCATGAGTCGACACATATAAACGGAAAGGATATTATTTTTGTTGGTAGAGATAATTCCTTAAGTGCGTTAAGAGCACAGCATAAAAATCAGATAGATTCAGCAATAAGACATGCAGGTGTGACTAGCACTTTAATAACTGATGCTTTTAATAGCTATGATGATCGTACTGCTAAAATGCGTCTTAATACATTAAAGAACGAGATTAGGCAGATTGATAGCATTCCAAGAGAAGCTATGACGAGCAAACAGAAAGATAAGCTTGAAACCCTTAAACTAAAGAGAGATAACATGCAAAGAGCTTTAGATTAGCTTTATAAAAATATTTACCTAGAGTCTTTTATTAGACCCCAGTCGAGACTATCGCTGCGATTTTTTATGTCTTGAAAACTGCTCATGTGAGGGATTTAAAATGTTAGCGACCTAAGCAGTAGGGTAGCTTAGGTCAAGGCGATTAAATTATTTAACCCACGTTATACTGGCACTTTCCAGGCTTCAGCGGGGTGATAAATTCGGACTTACGGGGTAATCTAGTTAATCACACACAGGGGTCTTCCTCATGATTAAACAAACATTTTTCACGTTATTAATTTTATTCTTTATCGCGGTGATTGGAGGAGCGGGATTTATTATTTACGATGGGATTAAACATATGTAACATTTGTGTTTAGTGGAATATTTTTCTCGCGTTATTTTTTACTGTCATTTATTGATTATTCTCTTACATTAATATTAGCTTTGAAAAAAAATTAATTTGATTGAAACTTTTATTAATTAACACAGTCTTATTTGTAAACCAGCTCATAACACTTAAAAAACTTCGCCGAACGTCTGCGATCTCCTTCGAAAATATCAAAAAGGTACTTGGTGGAGATAAGCGCCAAGCGGGCCTCCACACCGCCGAATTCCGCTAGCGATAGATGTTGTTAAGTGGTTCGCAGTTCGCAGGTTCGCACTCTTACATTCAAGTTCGCACCCTTTGCATTACATGATCCTTTCATTCGCTTTTGTTTCGTATTTTTTTATATCTTTGTTTTTTCCTGTTTTTATTATTTTACTAAGGTTTGTATATGGCGCACATCGCTGTAGATTCGGTGGTGCACCGGCCACTCAAAAAACTTATTCCCTATGCCCGTAACGCTCGCACTCATGACGATACCCAAGTCTCTCAAATCGCTGCCAGTATTGTCGAGTTTGGTTTTGTTAATCCTATCCTAGTCTCGAGTGACGGAACGATTATCGCAGGCCATGGCCGCCTACTAGCCGCACAACAATTACAACTTGAAAAAGCCCCTGTGATTATTCTAGATCATCTAACAGAATCACAGAGACGGGCGCTGGTTATTGCAGATAATAAACTCGCAGAAAACGCTGGATGGAACGACGAACTACTTGCCTTGGAACTTGATGATTTAAAAGACCTAGGGTTTAATCTCGATATCATTGGCTTTTCGGATGACGAGCTAGATGAATTACTGGATTTTGATAGCGCATCGGATAGCCAGGGTAACGAGGATGAGGTGCCTGAGCCAGAAGAAAGTGTGATCAGTCAAGTCGGTGATATATGGTTGCTAGGCGATCATAAATTATTATGTGGAGATGCCACTAGCCGTGAGGATATTAATACGCTACTGGGGGATGAGTTGGTCGATATGACCTTTACCGATCCGCCTTATAATGTGGATTATGGGAGCAACCAGCGCGATAAAATACGCTTTAATAGTCGCCCTATACTCAATGATAATCTAGGCGAGGGCTTTTACACATTTTTAAAAGACGCGCTAACGCATATCCTCGATAAAACTAAAGGCGCGTGTTATATCTGTATGTCCTCCAGCGAGCTGGATACCTTACAAAAGGCATTTCGCGATGCCGGTGGCCGTTGGTCGACATTTATTATTTGGGCGAAAAATCATTTTACATTAGGCCATTCCGATTATCAGCGGCAATACGAATCGATTCTCTATGGATGGAAACAGGGCAGCGACCACTTCTGGTGCGGTGATAGAAATCAAACCGATCTATGGTTTTTTAATAAGCCTAATAAGAGTGACTTACATCCTACGATGAAGCCGGTCGAGCTTGTGGAGAAAGCAATAAGAAATTCCAGTAAAAGTCGGGATATTGTATTAGACCCGTTTGGTGGCTCTGGCAGTACCTTAATTGCCTGTGAGAAAGCGAACCGCCGTGCAAGGCTAGTAGAGCTTGATCCTAAATATGTGGACGTTATTATTCGTCGTTGGCAAGAATATTCAGGGGGGGAAGCGACAAGGCTGTTGGATTCTCTTACCTTTAACAGCCTGGAGGTAACATCGGCTTAACCTCTAGGGTGAGGTTAGCCGTGTGCAAATACGGAGGGCTTCCTTATCCCAGTCATTATTGTTGTAGTCGATGCGCTGTGTGATGACTTCGCTTAAAAAGTCTCGAATGATGGGGCGTATATCAAAATCACCCTCCAATGCTTCGAGAAGATCGTATAAATCATCGTCGCCGATAATGTCGACTAAATGATGAGTCGCTTGGTTGCACGGTATTGGCTTTTTCATCAATACTTGCAAGTCGTTTGCGATTTTTTTTGTTTTAGGTAATGCCCATGTGCCCATTTTAATTTCCTCGCTTGATGTGTTTCTGTAGGGACATTAACGCTCGTTTCGACGACTACATCAAGTCATTGGTGCATATATTTTATCGGAAGCTGAAACTATTTTATAATAGGAAGAATGTTTATTATTATACTTAGAAAAAATTTTTATTTTTATCTCGGTACATAAGAAGTATCTGATAATTGTGACTATCCCGCCATTGTGAATTAACATGTGACAAAAGTAATAGTTTAGAGGGGGGCACATTATATGTATTTATAATTTATTCTATAAAAACCGTTCTATTAGTAATAGTTGTTGTGACATTATTTTATTCTCATAGTGTAAATTGCATTAAAAAAAGCAAACTGTTTGAATCTATATCCTACAAAGGTTTGTAATTTTTAAGATATGTAAGAGTTTCTATGACAATACCATCTGCATCTATTCACTTAAGAACCCCGAATTTCACGCACACAGAAGATTCAAAGAAAACAAATCTTTCGAATGCACTTACGCTTAGTCACGTAAGGCATTCAGAGCCTATTTATAGAGCACCCACTTTAAATCTAGCTATGCCTGCCAATATTTTTAGTGCCGGGCCAAAGCTCAAAGCTTTTGACCACATGTCTCCAGTGGGATTAAATATTGCTCAACAGATAAAAGGCGGTAAATTAAAAGAAGTATCTCAAGAGATTATTGATATTCGTGGTAGGGTTGAAGACTTTAAGCTTTTCCAACATGGATTTGAATTTAGGCAGCTACCAAGTAGGCTTCATGACCTGATACGATCTATTCGAGATGGAAAGCATAGTGAAGGCGACATGGATAAGTTAAAACACGAGATAACAAAACTCACGGAAAAATATCTAGATGATTTAGGCGAGGATGTTATCGCTGTTCCTCTCGGGATGGTATCTCGTTCTAGTAAACCAAGAGGCCCATCAGGAAAAGCTGATGTTGTCGGTGGAGTTAAAAAAAGAAAACCTTCAGTTATCCCTCATGTCGACTTTACGTTAGAAAGAAAAGCCGACGTTAAACAGGTTTTTACAGCTTTCCATTCGAGTTGGGATAAAAATTTTGCAGATAAAATTGGTAAAAGTGACTATGAATTAGTTAAAATGATTAATGTCTGGACACTGCAGGATGAAGTAAATGAATCTAACCCATTATTTGTATATGATAATAATACTGTTAAAGATCAAGATGTGATGGGTGTGACAGCGTCTCGAAAATATAAAGATAAGTTTTTTCCTGCCGGAATTATTGATAAAAAAGAATCTAATAAAGCATATTGGTTATCCAATATGTCTATTGGTGATAGCATTATTTTCGACACAGGCAAAACACTCCATTCTTCTTTTCGTATCCCTGGGCAATCTGACTTAGCTTTTAGAAATAGTACAGATTTGAGAATAGCATTCGTGAAAAAAGTCGCTGATGGAGATGGAGTCAGAATTCTTGATAAATAAAAAATATTAAATATAAAACGCTGAAATTACGTTGTAATAAGACTATTGATTTACTATACGAAGGTGTGCCACATATTTTAAAATGTTGGCGCACTCATTTTCTCTACGTTGCGTTTCGTGTTTAAGTCCGGACATTGACGCTTTTGTGAGACACATCAAGTCAATGATGGATAAATATTGAGGTAGGAAGTGCTATTATATTTTTAATTATTTATTGATGGAGGCTAAATGTTAGCCTCCCAATATCTGTATCGTTAGATATCGTCCATTTCTTTAACGATGCTAGGTATATCAACACTACGATTCGCAATAGCATTGAGTGTATGAATATCAAAACAATCGAGCATTGCTGTCATCCTCTTAATTATTAACAAATGGGCTTGAGTTGCCCAATTGTTGGTATTAGCAATATATTCCGCTTTAAATACATCTGACCCGACAAAACCTTTTAACGTTACTTTAATTTCAGCTTTATGTTTATAGGTTTCATTGTATTGTTCTGCATTGTTAATATTTTTAAGGTCATCATCGGTAAAATAGTCAATATATTCTTTAAAATGTTTGCGGTCTTCTGGGTAAATAATCTCTAGTACTTTATTAGTAAGCGCTAATCGTAATTCAGTCATGGCAATAACTCCTTGAGTTGTTTTTTATGTTGTTACATTAACGCTCTCTTCGACGATTACATCAAGTCAATGATGTAGATTTTTAAACTTAGCTAAATAGCAAGCAGCGTGTGCCGCCAGAGATCATTAGCATAGATATAAATATGATGGACGTTAGCTTTAACACCTTCGTCTAGTGCAATGCCGATATCTTTATATGTGGTATTAGGGTGGTGGTTTTTGTGGCCAATCGTAAAAAGACGAATACTGTCGGCATATAGGGTATGAATATTGCCACCTTGGATAAGTTGATAGATGCTATCTAATGTGTTGTAGTGTTGATGCAAAATATCACCCAGGCCGCCCTTATGATTATTATTATGATGGTTATAAAAACAATAGACGGCGTGATAAGTGCTTTTGTTTTTTACTAGCAACATGGCTTTGCTTGTATCTATTTTTACCTCTGGATTTTTTGCTGTCATTATCGGAGTTCCTTTGGCGGATTGTAGGGTGTTGTGTTCCATTCAGGCGTCACTTACTGACAAGGTCAATTCAATAAAGCGCTGTTTTATATTTTTTTGGACAGGTTAATGACGGGGTAATATCTAATGCGTGTTGTCTTTTTTTAATGTGTATTTACGCGATCCATCGCTATCTCTAGAGGAAACAATAGTATGTCCTTTAGTTTTTAAAGTACTTATAGCGCCCCTTACGCTATGTTTCTGCCAAGAGGTAGCCTCGCATAAAGCCTCAAGCGTTGCCCCTTCCTTGGCGCTCACAAGCTGGAGAATAATATCATTCTTGCTCGTTTTGCTTTTCTCCCTAGGTGCAAGGCCAATAGCTTTAAATCCGTTGGCGTTAATAGTGTAGTCACCGTTCTTCTCGTCGATAAATTGTTTTTTGAGAAGGCTGTTAATAACACGCGACTCGATGCCTTTATTGATAGTGTTCGGCAGCGGATAAATCGAGCCTGTTTCTCTTTGTGCCGCGTTCGCTAAAATGGTGGTTTGTGTATTCGTGAGTTTTATCATAATGATTGTCTCGGTATTTACTGGATGATTTTTATTGGCGTCGTGGGGTAGTCGAGAGACTAAAAAATGTAGCCTCTCTTTTTATTTTTAACGTTTAGCTGTGTTTCCTGGCGCATATTCGCCTTCTTTAAATACTTTATCGGTAAGATGATTTAGTAATTCGGCATAATCGGTAATGTCGGTAACATGCCCCCAATGTATCTTGTTTTGGTTAACGTTAAAGAATTCATCGCTTTTCTGCTGCAGGCGTTGTAGCGCCTTATCAATCTGTTGCTTTTTAGCTATAAATTCTGCTGTTGGGCTTTTGGGGTCATCAGGGTTAAACATAATATTTTTCTATCTCGCTTATTGTGTATTTGTAGGAGCATTAACCCTTCGTTTGAGCGTTACATCAAGTGGTTTTTAGCTGATTTTTTAAGGTGTTTTTTATTTATTTGTTTATGAGTTTTTTGTTAAATACTGCTTGATTTTTTCTGCTATCTGAGCGATGGCCCTATTAATTATCGGAGCACCTTTATGGGAATCTCTATTCGTGCCTATGCCCGCCATCGGGGTATTTCTGATACGGCGGTACGTAAAGCTATCAAGGCTGGTCGTATTACAAAAGAAGGTGATGGTTCCATTGATGTGGAAAAAGCGGATAGAGAATGGCATATGAATACTGATACTACTTTTTCTCATCCGAACGAAGAAAGTTACCATAGCCAACAACAGCGTCCGGTATCTCAGGCAGCCGTAGATGCTGTTTATGAAACTTGA